AAGCCTGTGGACTGTCCTCTTGTGGATGACCGACCTCGTGTCCTAAAAAGCAATGGCAGGAAGAAGCAGGAAAAGAGAGGAGGTATTGGTATCTCCGAAGCCGCTAAATCTTTAGTTTAGCGGTAGTTCACGTATTGTCCTTTCTACATACGTTTCCTTTTAGTATCTTTGCTAAAAATAAAAAATCTATGAAGAAAAGAAAATTGATTTGCACCATTGTAGGAATAATTTTAGGAGCTCCTTTAGGTTTGGTGATAGGGTATATATTAAGGAAGTACATACTGCTGTTACTGCAATAGTCAGTATGGTATGACTGTCTTTTATTATTGAAAGGATTTTTGATATGACTTCAAGTCTTTTCATCTTAATGTCTAACCGTTGGTTAGAGTGTATCTTTCTGATATATTTACTTATTCCTAAATTTATAGCTACCTCACCATTGGAAGACAAGCATATCCATGATTTTGAGCGATAAATAAGCTTATAGTCTTCTATCATTCGGCTTATCACAAAAGTACTTTCTAATTGATTGAAAGAATTATCTACACTCTCAAGTTTATCAAGAAGGTCACTTTCCCTTATATGTCCATTTGAATCTTTTAATACTAAAAGTATTTTTTCTGCTATAATGTTTTGCTTCTCATTCATATCTTAAAAAAAATCACATCTTCATGCCGTGCGCCCACAGAGAACCACTCTGAATCCGATTTTACGGATTACACGGCATGAAGATGTGACTTATAGTTCTTTATGGGCATTACAAATATACAATTTCTTTTTTATGATAATCTGTTTTGTGTGAAATTTAATTTTTCACAGAGTCAATTCAATAGATAGAAGTTTGTTCCCTATTTCAATGAGTGAAAGATTTATCATATTGATGTCTTCCTGTTTAAACGATGCTTTTGTAGAATTTTTTCGCATCCTGTTAAGATACCATGAGGTGCTTTTCTTCATCTTACCAATGTATATATAGGGCATTGAAACCATATCTGATACAGACTGAATCTGCTCAATTATTTCCTGCCTTACTGCAAGTGCATCTTTATCTTGCCCTGATGGGATATAAATCCTTGTGTTGATAAGCTTTTCTCCTATTTCACAAAATAATTCATTTAGTTTGTTTACGTCAGTTTGATTAAAGCCGCTTGACTTTGATGTGGTATTTTCATGATTTAACTTGTTATATATCCATCCGCTTGATTTTCCCAATGCGTCGGTTACATACTTTAGCTTCACCATTTCTGCTATCATAGGTAAAGCTTGCTTTACGGGTACTTTGATTTTTTCTGTTTCCATTGCGCTATCTTTCTTTTTTCGATACAAAAGTACATAATATTCTTTATACCTGCAAGCGTTTTTACATAAAAATAAGAGGTGCCCTTATGAGCACCTCTCTCTAATTGAAATTGGATTAAAAAGTTCTCCTACATCCTATTGTTATCATAAACATAGTGCATTCGCTTCATAATGGTTTCATTGGGTTTATCCTCTTGCATTTCATCCATAAATTCTTCAGGAGTACCACGAAATCCCTGACGGCGCATTCTTATATATATAGCCAGCATCTTATTCTCTATTTCTATAAGATCGAGAAGCGGTTCGTTAGTTAGATCTATGTCTTTCCAGCTTGTTCCGTAAACAGATAAGTCGAGAGGAACGCTCATTTTAAACTTTTTGTTTGTAGGATTCTCTACGGTAGCCTTTATCATTCTTTCTTCCCATTCCTGTGCCAGACGATCCTGATACAGGATATCAAGCTGGGAAAACTTATCAAAATCCATCCGTAACTCTTCAGAAGAAAAAATACCTTCTTCGGAGCTCTCGGGTATTCCACCCCAGCGCATAAAAAGATAATTGGCTTTACATACCTCAAATGGAGTGTATTTACTGAATAACCTCTTGGCATAAAGAGAAACCGAAGTGCTGAGAGTAATTTCTATCTTTGCACTGCCGGCCATGAAATCCATATAAGACAGCGTAGCTTTAAACTCTGGCTCTTCCATCAGTTCTTTTATCATTGCTGTTTCTTCACGTGCAATGTACCCGCATTTTATCCCGTCTGGCGTGTAAGCTGCAATGGCATTTTTATCAGAAGGATTTTCGGGTTCCGGAACGAGCCTTACGGATTCTCTTCTGAACACCGTGTTTTCAAAATCTTCATACTGCTTTTCGTTCAGACAATACTTGATGCCAGTAATCCGACTCTGGTAATGCACAATTTGAAAATTAGATTGTGAAGGAGCATAAATCAGCTGAGGTGATTCAGGTTCCACAGGAATTAATCTTGTCTTCATAATATCCATATTTATTACATGCTGCTAATATACTTCTTTTTTATCATTTTCTATATTCCGGAAACAAAAAAATCCCCTGCCGGAAATGCCAGACAGGGGATAAAATTGGAATGCGTCACTTTTCACTCCTCATACTCCTCGATAAGCTGATGCAGGCGGATCGGACTTACCGGTCCGTAAGCATGAAGGATATGCTGTTCCATCGTATTACTGCATTCCCGTTTCAGACAAACTTGTATTCCCTCTCCCAGAATTTTCTTCAGATCTTCTTCCACATGCTTTTCATTTCGGAAGTCCTCGTACTCGATATCTGCGATTTCAACCTGACGATATGTAAAAATATGGACACGATGCTTTACTTCCCCAAAATATTTATGGATCTGATCTTTGATACTTTTTAAATTAGTTTTCATTTTGCTTTCATTTTGAAAATTTATGTTTTCAGTATAAGATAAATTAGTAGGTAGAGCAACTGACGATTGCAAATTTATCTAAAAAAACGCACCGCTCTTCACAGAGGGGCGCGTCATAAACAAGAATCCAAGAAAACAACCTTATTCACCTGATATTTCCTCATTTTTATACGGAATATATTTCAATTTCCCTTCCTGATAGTAACCGACAATCATCGGAATGTATTCTTTCACCGGAGGATCATACAGCTGTTCAGTCTCCATGTCCCAGTATTTTTCACGCTTCAGGACGACGGAAAAGTTGATCCTGTCCTGATAACTGATCATACTCAGCCCGTGAAGCCCCCGATGATAGTTGATGAACCCGCGAAGGGTATCAAAATATGCAGCGTATTCCCTGGGACTGTACATGTGGCGGATATGTTCCTGTACATCCAGTTCCACAAACACATCCTTGATGTCAATCCCGATCAGTTTGACCTGTATCAGTTTATCTATCGCGTTGAATCGGGTAAGGTAAACTGAAACGTAATCTTTCTTCCTTCGACGGAACAAAGCTTTAATCAGTCGTTTTATCCTCATAGTGTATCATATATGTTATTTTAAATGCAAAAATACATTAAATAAACAAGAAAACCCAATGCTTTCTATTGTATTATTAATTTTTTCCTTACCTTTGCAATGTCATTAAAGATGACCACTATAACTCATTGGGCGATCCCCGCTAGCCGTTACGGTTGGTGGGGACCTCTTTTTTTATCCTGCTTATTGTATTAGTCATCTTCTTCGTCTTCTTCATCGTCGCCATCGTCTGCCGGCCGATCCATCATGCGGCGGGCAATGATGGCTTTCATGCTCACCAGTCCGGTGCGCACGTCGGCTTCCTTGTCGTGCGTTTCTTCAGCAGTGCAGATTTCCTCGTCCACATGCCAGCGCACGCAGAACAGGGCGGGATGTCCGTCGTAGGCTGTCTGCATGGCGAAGCCCCGTCGCTCCAGTTCCACCAGATACGGAGGAAGCGGGTCGGGCATCTTCGGGATGGGCCATGCCTGGAAGTATTCACGGATGCGGCGAACGGTAAACACTTCGTCGGCATACTCCTCACGCTCCACCGGCTTGTAGGTGTCAGTAAAGGCATCCACCAGCTGCATCAGCGCCTTGGGCGGCTGCAGGGCCGGGTCCTGATATTTCAGCTTCTTCTTACTCATTATTATTCTTCATTATTCATTCTTAATTCTTCATTAAGCCGACATCGGCATACCCACACCTATCATGCGGCCCGATCCGTAATAACGCACACCGATTACCAGCGTGTCGAATGCGTCGCTCAGGTCGGTACGTGTACTCAATTCTGCCTCGATGTCGTCTACTTCCTTCGATACGCGGTTCTTTTCCTGGCTCTTGTCTTTCTCAAAACCGTTACGTCCTTCCTTCACACGCGCGTTCTCCATGGAGGCAATCAGATACTCGTTGTTCTCCTTGTTAATGCGAAGGAACGGGCGCTGCGTACCGGCAAAACAGCCGTTCAGGAACTCATACTTCTTGTTGTGGCTCATGGGCCGTCCCATGGGTACTTCGATGACGTTCCATCCGTGACTGCGAAGCACTTTCTTCACGATGTTGTAGAAACGGGTGTCTTCATGGCGCTCGCTGGCGTAGGCGGCTCCCTGCTTGGCGGTGTCGTCGTAGTAGAAAATCACGTCGCGGCAGGTCAGGCGGTGCGGCTCGTAATACTTGCAGAACATCTTGCAAAGTCCCTCGATACGGGTGTTCTTTACGTTGGTCATGCTGTTGAGTATGCGCAGCACGCCGGTGTTGCTCCGGCTGTCGGTCTGCCCTATCACCAGGCAGTTGATGTGCGCGTTGTAGTCGAAGGCGATGCGCAGCGGTTCGCCGGGCTTTATGTCGGTGTCCAGACAGCAGTCCTGTGCCTTGGAAAGCTCGTTCAAGTCAATGCTTTCCGACTCCACACGCAGGGTACGCCCTCCGTTGTATATCTGCGTAATGGTGCGTTTCTTATATTTCTGTGCGGCTTCCAGCTGCTCTTCGTCGTTACTGAGGTAACAGTGCACGTCGGGATCAAAGTTGGCATAATATCCGTCGTTGATTTCTTCCTTCTCGACATTACGGATGGAGATGTCGAACATGGTGGGGGTAAGTTCCTTCTGCATGGTGCGGATGAACTGTTCGCCCAGAATGTCGATGTTTTCTATGCTGGAAAAGGAGAAGTAGATGCTGGCCTGGCAGCGCAGCTTGTTCAGCTCACGCTGGTATTTGGGGGACTGCACGATTTCCGGGCAGATCTGTGCCTCACGTATCATCTCTGCAATCTTCCGGTTTATTTCCGGTGTCTGCTCGTCACGGCGCTTCCGGAGCCATGCCTGACGCTTTGTAAGCGGTGCATCGCTTACAAAGAATATACTCTTGTAGTACGGATTCAGGTTTTCATCAAATCCGGGATGATTGGTGTTGATACCACGAAGCGTAGGAAGAATTTCGGCCTTAATCAGTCCCTCCGGCATAAAACGGCACTCGTCGCCGATAATGGAGCACGAGTCCATACCGTTGGCAGCAGCCTTCACTCCGGTAGAAATCATGTAGTACACGAATCCGTTCCAGAAATGGATGCAGTTTTCCCATACCTTCGGCTTTACGATGGGTTCCTTGAAATTGCATTTGGCCGGAGCATGTCCACGAAAGAAATGGACACCCTCCTTCAGTCCGGTCATTCGCTCCAGCGAGTAAAGCGTTTTAGGTACGGTCTTTGTGAAAAGCTGCTTGATACTGTTACCTAAGAAAAGTCCGGTTCCGCGAGGCATGGACTGGATGCAACCGGCCATTTCGGGCGTAATCAGTCCGTCGGTTTTACCTGTACCACGACCTGCTTCTACGGTGGTATTCCGGCAGCGGTAGTTGTACACCGCACGCTGGGCCGGATTCATGTAGATGTAGTTGGCAGCAGTTTCCTGCTCCTCCGCTTCCTGCACGCCCGACAATGCCGAGGCGTGACGCTGTGCCCGTCGGAGTGATTCCTCGCGGGCGGATTCATAGTCGTTTCGTCGTGCCATGGTTTATTCCTCCTCTTCCTGTTGTGTAAAACCGTCCCGGTTTACTTCATCGTATTCCTCGTCCGGGCCGTTTTGTCCCTCGCTTACATATACGCCGTCTTCGTCTTCCACCATCTCCTGCCACTGGTCGAGCTTCACGCCGTATTTCTTTCTCAGGCGACGCATTTCCTCGCTGTCGTGTCCGGTTTTGTTCGGGAATTTCTTCTTGACATCCGATGTAATGACTACCGGCATGCGTATCAGTTCATCGCCCAGTTCCTCCGGTGTTTCCGGCTGATCCAGACGGTCAATCTTGGTGAGCAGGCTGGCACCGTTGTACACCGCTTTCATGTCGCCCGTATCGGCTCCGTTGCGCATCATCAGGTCGGCGGCGTGGCGCACCTTCATCGAGGAAATGTTTCGCTGTCCCTTGGCGTAGAACGACGAAATGAAGTCTATTACCTTCAGGTCGCCTCCCAACTGACTGTACGTTCGTTTCCACCGGTTGATGATGTACTGACGCAGATTCATGAACGGGTCCTCCTCAAATCGCTTGTACGCATCCAGGCAGACTTCCACCCGCTTTTTCTGCTCGTCGGTAAAGGCCATGTTCTGCCACGGCACACCCGTTTCAAAGTGCTTCCGCAGCAGGTCGTAGAATCGTTGTGCTATTTCGCTTGCCATAGCTTTTGTTTCCGTGTTTGTGCTCTTATATTTCTACTATATTCCAATGAAAAACAGATACTTATCGTTTAATGTAAAAATAAGCACATCGAAACATGCTTATTTTTACATCATTCAATGAATATGTTCTTATGTTCTTCTGCCCGAAAAATCATAAAACCTTTTTCGTATGCTCCTTCATCCGAAACATCTCCGCCACATTCTCATACTCTTCCGGAGAAGTGGTAAGTGTGAACATCTGCATGGCGTTGCTGCGCTGGGTGTTCAGGCTTCCCTGAATAACCAGGCTGTGCGATTTGCTTTTCACCGTGACGCAGCGGAAACCCACATTGTCCTCGCACACCACCAGACGGCCCGACTGGATAAAATCACCCAGCTGACTCCGGATCTCCTGACGCTGGTTGAAGGTGGCTCCGGTGGATGCCGGCTGCGAAATGAGTATCATTTTGCTGACATCAGCAAAATGGTTCGACGGATTTGTAGGATCGGGCTTCACACGCGAAAGAATACGACGGATGGTTTGAATGAACTTTACATCGAGCCGCACCATGACAATGCCCATTTCACCTCCGGAACAGTAACCGGACAGCGTGCCCAGGAGGTCGCACATGTCCCAGTCGGAGTAGCTGAAGAAGTTAGCAGCCGTATGCTTCTCGCTGCACTCGTCAATCATTCCTTCCAGCTGCTTGTGATAGCAGCATGGCTCAATTATTCTCATAACGCACCTCCTTTCATCTGGCCTTCGGTCACGCTTTCAGTAGGGTCTACTTTCTTGCGCGGAGTTTCTGTAGCTTTTTTCGGCTCTTCTGCCGATTTTTGGCGGTTTTCCGTGGATTCGGCACGTTTTTCCTCATTTACGGTACTATTTTCGGCTTTTTCAGCTTTCTTTTCTGGCTTTACTTCCGTTTCTTTCGGTTCCGCTTTATCGGTGGAAGCTGGCTTTGTCTCTGCCTGTGCGGATGCGACCGGAGCGTTTACGCCGGGAATAAAGATACCGGCTGCAGTAGCTACTTCGGCGGTCTTTTTCGGCAGGTTTTCCCCCCACTCCATCAGTTCCTCGATACGAAGGCGAAGCTGTTTCTTGTATTCTTCGGTAATCTTCACGTCGCTGCGGTTAATGTATTTCTTGTTTCCCTCCACGCGGGCCTTTCGGCATACTTCCTGCTGGCGTACATCCTTCATGGCCTCTATCTCGGCACGGGTAAAGTCGCCAGGGCGTTTCATGCTGTCGGCTGTGGAAGTTTCCGGCTCGGTGTAGGTACCGTTAAGGGCTGCATCCACATTGGTCCAGAACGCGCGGATTTTCTGCTCGGAAGCGATGGCTTTCTGTGCCATGTCGGCACGTGCTTCGTCGCTTACATTGGGATTTTCGGCCATTACCTCCAGCGTGCCGCGATACTCGGCCAGTTCCAGGTACATGGCGGAAAGTTCTTTCTCTCCCTTGTCGCGGAGAGATTTCGGCAGCTTATCCTTATAGAGTGCAAATTCTTTCGGTCTGCGTCCGTCCACTTCCTGCTCTTCGTACTGGCGTGCAGTCATGTTTCCTTCTTCATCGGGCGTACCGTCATCAGGAACAATCGCCTTGTAACGAACGGCGCCAACCGGACCGCGAGTGGCTTTCTTGGCCAGTCCGGATTTCTTCCGTACTTCCTGCAGGAACAGGTTCATCTTGTTGAGTGCACGGCGGGCTTCATAGCGCTGTACGTCGCGAAGAAAGTCTTTTGCCCTCACAATGGCCGACACCAGACGGCATCCTTCGTCGAAATCCTTCACGGGCACTTTCATCCAGCATTCGGCCAGCGCCAGCAGTTCCGGAAAAGTTTCATCTGTCCATCGTTTCACCCGGTCCAGATAATCTTTCTTTTCTTCCTCGTTCATGGTTCTGTAGTCTTTTAAGTATTCTTTTTCTGTAATCATAACCTTTGTTTTTCAATTACTTTAGTCCAAAAGTAGGGAAAACGGATGTCCCGTTGAAGGACACAAAAAAGTCCGGCACCAATTAGCAAGTGCCGGACTTTCATCCACTTTTTCGTTTATCTAATATACTTGAAGCGAACGGGTTATTAACCTCCTCCTTCTTCTTCCTCTGCTTCTGATCTCAGAGTAAGAACTCCTGCCCAGGTAGTCAGAGAGTAGCGGTTCGGGTTGCTGGTCACTGTTACTGCATGACCGCTGTCTGAATCAGGAGTGGTACCACTGTCGTAGTTGTTGTTCACTTCTGTTCCGAAAGTAGGATCGTACACCACATAGTAACCTCCTGCAGGGTTTTCCGCAAAGAAAATAGCGTCACCACGGTTCTTCAGGATGCGGAGCACATGGGCTGCGTTTTTAACGTCCTTGTCGATGGTAAACATCAGCTGTACGTTATATCCCTTTGCACCTTCGTTACCTGTTGAAGAAATCTGACCGCTCTGTTTCTTGATACGGAACTTCCACGCTCCTTTTTGGGGCTTGAATGTAAACGCACCTGTAGCAAAAGCAGCTTTATTCTGATCATAAGTAGGCGGAGATGCCAGATCTTCCGGGTAGGCTACATATATCTGATTACCGATACCGGCAAACTGTTCTTCACAACCGGCAGCAGCCTGACCAATATCCATTAATTCACATGCCATTTCTGCCATAGTCTCTCATGTTTTATCGTTTGTGTAATAGTTATCCCAACTCCGATTTGATAGTCAGAGTTCCGTCCCAGGTAGTCAGGGAGTAGCGGTTCGGGTTGCTGGTAACAGTTACTGCATGACCGCTATCAGAATCCGGAGTAGTTCCACTGTCGTAGTTGTTGTTCACTTCCGTACCGAAAGTAGGGTCGTACACTACGTAATAACCTCCTGACGGGTTTTCTGCAAAGAAAATAGCGTCACCACGGTTTTTCAGGATGCGGAGCACATGAGCTGCGTTTTTCACGTCCTTGTCGATGGTAAACATCAGCTGTACGTTGTATCCTTTTGCCCCTTCGTTACCTGTTGAAGAAATCTGACCGCTCTGTTTCTTGATACGGAACTTCCACGCTCCTTTTTGGGGCTTGAATGTAAACGCACCTGTAGCAAAAGCAGCTTTATTCTGATCATAAGTAGGCGGAGATGCCAGATCTTCCGGGTAGGCTACATATATCTGATTACCGATACCGGCAAACTGTTCTTCACAACCGGCAGCAGCCTGACCAACATCCATTAATTCACATGCCATATCTGCCATAATAGTCTGGTTTTAAAAGTTTGTGTTTGTGTTGTGAAGGCTGCCAAACTTGGCAGCCTGTTTTATCTCAGCGAGCGGGTTATTATTCGCCGTCCGGTTCGAAGATGGCCTGAAGGTAGGTCGGGTATCCGTTGTAAACGATGTCACGCGGAGAGATTGTTGCACCGTCGCTCCATGCCTTGAACCTGTGTTCAGATTCAGCAGCAGGAGTCAGTTTCACGGTTTCACCCTTCGTGTAGACATCTTTCTGAGGAGACAGAGTTACCTTACCCCATTCTTCGTTGTTGGAAGTAACGGTCAGGGTATTCTTCTGATAGTCGCCGCTCAGCTGTTCAATCTGTTCGATAGTACCGTCGCTCACACAGAACTTGGCAGGTGCGATATCCAGAATACGTGCGCCTACGGTTGACTGTACCTGGAAGATCAGCACGTTCAGATCGTTCGGATCGTGACTCATCATCACCGAGTTCCAGTCGCTTGCACGGTCAAGACCGAACTGCAGGTTATCAGGAACAGTGGCAATCATTCGGTTTCCTTTACCGATAATGCCGTGAGTCACAATCTTGATGTTTTCCATTCCCACAAATGAGAATCCGTCACTGCCGGCACTGGTTGTCTGCAATCCGGTAAACTTACGCATGTAGCTGTGGGTAATGAGTCGTCTTTGCTTGGGAGACATATAGACGATAACTTCTTTTGCATTACGCAGCTGTGGATGCCATCCTTCCACCCATTCCACGAATGCGTCGAAGTATTCTCCATCCTGAGTTTCGGGGCCGTCATTGATCGGATCACAAGCCACCAGGTTTTTTTCCTTGCTGGAAATCTTACCCTGATTAATAAGGTTGTCAATGATAGTCCAGTAACCGTTGTACAGACTGAACGGGTTGTCTTCTCCCAATTCAATGTTACCGAAGAAAAGGTTGCTCAGGTTATCGCCGGCAAACTGCTTACCAATCTGACGAAGGATAAATTCTGTAACCGGTGCATTGTAAGTTCCGTTTGAACCCAGGATGCTGAACGGCTGCTTTTCGCGGAAGTTCTGCAGGTTTTCATAGTAACGGGCCCAAATCTGGTTCATTACCAGTTTGCTTTCGTCCATGAAACCAAGGGTTGACTTCAGCGTAGAACCTTCCTTATAACGGCGGGCTTCACCACCCTTACGACGGAAGATGATCTGAGTCTGTGCGTATTCAATATCCTCGAGAACCTTGATGCGAAGTTTGTTGAACACTTCCATGTTGTCGAGAACCGGGCTTTCGATGATGTCCGGAGCAAGAATGTCTTTTACATGCGAAACATTCTCTTCACTGAGTGCGTATAAATTCGTTGCCATATTGTTTGTGTCTGGTTTAGTTTTTGTGTCGTGTTCTTATCTCTTATCGTGCTTTGCTGATTTCAGCGTCACGCTTGCGGCGGGCTTCAGCTTTTTCGGCCCAGCTCATGTTTTCACCGCATACGCTCTGCACATGGAACTGGCCGCTTTCCTGACCTCCGTTGTTGTCTTTCGGCGGGTCCTGCGGAGTAGGTTCAAGCTGTGCCGTTTCGCTCAGTTCCTTGATTTCTGCATCTTTCTGTTCGATGCTCTTCTGAGCATCATTCAGCTTCGCAGTCAGGTCTTCCGATTCCTTCTTATGAGCGTCCTTCAATGAAGAAACCTCTTTTTCGTGTTCCGATTTCAGGTTGGCCAGTGCTTCCGCATGGTCTTTCTTCATCTTTTCAATGGTTGCGTTAAGCTGTTCTACTTCCGTGAGTTTTGCAGCCAGCGTAGATTCCGTCTGTTTGGCTTTCATGACGAACTCTTCAATATTGTCCGCCATGCTTTCGTGCATGTAGAAACCGCCGTTTTCTTCGACTACCAGGGAGTTTACCTTTGCAGCCGACTGAATAAAGGGATAGCTTTTTGCCATAGTTGCTTGTTTTTGAGTTTGTGATTCTGTTTTATCTGATGCCGGCTGCTCCACAGAAGCCTGTTCCTGTGTTTCCGGCTGCTTCTCTTCCTTGATACCTGCCGCTTTACTGTCTTCGCGTGATGGCCCGGTCGGATTGCCTTGTGGTTTCTGACTCACTCCGGCCAGCTGCTGCACGCGGTTCACGCAGAACTTGAAGTCACCCTGACTGTCGACCATGGTACCCACCACATCGCCCGCATCGAAAGTTTTTCCGGTCAGCTGGTCGTCCGTCACTCTGGGACGGCGCTCGCGTACCATCTGCTGAAAGTCGGCACAAAGCCGGTTCAGCTCTTCCTTGATGCCGTCATAGTTCCCCTCGGCCGCGTCGCGGTACTCCTTGTTCTTATAAGGAGATCCGTCGGCGTAAATCTCAGCGTAGCGCTCCTGGGTCACGGTGTTCACATCGCCGTCCTTGTTGGTAAGCATCGCGCACATGGTACCGATACATCCCACCGTGTCGTGCGGATTGGTGAAATACACTTCGTCGCACAGGGCCATCAGGGCATAACCGGCACTGCAGGCCATCCCGTCGATGTGACCGACAATCTTCTTTCCTTTTGATCGGGCGTAGTTCAGGGCCATCTCGTAATCGTACTTCGCCATACTGCTTCCGCCCGGGCTGTCCATCTCGATAATAAATCCGATGGTATGCGCATCGTCAGAAGCACGCATGATGATATCCTTGTGCTCCTTGCTTCCGTAGGAACACAGATCGCCGTTGCGAAGGATGGGCCCCTGTACGTCGATGACCGAAATGATGCGGTCGTCTTCCCCTATATCGTTCCATCCGGTTACATCATCGTAATCTCCGATGTAAGTCTTTTCAGAATATCCGGTACGCGAAGAAAGGAAGTAAGGTCGGTCGGTCCGCTCGTCCGGCTTCTCGTAAGGACGGTGTGAGGCAATGTTGTCAAGAATCGTTCTCCGGTAAGCATGCAGAGACTCCGGGTAAAAGTCCCAGAATCGCGTAGACATGATTTCGTGAAAAGCTCTCGTTGCCATTTTCGTTTGATAATTAATTGATTACATCACGAAATTACGCACGCGAAATGCGGTAATGAAGGACACAAAAAATGACTAAATGCGTGAATTACAGAAATATGCGGATGCTCAAACGGATTTTCTCTGCAAATAAAAACCTGCTAAGAATGAGCATGTTGTAAAACACACGGACTTCGCGCGAAAAAAAGAAATTTGCGGCGGACGCAAAGAAATTAAAGAATGTCACAAAGAAATTAAAGAATGTCACAAAGACAATAATGAAGATTTACCTGCAGGACGAAAGAAAAACGCGCTCAAAAAGAAAGGCCCAAAGAAAAAATGCCGCCCCACACACGTATGCAGGAACGGCATTCCAACGGAAAGAAAAAAGCAATGTTATATATATAAGGTGTATCAGTCAGACCACACGCTGTGCGCCGGTCACGTTACGGATGGTGAGTGTGCATGAAATCACGCCGTCGCCTTCTTCATACTGGAACTCATATCCGTCGCTCACTGCACGCACAAATATTTCTCCGTCACCGAATGTTCTTACAATCAAATGGTTAGTAGTGTTTTTGAGGGTTTCAAGCTGCAAATAGGTTTCGCGAGTCACCCTCTCTATCTCCCAACTCACCGTCACTTCGTAAGAATCGCCGGCCACGCCGGTTTCTGCGCTCTCCTTCAGACTGCCGGATTTCGGTTTCATGTGGATGGAAATCTTCCGGTCGCCTGACACGGAAAAATCAGGTTTGTCACTTTTCTTTTCCAGGTTGAACGGGCGGCCAAACGTGATCGCATCGTCCGGATAAGCTTCAATCACGCCTATCAACTCGTAATAATTCTCGCTGCAATTCATGATTTATGTGTTGTTTTTGGGGGTGAAAATGGCGACTGACAAAGTAACTGACAAATCGCACCAACTTTCTTCATTTTTTTAACTTTTATTTATCGTTATCCATGTATAAATTTATGGTGTGTATATACAGATTCTCCCAGTCCTTGTCTCAAGCTCTTCTTTTCTCATTTTAATTTCAGACTTCATTCTGGCTTTAATTCTCCACCAATATCGCATCATACTCTCAAATCTTTTCATATCTATATCGTACAAAACAATGAAATCAGACATGACATCTTCGGAAGTAACATGTTCGCCCATTCTATTTGCCCGGAAAATACAGTCATCATGAAACTTGGCAAAATCACACCAGAACTCACGTTTCAACTCATTCCTTATCTTCTTGCTTCCATTGATATTCAGGTGGAAATACTTATCCACTTTGACTTCTCCACTGAACTTATATACACTTTCGGGCATTTCCAACTCCAAATATTCTTCTTTTTCACTGTCAGTCAACATTTTATATTGTACAGTAAATAATGATTTCTGAGGTTTCAAATGAAAGGCAATTTCATTATATGAAAAGTCAGTTATACCCGAAAAATCTACATCCCGGAACAGGTGAGTCTGCATATATATGCCCAGAAGACTGTTCCTCGGAAACCTGACCGGATTCCCGTACTTTATTTCAAAGTATTTCTTATAATAATCACTTACTTTAAGGAAGCATGAGTGACGCTGCTCAGTCATTGGATTTTTAAGCATAGTAGTAAGATAAAGTCTGTAAATCAATTAATCAACAGCAAGTTACGGACTGGGATCAGGAATAATAATTTTCATTATTCAAAAAAAAGTTAACCAAAATGGGGATATTTTGCAGGAAATTTTAAATCCGGCAATGGCGCGCAATTTTTTTTGCAAAATCCATATTTAAGCCTATTTATCTGATTATCATATTATTAATAAAGATATAAAATAATAAAATATAGACTATTGCCGATTGTTGAACAAATTTGGATTTCACAATTTATATTTTTTCGGAAAGGAATAAACTTCAGGACAGCCAGCTTTTTCTCTTATGTCCATTGCGTAGCTCTCTTTGTCATACGGTGAAGTTGGATATAAAGGAAGTAGAACGGAAGGAGAAAAGGAGGCCCAGTCGAACCGCGTTCCGCAGTCCGACCTTTTCCTCCTTCCGTTCTTTCGGGTTTCCTTCCGGTTTCCTTCCCCATTCGGGAGCTTTTCTGGGGAAATGTTTCGACTGATGACTCTCCCTTTCCGATGAAAAATAAAAAAATTATAGGTTTTTTCAAAAACACGAAAAACAGAAAAGTAAAGCAATTTAACATGATTTTCGATGTAACGTAATGATATACAGATGTTTTTAAATTGCAAAAATTTTGCAAACGGCTGGCAATGCCTGCAATTGGGCGTTTTTATGGTTTGTAAAGGTATGTTATTCAGTTATTTACATCATTGCAAACGTGTTTTTGTGATTGTAAAATATTCTGATTTTAACACCATTTCTGCCATTTGAACCGTGCCGGAATGAAGGATGTACAGATCCGGATCAGGAAAAGGCCGGCCAAACACCGGGATAACACACGGGTGTTTATTAATAAATTCTGAAAAATCTATTAATAAACGCTTCCTGTACTTATTAATAAACTCCAAAAAATTTATTCTACGCCACTGAAAAATTTATTAATAAACACTTTTGGGGAAAAGGCAAAAAAAGAGTGGGAAAATACCATTTCGGGTACTCCCCCACTCCCTGAATTGTGTCGTTATGATCAGCTGAAAGTTCCGCCACCGCCGCCTTCTTCCTCACCGGCATCCGGATCTTCGGGTTCTTCCGGGCCTTGTGACGATGCCGAAATGCGGTCGAGGGTCATTCTATCCATCTGTTCCTTGAAATCTTTACTGGGAAGGAAAAGGACTCGCTTACGTATAATTTTCTCTTTGCCTTCTATCTCGGAACTCTTGCAGGTGATAGCCGGCTTCAGATAACCGAGGTTACCCAGACTTACGCCATGCCCTTCCAACAGCCAGGTACATGCAGATTCGGCCATAGTCTCCACCACAACCTTACAGGTAGCTTTTGGAAGTCCGGACCGCAGGGAAATCTGCTCTACCAGCTTGTTAAAGCTTACTGTACCGGAACGGACTGCTGAAGCAACATACTTCTCGGTTTTCTCCTTGTCGAAACCGAAAGACTTTTTGGTGACTTTGTAACTCAATCCCATTTTTTCAATAGTATTAAATCTCCGGATAGATCCGCTTCGTTGCGTTCCCACCCGGAGATAAAGCTAGCGCGAGAAACCTCAGTTGTGAAGGACCAAAAATCATTCTTCTTTCTGGTCGTCTTCCTTCTTGTCATATTCCTTGTTTATTAAGTCTTCGTAGAGCTTTTTCTCCGTTTCCTCCATCCGGCGCCTCATTTCTTTCAGAACGGTTGCCTGAACCAGCTGCATGTTTTTCTTGACAATCTCAGCCAGTTCGTATTTCTCATTCTTTATGTAATATTCTATTAGCCTGTTCTGGGCGTCGATGTAAACGGCGTCAATGGCGTGCGTGCTGTATTTGATGTAGTTGTCAATTTTGAAAACGGCGTACTCCAGGTTGTCTATTTTCTTCTCGTTTCGGGTCATCCACCGCGATATTGCCCGATAGATCAGGAATAGTGCGGCGGAGTTGATGCAAACAAAAACGATGCTGATGATTAAATCTGCGGTATTCATAATTAAAATTTGTTGTTCCCGTGCATGCGCGGACGGGTACGGTTATACTTCATTTTTTGTTCGATGTGCAAGAGGAGATCGAATCCTTTGATTTTGGACATGATAAATACTTCTTGTAAGATGTTTACAAAGAAATCGAGAGTGGTGATGTGCCATGGATTATAATTTCCGATAAATCTTGTCAGATCGTAGCACCATTCTGTAAAAGTCTTCTGGCATTTGTATTTATATATTTCGTCTCTTATTTTAAGCGGGAATTTTACCCCTAAGAAACTCACTCCAAGCAAACCTGCCAGGTCAAATATACGGATGCAGACATCGGAAAGTTCATCTTCCACACTATCTTTTATATACGCTTCAAAATCTTCCTGAAATCTTCTTACTCGGGTTTCTTCGCTAAATGGGATATTGTTTCCTTGCCATTCATTAAACTTTGCAATGTCGGCGTGTTTGCCTTTTCTTTCGGCCTGCACAGCTTCCATCAGCTCGCTAATGACCAGGCAAAGGAAATGATCGGTACTTAAATACTCGTCGTGCCATCCGTGTTCTACTGCGTTCTGGTAGGCTTCATCTCTCAGTTTGTTTAATTCTATCGTTTTAATTGTTTCCATCTATTATGTCTCCTTTCTTTAGTTTCTTTGCTTCTTTCTTATTGTCATAATACACCGTAACAACACATGGGCGGCCATTCCTATCGGCCACAGCCTGCACCTCGTATTTCTGCATACTGGGACGATATATAATGCTCACTACTCTTTTAATTGTGGTTGTCATAGGCTATTCGTTTTTAGAATCGTTGAGCCTTTTGATTGCTTCTTCCAGGGTAATCTTTCCTAATTTGTAGTCACAGAGAATTTTAGTATCACTGTTCATACCATCCATCTCGTCGAATGAAACATTTATCGGATTGCTGACATATCCAAACCGGGAGAAATCGCGTGCGACAGCAGCTATCTCTTGTCTTTTAATAAATGTGTAGTTCTCTGATTCCAGCCGTTGAAGTTCGGTTTCTTTATCGGCGAGGAACTTTTCTTCCACCATCCGGATGGCCAAAATCGCATCCTCCAGGGTGACGTATGCTGTATTGTCTTCGCGTCTGTGCAGCCGGCCTTGGTCATCCGTGAAATCTCCACTGGGGAGAAGGTAAAGATTTTCTCTCTCCCATCTTACCAGGCTTCTGCACCATACTTTCATGCGTCCCTTTAAAAATCGTATTGCGTCCATTCTTATTTGTTTTTATGCTAACCGATTCATATACTATATCTTATATGCCACTTCAAATTCTGATCGTTTCCAATTTGTTTTTCTTTCTATTGAACATAAAAGCCTTTCAATTCTCCGTTTTTGATCAATCTCCCACCAAAATAAAGTATGTTTCCTTATAAATATCAGCATCTTATATGTGTCAATAAGAGCACTATTCCAATCCTTAAATTCTTTGGACATTTCTTCTTTTCTTTGAATATCATCTTGTAACTCATTAATAAATTCTGACAGTGAACCATAACTATGCAAGATCCGCGATACATTTACATTGCGATTTTCGCCAATATCCTTATAATATTTATTTTCCCATTTAGTTTCATACTCTTTTAGGTATTCTTCTCGTGTTAATGCGGATTTTTTGAGTAAGCAATTAATTTGCTCCTTCAAATAATCAATTTCTTTCTTCATCCCGTTATATTCAGATAGAGGGATGATTATTTTCTTTGTATCTTCTTCCATAATCTTTACTTTTTAGATTTCCAATCATTGCATAAATAATGGCTGTATGCCGTGTCAGAATAGAGCCTGCATTCACCCGCGTCTGAATCCTCCGATGGAAGGTAATGAAGGCACGTGCGGCATTCACGCTCTTCCTTTTTGTAGTCCTTGCAACCGGGCAGGAAGAAACCTGTATCTTCCCCATTGTATCCATTCCCTACCCTGAACCTGAGAGGACGTACAAACTCGCAAAGCTGACTGTTTGGCTTATCCTTCTCCCCTTCTTTCAGCGGGCGGAAATGGATGCAGTCGTCGCAGAAATTCACGGTGCGTAGTTTTTCTTCCCTCGCAATGGGTTCCTTCCGGTTGAGCCAGTTGCTTGTGTCGTTCAACGGGCAGGCTCCGCAGTAGTAATCGTCTTTGTAGTAAAGACAATATCCTTCGCAGAACACTCCTTTGATTTCCTTCAGCAGACTGGCCTTTATCTTTTCTACGTTCGCATTTGGCATGATTCTATCAGGTATTTGTCTATTTCAAACCGAAGATAAAAAAACACGATACCTTCCAAATGGTCTATATGTTCGAGGTATTTTTCTATCGTAAATCCTTTTATCGTCAGGTATCTTTTGAATATCTGAAATCCGGCTGAAATTTCCTTGTACTCAATATTATAGTCATCCGGCCTCCATGGTGAGCGTTGTCGTAATATCATAGAACGATCTTCTATAGGACATTTCTTTATCTCCTTTATGGCTCCTTCCATAAGGAGCTTTGCCACGATGTTGGTCTTTTTAATGTGGTTGAATTTGAAATCTTCTGGTATGAATATCATGGCTCTTCCTCCTTTTTGCTGAAATGTTCAATTAGTTCCTGAACGGTGGCTTTGTGGCAATACATGGGTTCTATTTGTGTTCCTATGTGCAGCCCGCCACTTCTGTCCGTCGCTTTAAACCATGATCCTTTGTCCATGTTTAAATAGGCATCTACATCTAAAATAAACCATTGGTCCCTATCCGTATCGTCACGTAAAGCTGCTATTGCCAGGAACAGATCTTCGTTGGTGTCGCAGTCAATACAGTGTGGATGATTGTCCGAGTCTGTAAAATGCCAGGTATCTCCTTCTAAAACGAGGTTATTCCCTTCTATATTGTTCCGGAAAACCATATACATTGTGACATAGCCTAATGCTGCCACATTGAATGCCAATTCTTTTCTCGCATTCCTTATAAAACAAGGTTGTGTAAACATAAGCTGATTCTTATAAGTAGGTTAATGACTCTTTTATCCCGTCGTTCAAAGCTTTCTCGAATGTATCGGTATATCCGTCCATCTGCGATATGAGAGACAGATCCTCCATATCGTACAGGCGGTAGTACCATCCATGTTTGTTGAGCTCGACAACGATATGAATCTTCCCTTTTGTGCGGACCCATTTTTGAGCGGCGTATAGTGTGGGAGCCAGGTATTCGTTCAGGTATTCTTTATATCTTAACAGCTCCCGGAACTTCCTCACGTTGAACATTAGTACGCTTAGCACCGGCCGTCCTGTTTCATCTGTTATGTAACTGGCACGACAGTCTTCTCTATATCCTTTGTCCTGAAGAATCTTAGCTACTTCAAAAGTGACAAAATCTTCGTTTATCTTATTATATTCTGCTGACATGGTATTTATCTCCTTTTTTATCATTTATACTCATGAATAACGTACCATCCTCTGTTGTCAATTTCTTTGGGTATTGCAACGTATTTCCCTCCGACTGTACAAGATTCATCATAATATCCTTCTGAGTCGCGAGCGATAAATTTTTCTTCTTCCCATGATCCATGTCGAACCTTATATCCGGCATTTATGTATTCCTGAATTTCATCCCAAGTAAAAGGACCAGGATTATCATCGTAAAACATATTGACCGACTCTATTTGTTCACGAGAAATTGACACCATGTTCCTTTTCTGCCATTTCATTATCTTTTGGTGTATTTTTTCAGATTCCGAATCAGTAATAAAATCAAAGTGATATAAAAATTCTCTGCAGGACACAGCTTTTGCCAATATCTCTCTATTTTTCTTTTGTGTAATTTCGTTCATATCATCCGGGAAATTTAGACAGTAAATCCCATATCAAACGGACAAACGTAATAAACGTGATAACCCCTATAAAAATAGCCGGAATAAGCATTTTCTTCCACAACATATCTGCTTTGTGGCATCGTTCGTTGATATAATTGATTTTTGAAATGTGCTCGCCAAACTGAAGTTCCATCATGTGACGTGCCCAGCCAGTAAGCATCTTATCAAATCTTTGTCTGGCTTCTTCTTTGATAGTGAACTTACCTGAAGGGTTTAGCAGGTATGAATCTGTCCTGAACTCAAATTCTTCTGAATCCAGAATGTCACGTCCACCGCTACTTCGTATCTCCATGGAGACTTTAAGCCATGGAATTGCTTTTGTTTCCCACATTTCGAGGGCACGTTTCTCTATTTCTTCTGCGTTGGCGTTGGCCAGCTCTTTCATCTTTTCGTACTCATCTTTCTGAACGAAGACGACTGCTTTCTTATCGTCGATATACATAGTTCCTGGTTTTAGATTATTCTTTACTTTCCTGACTTTCTTCAATCATCCTTTCCACTTCCTGAATGTCGCAGGTGAATTTGTTATAAAAACTATCATACTGGGAACATTCTTCGTCGACATACTCTATCCATGCCGTTTTGGTCTCAAGGTTGATAATTATCATCGGCCTGTTGCAGGAATCGTCTTTCCCTAGCACTCTGTTTTTCAGCTGCTGAATATCGAAGTTGCAAAATATACGATGTAACTCCCCGTTATAATAATCGAATATCGGACCGGTGTAGATAATGTTTTTCGTTTTCATACCTGGGTATTTAAGTTCAATCATTGGTTTATGGTATAATATCGGCCGTTTTATTTCGCTCCATGCGATTGGCCTTACATTGTAGGCCCATGTCCCGTCTGACATGATGAAGGAATTGGTGTATCTTCCGTCTCCCAGCATGACGTTCACGCATTGTCCTTTCGGAGGGAGTGAAGCTTGTACGCTTTTCCATTGTGAAAAAACCGACGCATCCCACGCTTGCCACATTGCTTCGGTTATATCGCCGATGTAGAAATGTACGTTTTCATTGCTGCCTGAGTCCTTATTACGGTCGTTAAACAGCTGCGTGGCGTATCGGTGTATATATTCTTTCTTATCCATGGTTTACTTCAATTAGTTTAGGTTTCGGAAACCAGTAGTCACATTCATAATCTCCGTAGTCCTCAAAATGAAAATCGGGAGAAGTCGCTACTTTATATTTCCCGTCTTCCTGGTAGATGTATCCGCTTACGAATGCTCCGTTTGACACCATACGGCAGATAACCTCCTCGTTCGGGTCAGGTTGCCTTTCTTTTACGTTTGTCAGAAGGCCGCCCATCAATGCGTCAAAGGCATCCCATCCAGAACAGAACCCCGCAAAATATTCATCAGCACTGCAGTTTTCATCACATTCAGATGCTCCACTATTCCCATCGCAATACATACATTTTTCTACAAAACGGCATCCGTATTTCTTCGTTTTACAAAGGAAAAAGGATTGTATGCTTTCCTTGGCTTTTTCTTCTTTCTCCATTTCTTTCATGCTTTTTTCTTCTTTGTTTTGAGTTTTGTGTACTCGGTCATTTCTTTGTCGAAGACAGACAGAAGTTCGGGCTTCTTTTCTTCCGGGATGTAGCCAGTATCAATCAGCTGCTGAATCAGTCTATCTGTCACCTCTCTGCTCTTCCTGACAGTCTTTTGCAGGCTTGATAGCGACACTACCGACGAGGACGGGTGCATCTGGTCTGCTCTGTATAGCTTAATCATACTGATTACCTATATTTTATGTTACGTACATCTTCAATCGCTTCTACTTTACCTGACTTCAAATATGGCATATATGTTTTTACCATTACCTCTACAAAGAGAGTCAGTCTGCCATCCTTTCGTTCCATCCAGACTTCACTCGGAACATTTTGTCCGTATATGCAGCGCATTTCTTCGTGCTCCAATAGCAAAACCAGGTCTTCTCCTACAATATCCTTTGTCATCCTACTGTACATGTCTTCAGAAAAGTCTTCTACATCTATGAGCAGCTTTATCGTTTTCCCGTAAATCTTTCCTCTGTAATCGTATAGAATATTAAAGCATCGGGCATCTATCCTATATCTGATAAATCCGCACCCGCTTTTGAACTCAAAATCACCTTCGTAATAATCTCTTTCTGAGGTTTCTATTTCCTCTGGGAATTTAAGAATATCTCCCTTGTGGGCTACATAGAGGTCTGCGTACTCCTTATCGCATGTCAATATTTGAGATACTTTACCGACCTTAGTAAGTATATGCCTTTCCCCAAACAGACGGCATGGCTTCTCTTTTTTACACAAATCTGTGCCTGACATACTGCATCCGTTACATGAATCAAGAATTGATTCTATCGCTTGGTATATTATACCTTCTTTTATGATTCCGTTTTTTATTTTCATATTTTTTTAATAAAACTGCATTAGTATGATAAGCATTATTCCTTCTTTTCAAACTTTTTGCCTTCGCATAAAAGTGGCATTGAAGTAGTCAACCGTTCTCCATAAATTTCACAATATGGGTAATAATAGCCAGGTTCATTGAGCGTTTCAGGGTTAAGACCTGTTCTAATATGCTTACAGTTACTACAAATCTTTATTTCTTGTTCCATATTCGTCTGTTTTTAATCAGTTCACATGATTCGCGGATTCCTTCATTCAGCACTTTTTCATAACTTTGATATACCTTAGTTTCTCTGTATTCCTTTGAATTTAAAGAGTGAATATCACAGATAAAATCAGATTTTCTTGTAGGAGCGTAGAAACAAATAATCTTTATGTCTAAATGAATATCATAATTTTCACGTAACCATTCCTGAGCTTCATATAAAGTTGGCCTGGAACAACAACAATCAAGCGATTCGTTGAAGTTTTCGGGTTCCTGACACACCCATGCTGTCCCTGTCTTAGTATATTGGGAATGCACAGGCTCATTAAACCCTATTTCTTTCAAAAGCAATCCCACATCGTGTGTTACATAATCTTCCGGTCTAAACATGGCTATTTTTATTTATAAGGGTTATTATCCAAAACTAAAGCTGAAACGGCCAGCCCTTGTGCGATCAGGTTGCGGTAGTCGATGTGACACTGATGCAGCACGTGAAAGACTTGCTGGAAATGGCGAAGGCCCAATTGAGTGCTGTTATGCTTCCCTTCTTCCGGTGTAATAAAGAAGCTCTGCAAGTTCATTTCGCAAACCTTACATCCCCAGGCGAAGAACTCCACGCATTCTCTTTCTTCGTCGAAATTCCAGGTGGTATAAAGGCCCATATACCCGTCGAAATCGAATGCTTCTGCCAGATACTTCATCGGGCATATTTCCGAGCCGTTCACAAAGATTTCTTCTGTGATTGAAGACAGCGGATAGAGTATTGGTTTTATATCTCCCAATCTGAACCCTTTCCCGAGACATCTTTGGCCTTTTAATGTTTCGGAATTCAGGCCAATTTCGTTACCATGCTTGTCTCTTTTCTTATAAGCCCATACCTTATATCTGTCGGCTAGGTTTATGACATCCATTTCAATCATTCCTTGTTTAGTGATAAACGCCAATCCGAACGGTAATCTGGCTGAAATATCTTCCAGTAACAGTAGTTTTTCTTCTTCTTTCATGATATTATTCCTCTTTTTTACAAAACTCTTCAAATTCTGATAAAGCATTTTTTATGGAATCAGCTAATAATCCCGAATACGAGTCTCCACATTTTGCGGAAGAAGGAATGGTCGTTTTCATCCAAATCCGGTCGCCTGTTTTTTGATCATCCATGAAAAATGTAATTGTATGCGTTTCGTAGTTATCCATATTTATTTGGATCTCTACTGCCTTACCATGTATTTTCTTTGCTGCATAAAGTACCATCTGATCAGGAATCGTACTTTCAAGCACTCTATTGACAATCCCGACGTATTCTAATGGACGTATGTACTGTTCCAAAAATTCGTTTTCTCTTTCACTTCTAAGATTCGACAAGTAATCTTTATTCTGGAACTTATTACATATATTTAGTCTTCTTACCGATTCGCCGGAAAGCCTACAATAAAAGGTAGTACATACTATTCCTTTCTTGTCTAAATTGAGGTTCCAAGCAAAGTGTCTACAAGTAACACAAGCTTGAATTGTCCCCCATTCTGATTCGGATGCTCTTATTTGGTCCGACATCTCACGCAGTTTTTTCTTTTCTTCCTCTGAAATCATTGTCCATCTAATTTAGTGATAACATAATCGGCTTTATTCCATCCTGTATAAAAGGAAACGGCTGCAATCCTGGCTTTTAAAACCTTTTCCGGGAAATCTTCATTTAACAGCTTTCCTTTCCGGTAGTGTGCAACGAGTGAAGTTGCATCTATGAAGAAGGAACCGCTAATAGCCGGGTACTTTTTCAGGATTTCTTCGATAAACTCTCCGACGGTATATTGCCTGTCAAAATCCACATATCCTCCAACATAGGGAGAAGCATGGTTGGAAAAGACTCTAATTAGTTCAAACATAGGCTATGTACTTCGATTTATGGTTTTATTCAACTATCAAGTGATTATGAATTTCCATAATTTTCAGAATCCGAACTTCGCATCTCATAATCCCTAAATCCTTTGCTATGGCTCCTTTTGCAGCCTGATGAAGGGTTGAATGATCCGTCTGCTCTTCTTCTGTACGGACCGGAAGGAGGTATTCTTCACGGAATCTAACCGGAGGTGTACCGGCTTCAAAAACCACAGAAAAGTTCTTTTTTATTAGCATTTGTCACTATAATTGGTTCTCATGTGTAGATTTATTCTCTTGTTCCACTTCTTTTGCAAGTTCAGTACCGATAATCTCTCCACAAATTGGGCATTTCACATTTTCATGAACTGTAAAGAAGTTAGTTCTAATATCTTCATGACCGTATCTAAGTAGAGACTTACATTTAGGACACTCTACTTCCCATTCTTTTATTTCACCTTCTCTTATCACTCTCATGTCTTATATCTTTCAATTATAATTATTAGTTTTTCGGTATTTTCATAAAACACATCCAGATAGTCGTACCGTTATTCTTCGTAGTATGACCAAACAAAGGTTTGTAATCCGTAATAGCATTGATTACTTCCTTTACTTTTATCTGGTCCTGATTCCACTTGAAGATAAGTACACCGTAATCATCCAGCACTCGCATACATTCATGTATGGAGTCATTAATAAAGCTTTTCCAGTCTTTTGGAAGTTTCCCATACTTTTTGGCCAACCAACTGTTTTCACCGGCTCTTACCAAATGTGGAGGGTCAAACACAACCAACTTAAATGTATTATCAGCAAATGAAAGGTTTGTGGAATCCTCAATTTTATCAGGTTTCACAGAAATTTTCCGCCCATCACAAAGTGTGTCTTCAAAATCGCGTATGTCAGTAAATAAAGCAAGCGGATTCTCTTTGTCGAACCAGAACATTCGGCTTCCACAACATACATCAAGTATTGGTTTATTTTGCTTTTCCATCCTTCTTCAATTTCTTCATCTCCTTAAACATCAGCAATGCTTCTTCCATGATTACAGGTGTTCTCATTATTTCCACTCCTCCTTTCCTAACCTCTTACTCTCCTCTTTCAAAGACTGAAGCTTCGCAAAAAGTCCGCTTGGTTTACTCTGCATTTCTTTCGCTGTGATTTTCTTGAACGCCATACCGATGGCAATCATTGAAATACCCGTTTTTATCTGCTGAATGTCGCTGATTGGTGTATTAGTGTCCTGTAGCGTATCTTCATTAATTACCACATTCTCTAATTCGTTCATTGCTTCTTCAGCATCCTTTGTGCTAAATCCTGATATCTGCATCACGGCTTTGATAAAATCCTTTTCCACTTCAAACGTGATACTTACTTTTTCATTCTGATTGTTTTCCATAATTATCAATTTAAATATCTTTTGTACCAACTAAATTTTCATTTCCATTAAAAGGGACGATCTTCTTGTAACTGCGTCCTGAACACACATAGTAAGTTGTTCCACGAGTGGTTGAACGTATGTGACTGAAAATATCGTATCGCCATTCGCCCCGCCCATCGAAGCCTAAAACCGGCATGCCAGGAGCAAAGGTGTTCACTTCCGGTATCTCAAGCATAAGGTCAAAATCGCTTACCGGATTGAACTTTTTAAAATGTGCTCCGTTTGCAGCAAAATGATAGCAATCTTCCGATACCCCCGGAATAAGCACTGTTGCACATATAGGATAGTCTATATTAGCCATATCGAACATAAGGATTTTGGATGGATAGCCTTTTCTCGTCACAATCTTTCCTTCCATTTCTCCTGAAGTGATCTTCTTCGCCATTTCCAGATCAAACGGTACTTTCATAAATTTATTTTCCATAACTCATTAATTACAAATTTTATCCAATTCTTCTTTCGTGTACCAATACTTGAGCTTTAGAGGCTTTATACTGAAAAGCATTTGCTTAAATGTGTATTTATCAATAAACCAATCAAATGAAGACATTTTACAATGTGGATGACGAAGCGCATATTGAAAACATAATTCTCTGATCATACATCTAAACTCAATTACTTTGTCGCCTCTATATTGAAGGTAATAAAATGTAATTGTTGTAATCAATAACAGAATAATTGTTATCACTATTACTACCATATCTCCCACTATTTTAATGTCCTATACCCAGATGAATCGGAACAGAAGTGTCCACAAACAAATGACCTACAAACGAGCCGTTGAAATGTATAAAAGTTCCTATATACACCATGTAAGGATCAATATTTATCTCTTCACCGGTCATGATCATACGGAACTTTACTCCCCGTTGTGGCATTGATTCATCTTCTACCGCCCAGATATATGCTTTCTCGTTTACAACTGCTAGTTTCAGTAGGATGCAATCTTCATGTAGCGGGAGCTTGAACTCTGACGCTGCCGGGATTTCATGTTTTAAAATTCTTGCCATATTCTCTTCTTTTTAAGGTTATTAATCATCTTCAAAGCGCTTCTTTTCTTCCCACTCTTCGTCGGTTTCCGGGCAGGAAAGTATCTCCTTGGAGTCTTTGGGTTCCTCACCCAGCTTGTAGAAGAAGCACACACGGGTAAATTTTCGGGTGCGTTCCTCACGACGGATCGTGTCGTTCAAGAACTCCTGCTCCCAGGCGTAGTGACGGGGATATTTGGAGCCTTTGTCCGAGCGGTAGACGATGGAAGGGTTCATGGTGTACTGCATATTGAAGCAGTAAGCCTGCATCTTTTCTATCATTTCGTTCTTCACGGATTTCACGCTCTGCATCGTCACCGCATCGCCCCGGTGTTCCAGGTAGCTGATGGCCATTTCACTGATAGATACCGGACGGCACCAGTGCCACTGGTTCGCAAAGAAATGGTTGGCCCAGTCAATGAATACCTGGTCCTTGATGGCGGAGTAAAGGATTCGCATCTGCCCGTCCTGCGACATGGGCGGTATCAGGCTTTCCTGCAGGCCGAGGTAAAACTGACAGCTTTGCAGCATCATGTACACCGCTTCGTCACGTTCTTCTTCGGTGGCTTCCAGAAAGATGTCTTTCCCGAACTTGGTCTGCGGCGTGCGTTTCTTGAACTGGCCGGCATAGTCCTCGTCGTGATAGTAATCGCTCTGCATGGCCAGGAATATACGGCGTGAGGTGCTTCCTTCGGTCATGTCGAACGGCATCTTGTTCATGGTAATGAATATCTTCGGGGTTGCCTCGCGCGGCAGTGTCATTTCATCGTGATACAGGGTCTTTACCGTAATGTTGTCCGTAATGTTGTAGAACTCGCTGCCCATCATGTCGGGACGAAGGTCGTCTATCAGACACATGCTGTCCACGGTATAATGGAACTTGTCGAAGTTCTTGGCCATGTTCTCTTTCTTCTTCAAGGTCTGACCGGGTATGTAGCACACCTTCCGCACCAGCTCGAAGAAGGAACGGAAGAAACTTTTTCCGGTACCTCCGCTGTTCTTTCCTTCGTCGGCCACGGTGTATTCCGTCACGACTCCCATCTTCTGCATGGTGCCTGTACGATAGCGCGAAAGCATGTAGCCCATGAGCGCTACCTTGCAAATGAAGTGCATGTCCTGTCGCTGCTTTTCCAGCTCGGTAAGCGGATAGCCTTCGGCTTCCTTTCGCCAGTGTATGCGGCTGGTGTCATACAGCCACTGCACGCAGACAGGCATCTGGTCAATGTCTTTCGGCATTCTCAGCAGGAAACGGTACAGACGCTGGTAGGCGATGAACTCTGCATCCTCACGGCGGCGCTCGTTCTCGTTCATCCGTTTGTCGGCCATGCGCTGCCTGTTCAGTTCCTTACGTGCGGCATATTCGGGATTCTCCTCGATAGTGAACAGCGGTGACTTGAGCGGATGATAGTCAGCGTCGATGATGGCCTTACGGTTTACATGGAAAGGAAGGTCCACGTAGTCCACCGGCTCGATGCTGTCGGCCGTCACCTTCACGGCGCAGTTGCGGAAGAAGAAATAATCGAAATCCTTCCCCCACGACATGAAGTTCAGGTCTACTTTCTTGATTCCGGACATGGTGTCGCGTCCGATTTTCTTCTGGGTACTGATGGAGTTGCTCAGTTCCTCGGAGTAATACTGTGAGTTGTATATCAGGAAGTCTTTCATGATTTCCTTGGCTTCGCTCAGTGCCTGGCTCTCTTCCACCACATCGACAATGTTGTTGCTGATATGCACAAACTTGGTGGTATCCGCTTCGTCGGTGTATTTGTAGAATCCGTTGGCCGAAAGGAACTGGGCCATATTGTCGAAGTTCAGGGTATATTTGCGCACCACCACCTTGCTTTCGTCTTCCTGCTTTTTGGTCTGGTACTGCACATCCCAGAAGCGCATCCGTCGGGCGGTCTTGAGCAGGTCGTCAAAGTAGCGGTTTACGTTGGTGTGCATGAGCTTTTCATTGCGGCGCATCACTGCCGGATAGAAGTTGAAGAACTCTTCGGCATCCTTGCACGTTTTCCCGCTGCGGGGATTGTACTGGGTGGAGAGGTCTTCGGGCAGATAGAGCACTTTCAGTTCCACGTGTTTCAGGGCCAGCCGGTTCATGGCGCGAATGCCGGTGCGGTCGATGTCATACAGCACAAACACTTCCATGGAGATGTCCAGCAGGCGACGGATCGTTTCCGACGAAATCTCCACACTCTCGGAGTGGGGAAACACCACATGAGCGTCGCTATGAAAGTACACATTGATGGCATCGCGCGGGCCGGAACAGATCACAATCCGGCGGAACACGTCGGCAAAAGCGCGGGTACGCCGTCCCTGCTCGTCCACCCGGGTTTTCTCTATGTTGATAATGGGATGTCCTTCCTTGTCGGAGGTTTCCACACGTCCGGTCTGAAGGGCACGCATCACGTCTGCATCGCCGTAGATTTCCTTATGGAATCCTTCCGGACGGCTTCCTCCCTGGTACCACCAGGTAAACTTGTAGTTGGGCTGGCGACGGCCGTCCGCATCGGTCGTCTCGCGGAAATAGGGCTCGTACTTGCGTGCCCACCAGCCGTTCTCGTCTTCGTAGCGGAAAAGAAATACCGGGTAAGAAGGTGTGGACTTCACTTCGTAGCTGGTCAGCACGCCGTCGGAATCGGCCTTTTCGGGGGTAACGTAGCTTTTCAGCGGATAGAGGTTGAAAATGGTGCTTAGCTGGGTGCTGTCGAAGGGAGCGGGCATGTCGCCACGGTAAAAATCGGGATTGAACGAACAGCGCAACAGGTTGTTTCCGTCGGCATCGGTCACGGCTGTCTGTTCGGTGCCTTCGCTTGTGTTTTTCCCGGTGCGGAACACGGGGAGCACCTGGCAGCCCAGCGCACGGAGCTCGGCGGGTGTAAACTCGCCCTCACGGATGCGGAAATCCACTTCCGGCTGCGGGGCGGTCTTGCGAGCCCGGTGGAAGAACCCGTTCTTGTAATCTCCTTCAATAATCAGGTTGAAGTCTTTGGCCAGCCGGTTCACCGCGTCCGGAAAGTCGTGTTTCTCTCCTGCGCGTTCCAGAAGGCGCTGCTGCAGCATGATGGCTCCTACCCCCTTGCTCCGATTCTGATCGCCGCACACAAAGCAGTTGAAGGCCGCGTAGCGCTCGCCCTTGGGAGGGAACTTACTCACACAGAAACTCCCGTTCTTCTCCTGATGGAACGGGCAGCGGTAGAATACGCTGCGTGCAGTCTGCGATGCGGGAAGGTATCCGTTGTTGCGCATCACGTCTGCCAGCGGAAGCGCATTGAGCTTATCTATTGTTTTATCCGAGAACATGATGATTTTCAAGAAAGAAATGTTATTTCAAAATTCATGCCTTCCATTACCGAACTGATCATCGATTTGAGGTCATCTTCGCCGCACATCCATGGATCAGGATTCCCGAGCAGGATACCTTCATCGGTCACCTGACCGCTTTCGGCATATCCGTCGTGTACCAGTTCGTCACACAGGGTTCTCATGCGGGCCTGTGAGAGTCCGTCCATTTCCAGACGGATATCTTCTTCCTGTCCGATGATCCTGCAGGTAGCATGATGCTGCTCGAACTTGCGTTCGTATAGTCCTTTGTAGTGCATTATCTTAACCGTTTGCCTTCGAGCATCTTCATCAGCTCCGGGCGGGTGGATACGCCCAGTTCCGCAAAGATGCGCTTCCGGATGTTGTCAATATTGGAATAGCTGCATCCCAGTCTGTCTGCGATCTCTTCGTATGAAAGTCCGGTGTTGACCATCAGATCGGCCACTTCAGCCTGCGTGTTGGTCAGCCCGCATTCATATATCGGGTTGCAGCACACCTGTTTCTTGTCGCGGTATGCAGGATTGAATCCGTTGAGCGGACAGTTGTAGCGCTCCGGACAGAGAGTAAATTCCGAGTTGAAATCGTCCGGTCCCTCGTGGTCGGGGATGTTGTCCTCCCGGCCGAAACAGCAGTTCAGACTGATCAGGGCCAGTTCAGCCATGTATCTTCGCTTGATCTCGCGAATGGTCTTGTAAGAACGTCCCAGACGCATGCGCAGCTTGATGTCGCACGCCACCAGGTGTGACGGATAGTTTTTCCGCATTTCCTCCAGATATTCCTCAACAAAGGCAAATCCTGTCACTCCGTCGTTTTTGACCGTCAGTTCCTCCCCGTCCTCGAAAACAATTCTCGAAAACCCGTCTCTCAAATTTGTATGTGCTTCCCACTTTCTGTTCATTCTCAATCCTCCAGCTGTTCCATGTATTCCTTATAAATATTATCCAGTCCTTTCAGCTCCACGTCCGAAAAGTCGAAGGCACGGAAGCGGATACTGACTGTCCGTCCGCCCATACCCATCTTTTCACTCATAAACTTCCGGAAACTTCCCTTATCCGGAAGAGATTCGTAGAAATCTTTCGCATCACCGCTGTATTCGGGTGAGAAAAGCGCGATGCAGCCTGATATCCCCACCAATTCCCATTTGCGGAAACGGGACGTGCGGATCTTGGGATAAGCCGTCGATGCGGACATGCGATACTGCTCCACCAGGTACCGCGTAAAGCCCAGTCTGAACGGCTTGTGTTTCTGATCAACTAACCGGCTAATAGTGCTTTTTTTCATACTCTTTTCCTTTTTCTCAACTTTTTAGAAATGCGTTTTTGAATGTTTTTTGTTATATTTACCATCCAAAGTAACGAAAAAGTTACGATAAAACTCACTTTTTTGAAATGTTTATAACAATTTTTAAACTATCACTCTATGTACTATTTTAATTCATACCTTTTCTCAAAGCTCCCGAAGCTCCTGAACATGCTCCAGAAGGAAGTTTCGGAAGCCGTCTACGGAAATGATTTCATTTACGCCAGAAGAATTGGAAATCAAGATAGTATAAAGGTCAACGAAATTATAGACATCTGTAACAGATTCCATATCAGCACACGCCATTTCTTCCTTACCCAGCCTGCTCCCATGGAATTGGAGCCTCGTTCATCTTACATCATTTCGGACGACTATTTTGAAACGGTCAGATTTTATCCTGAGCATATCAAATGGATCTACGGGAAAAACGGGATGGCCAAAGGGCTGACACGCGACAAACTGGTGGAAAGCCTGCACATCAGTCCCGCTACCCTGCTGCGATGGGCCAACCCGTCGCTGGGCGGAGAAGTCCCGGTGAAAGCCATGCTGGATATGTGCAACCTCTATAATCTGGATCTGTATGCGTTCATCGAAGATAAAAACGTGCAGGCGGACCAGCCCTGCGAAGAAAAAGAACCTGATCCTGAACCCATGGTGCTTACTACCCGCACCTGGCAGGAACTCACCGAACTGCGGAAAATGCTGGTGGAAAGCCAGCGGAAAATCAATCTGCTGACCGAGGAAAACGAACGCCTGAAAATGCAGGGCAGCCAGTACGCCAGCGCACTCTCGGAAGACGAGACCTGTGACTATGACAAGTCAAAGCCGAGAGGATGGACGGCCAACTGGGAGCTGCTGAAGAATCTTACTTATGTGACGGGAGCGAGCAGAAGGGAGCTCATGCGAATTGCGCAGATCGGCACATACAGCGGTTCACTGAACGACGGAAACCTGAACATCCCTTCGCTGGTCAGGATCTGCAATGCCTTCCAGATCAGCAGCCGGCATTTCTTCATGCGTGACACCGGGGAAAAGATTGCGCTGCGGGCGTTCAGCCAGTACCGGTCGGACAACTGGAAGAAGGTCAGCTTTCATCCGGAATACCTGAACGATCTGTTCGGGAGGGAGAGCCTGACCGGACTGAGCCGGAAAGAAGTTGCAGCGATGGCCGGCGTATCGGAAAACACCATCCGCTCCTGGAAGATGGAATACAGCACCATGCGCGTAAAGGATCTGGTGAATATCTGCAATGCCCTGTCACTAAGTCCCTGGTGCTTTATCAGCGACGGCAACCGGCCGGACCTGCAATACGGAGTGACGCATACGGAATTTCTGCTGGAAGAGAATCTTCTGCTCCGCCAGCAGATCATCCGGCTGCATGAACAGATTTTCCGCATGAAGGAAAGATACGGAATCTCAGCGGACAAATGAATTGTATGTTCCGCCGGTGAAGGAATAGCGCACGTCGAAGTTGACTGCCAGCAGAGACGGTTTGGAGCGGTCGAGCACATCCACCGTGTCGTCCGGAAGAATGGCTACGGGCAGGAACCGGCCGGCGACCAGCATCCAGGCGCGGCGGGTCATCAGGAACTCGTTGATCCACCATTCGGCCCACTCCCTGCTGACATATCCGCTGCTCATTGCAAAGGTGGCTACCGGATCGGCCGCATAGTTGACCACGCGGGTGGTTCCCCGGAAGTCAATGTCCTGCGGTACGGAATAGGTGTTGCTTTCAATGTCATACGACAGGGACTCGCGCATGACGGCTGTCACGCTTTCAATCAGTCCGAAGGTGTTCTGAAACAGGAAATGCCGCATTCCGGGGGATGACTCCACCACATAGCGCTCCACTCCTCCCTCGTCGGAAGTGCTGACAACCGTTTTGCCGGCGGCGAGCGACGACGTATCAATCCGCAGGGATGCGGGAACCAGCGCTCCGCCGGTGTACTGAGAATAGTCACTCTTCTGCCCGGCATTGGTCACACTGAAAGAAATCGTGTCGCTGCCCGTGCTCACAGCCGGGACGTAGAGGTCAATTCCCTTCACCAGCGGCTCTCCGGCCGGCTTCCGGCTCAGGATACGTCCGCTTCCCAGCTGTACGGACGTATCGGCATTGGGGGCTGTGAGCCGTTCAAACTCGGTGTAACGACCCAGTATCGCCTTGTACTCTTCCGAAGTGACCTCCCCTTCTTCTATCTCTACGTTGTCGTACAGATAGACTTCCTTGTAGGTCAGCGTATAGCTTGCCGCATACATCGTCTGCGTGAGTGTGGTTCCGCTCACCTCCTGCACGATGCAGCGCTCCAGGGCCGTGCGCACCGTGTCACTCACGTTGAAGGTTGCAAGGCCGTCGGAACCGACCTCATACACATATTTTTCCGAATAACTGATTTCCTCTCCGCTTCGGGTGGCCTTGACGTCGCAAGACATCCGGATGCGGAGAAAGGTTTTTCCCGTCAGGGTTGTCTTTGCCTTGACGATGATCGGATTTCCTGCCAGCGAGACAGACGCGGGCTGCTGTAATACCTGTATTGCCATGTTCTTGTGTCTTTAAGAATTAAGCGGGAATTCCCCTGTCTTTAGGCAGGGGATGATAGCGCTTTTGTTCAGACATTCTTTTGGTTTTCTATATATTTTCTTACCGTTTCCTCGGATATATGACCAACGGGCTCTACAAAATAGGAACGGGTCCAAAGTGATGGTAATCGGCTACGTAGCCATGGAAACTCCTTTCGTAAGCAAACAGAAGAATAACCCTTCAACTGATTGATTACAAAATGGATGGCATATGTAGGCTTGCTTCGGATAAAGAGATGGACATGATCGGGCATGACTTCCATGTTTTCCAGGGTGATTCCCAGTTCGTCTGCTTTCTGCTGCAACAGAATTTTCAATCGTTCATCCACTCCGTTTACCAGTACTTTTCGCCTATACTTCGGACAAAATACAATGTGATAACCCAAATTGAAAACGCAATGAGAATTTGATGTATATCTTTTTGCTAATGTCATAATAAATAACGTATTATATTTGCAAATATAAGTATAAAGTTATATGTTTGCAATATATCCATCCAATAATTATCTATGCTGAGAGCCTACAAATATAGAATCTATCCGACAGAAGAACAGAAGGTCTTATTTGCCAAGACCTTCGGCTGCTGCCGCTTTGTCTATAACTGGGCACTCAACCTGAAGATTGAAGCCTACAAGCAGGATAAGAAGTCTGTAGCTTACAAGGAAGTTCAAGACCGGATGGTGAACGAACTGAAGAAGGAAAACCAATGGCTGACAGAGGTAAATTCACAAGCCCTCCTGAATTCCATCCGCAACCTTGATACCGCCTACAAAAACTTCTTCCGTGACACTCATGCGGTCGGTTTTCCGAAATTCAAGAGCCGGAAGAGCAAGCAGAGTTTCCAGTGTCCGCAGCATTGCAACGTGGACTTTGTGAAAGGAACAATCACAATCCCCAAGGCGAAAGACATTCCTGCCGTGCTGCACCGCAGGTTCAAAGGTACCGTGAAGACCGTTACCGTCAGCATGACACCTTCGGGTAGATACTTTGCTTCCGTGTTGGTTGATACGACCATCCAGGAACTTCCGGCTTCAGCGATACAGGGAGATACGGCTTTAGGTATTGATTTAGGCATCAAATCACTTGCCGTATGTTCTGACGGACGCACGTTTGACAATCCTAAGAACTTGCAGAGAAGCTTAGACCGCTTGAAGTTGCTACAAAAGCGGTTGAGCCGCAAACAGAAAGGTTCTGCCAACCGCAACAAGGCACGCATCCGTGTAGCCCGGCTACAGGAACACATAGCTAACAGCCGTAAGGACAGCCTTCACAAAATCACCCATGCACTCACGCACGACAGCCAAGTGCGCACTATCTGCATGGAAGATTTGAACGTGAAAGGGATGCAGCGTAACCACCATTTGGCACAAGCCGTAGGAGATGCTTCTTTCGGTATGTTCCTAACTTTGCTTGAATACAAGTGCAGTTGGTATGGCGTGAACCTCATTAAGATAGACCGCTTTGCCCCAAGTTCGAAGACCTGCGGCAAATGCGGCCATGTGTACAAAGGATTGAATCTTAGCGATCGCAGTTGGACATGCCCGGAATGTGGTACACATCACGACCGGGACTTCAATGCCGCTTGCAACATCAAGGAATTTGGCTTGAAAGCCCTACCCACGGAGCGTGGGAAAGTCAAGCCTGTGGACTGTCCTCTTGTGGATGACCGACCTCGTGTCCTAAAAAGCAATGATAGGAAGAAGCAGGAAAAGAGAGGAGGTATTGGTATCTCCGAAGCTCATGCCTTTAGGCGTGAGTAGCTCACAGTGTGTAAAGCTCGATTTTCACGTCTGCTACTCCCGTGACACCGAGCGTATAGGAAATTCTGTTGATAAAACCCGTGAACCGGCCGATCCGGTAACGGCGGAAAAAGTCAATGTTTACAATCTGCATGATATCCATGCGCACCTGGAGTGTGACGGTTTTCTTGTTGGACATGAAGTAGAGATATTCCGACAGGAACTTCGCCACAAATCCGCGGCCCTTGTACTTCTCCCCGATGGGATAACCGTCTTTTTCGGCCACCGGCTTCAGGGAAAAGCGGTTGGTCTGATCTGCGCCGCCGGCTTCCGTCCCGTTGTAGTCAAAGAAACGGCCGAAGTTGTCACAGCTGTCCGAAGTGAAAGCGTAACTGCCCACGGTCTGAATCCAGGAGTCGTTGTTTTCTCCGTCGTAGTTGGTATTGATAATCTCCACGCCTGAGTCATTACCCGGACCTCGCATGATTCCCAGGGTATAACCTGCATCGTAGGTGGCGAGCGGGGATTCCGTGGTTTCTTCGCGGTCGAAATTTTCTCCGGTGTCGAAGGTGACATCAGCGGTAATATCCTTGATGTTCTGAAGGAACAGGAAGTTCCCCATGAGCGGAAGGACAGAAACCGTGGTCTTGGTGTCCGAAAGCAGGCTCACGTCAGCAAATACGGCCAGTCCCTGCTGGGCTTCCTTGCCTTCGGAAGCCATCTGGCTGGTAGACGCGCCGGATATGTCGTTCACAATGACCGGCGAGAAAGACAGCTTGATCTCTTCCGCTTCTTCCGGATCAGCGCCTTCGGTCTCATAGTCTCGGAAACCGCCCACCTCGAACAGTGACGGATCACCGCCCGTATCCTTGTTGACCTTGATGCGGTAAGCATTTCCGGTGATCCGGTCGATGTAGCAGGTCGTATCGTAGGCTGACTGGCCCATTTTCAGGATTTCCAGATAGCCGTCTTTCTCCGACACGTTGGTATAGTCCGTGTAGTTGAACGTCGTATCGTCATCCTGCCCGTATGTGATGCGGTACCCCTTGTTCTTCTCCTTGGTAACGGCACACGAAAGAATATCCACATCGAGCGTATTGGTCTCCCGGTTCTGGAAAATGTTTCTCAGCAGGTAGATCCGCATCAGCCGGTCGCGCTCGTCGTACACAAAACGCACCCCGAACGCATTCTGAAGGTCTTCGATTACGTCCTTCACTTCCAGATCCGGGAAATTCGCATTGGTGGCATACACATCACGCACGGAATAGGTGAAATCGCTGTTTCTGAAGGTTCCCATAATAGGCACAATCCCTTTCCCGCCGGTTACTTTTACTTCCAGCGAGAAGGAAGGTCCGATGAACGACTCACTGATCACGTCCGCATACTGGATGGTCCGGCTTTCACCGCTCTTCACATCGCAACGGGTAGAGAAGAAAGCCAGACGGCAAAGGTCTTCCACATCGAGCATTTCGTTCTTGTCGACACCGATATCCAGTTTCTTCATCACCAGGTCAATGAGATACATCACGTAGAAGCATACGCCGCTGTACGGGCGCTTTGCTTCGAGAGCTGGAGCATATTTCCCGTTCTCGTCGGATGCACACACCCGGACGTTGCAGAAGGTCTTGACGGGATACGGATCAGATACATTGAACTCGGTGAAATTCATCAGGTTCCTGTACGGGAGATAAACATACATGGGATAGACGGAGCCCTGTATTTCGGGTGCCGTGTCTGCCCGGTAAAGCTCATATCCCAGCTTCAGCTCGCGGTCGAGCGGGATCTCGTTGGCCTTCATGCCCTCCAGCTTGTCCATGAAGTTACCAGTCCCGGAAGAAAAGGTAACCGGCAGGCTGTCCTCAAATTCAATCTCGTCGTCGGTAGCGATGGTTCCGCGGTAGATCATCACGCCGTTGAACCAGATTTCCGTATCACTCTTGTCGATCTCCCGGAGCGGACGGTCCCCGAAGGGATCGTCCACATTCTTGAACACCTCGCGGTTGGGAGCGAGCGGGATCTCAAAGGGGAACGAAAATGTTCCCTGATCATTGAATACCGGGCTGGTCTGTTCCAGGTCGATGGAGAAATCATCCGGAAGGTAGATCCACTGCCCGCCTATCTTAATCTGTAGTCCTTTCATCGTTTTTTATTTTGTGAGTCCGTTTTTGTTCATAAACTTGCTGGCCTTGCTGAGCTGGTTTACCGCGCCCTTGCGCCCGTAAGGATCTACCGTCGCACTGATGGGCTGGTTCAGCCTTTGAGTCAGGGCATTCACGGCATCGGTCACTCCGGTAAGCACCTGCGACATTTCAGCGGCCGACATGCCTGATCCTCCTGCCTGCTGCGCAGCCTGTGAAGCCTGTGCCGGCATGGAAGGGTAGTTCCCGCTGGCAAATGTCGGCATGGCTGCAGATTTTAGCTGTCCGTGACGCGCAATGGTGAGAATGCTTTCGTAGATGTGGGGATAGTTCAGAATAAGTTTCTGTGTGGTATCGCCGTCCACAATCATTTCAGGCTTCTTTTCAGAGAAAATACCGAAATGCGCACCTCCGCCGTACACTCCCGTTTTAAGCTCCTTCTGGTAGCGTGCGTTGTATATCTGTCCGTCGTTTCCCAGTACCGGATAGTCACCCTCTGCGTAGGTAAGCATTCCGGCTGCTACACGACCCTTGCTGCTGCTTACTCCGGTAGCAGCTGCCACATCCTGCTTTGCTTTGTTTAGCTTACCCATTGCAAGTCCCATGAGAGCGGAAATAGCTGCACTGATTACGGCAATCAACGGAATACCCCAAGGTCCTAATCTTCCAATAATTTCGGCTGCTCCTTTTGCCAGCCCAGTCGCTCCTTTTGCCGTAGTTTCTGCACCTTCTACCGTTAATTCTGTAACCGTACTTGCGCCCTTAATTGCCGTAACCGATGTGCTTGTAGCTGCTTCCTGCGCTACTTCTTGCTGACCCAGCGATTTCTTCATCAAGAGTTCCTGAATCTTTTGCATAATCAAGTCTTTGGTAAGCTTCATCGCTGTTTGGAGCAATTGTTTAGCAGCTTCTTTTCGGTCATCCACTTCACCAAATGCAGCTTCTCCCATCTGCTCACTGAAATCAACCACGGCATCCGTGTAGTTTTTCAATGTGCCCAACTTGCCTTCTGTTATTTCCAGTTCCTTGGAAGATTGCTCCTCCCTTGCGGCTATGTAGTTGTCGTAAGCCTCCTTTTGCGCCATGAGGAAAGATTCTTCTGCCTGCTGTTGCGTAGCGCCGGAAGCAATGGCCTGCTGTATCAGTTCTTCTTTGCGGGCATAAAACTCTTCATAATACTGACGGGCAGCTTCCAGCCGGATGCGCAGCGCTTCCAGCTCGGCATTGTCCGTGTCGGAAGTACCAAGGAAGGAACTTTGAGTAGATGCCAGTCCCAGATTACCGGCTGCACCCATCAGCTCACTTTGGTCGTCGGAACCTTTTATCCGATCCTCCCAAAGTTTCTGGTTTCCGCTGGTCTCCCACTGCACGTCGATCATTTCCTTGATATCCTTGGCATACTTCTCGGCAGCAGCCTTGGAGTCCTGGTAGAAGTCACGCAGCTTTTTCAGCATAAGCGATATCTGTTCGGGGCTCATGCTTTCGGCCCACACCGCGTCAATGTTGCTAAGATAAGTCCGCAGCTGGTTTTCGTTCAGGCTGTAAGCATCTTCCGACAGAGAGACAAGCGCATCCATTCTTTCCTTGACCGCACTCTCGTCGATGACTCCGCTAAATCCCAGACTCATGCGGAACTCTTTCTCCGCGTCGGTATTCAGCAGACGGAGCTTGTCGAGCGACTCCTCAAACTGGTTAACCAGACTTTCAAACGGGTTGTATTTGAGAAGTTCCTTCTCGATCGTCTGACGGTATTTCACTGCCATGTTCTGTACTTCAAGAAGGTCTTTTTCCAGATTTTTCCGCACACCGTCAGTTTCCTTCTCTCCCATTTTCTTAATCAATGCAGCAGTAGATTCCAGATTCTTTCCTTCCATTCCGTAAAGCTTCTGGTTGAACGTATTCGATTCTCCCAACAGCTTTTTCCGGAGCTCCACACGTGCCAGCAGGTGCTCTTCTTCCGTCGCATCAATCTGCCGGTTCATTTCCTCGGTCGTGATTTCCTCATTCAGATACGCCTGACGGATGGCCTGCTGGCGACGAAGGAAATATGCTTCCAGTGCGGCCATGGCTGCACTCACCTGGTCATTCAGTTCTTTCTGCTCTCCGCGGGTACCGGACTTCCGGACTTTTAGCCAGTTTCCGCTGGTGTCGCGTCCCCATTTCTCAGCCAAAACCTTGGCCACTTCTTCTTCCATCTTTTTCAACGCCTCGTATTCTTCCTTGGCCGACTTGAATCCGCGGGCAGCGAAGGTGTCTGCATAGTCCTTGTCCTCATTAATGCTCTTCATCATGGCCTCCAACTTTTTGTAGGTAGCTACCAGCTTGTCTACTCCGGCTGTTTCCAGCGACACACCCTGTCCCCAGACAGATTCCAGTCCGATGGCCTTGATCCGTTTTTCTACCTGCTCGATGTTGTACTGATATACACCTAACAGGCGGTTCTTCTCCTCAAGTTCCTTTAATTCTGAATCGGTAAGTTTCTCGCCTCTTTCACGCTTTTCGTTCAATGATTCTAGTCTGGACTCTTCGAACTTGTTCAACATTATTCCACTTTCCTTTTTGTCATTCAGACGTTCAAGCTCTGCTGTTTCAAGCTCGGTCAGTTTTTTCCCTTTCTCACGTTTGGCGTTCAGGTCTTCCACATCTGAGCGAAGGCGCTGCACGTATGTAGTCGCCTGCTGAAGATAGGTTTTCAATTCCGGTATGTCCGAAGAAGAAAGTATTTCCTGATTGGACTTCCGGAGGTCTTGCAACATAAGCTCTTCGGTCTTGCTCTCGGCAGCACGCTGCGTACTTTCAAGGAAAGTCTGAGTCTGCCCCGCTTCCTTACGGATGTTTTTCAGAATGTTCATCAGCTTCAAAGCGTCGGAACTGAACGGGAGCTGCTTTATGTTCTTGTTGTATTTCTCCATAAAGCCATCCAGCGCATCGTACAGATTGCCGCCTTCTTCCACCACCTTGTTCATCCCGTCCATAATACGGGCCATGGCATCGCCGGCGTTGGTCTCTCCCACATTCTGCATTTTGTTCAGCGAAGCAATGATCTTCGACTGAAGTTCCTGAATCTGGTCGGTATATTTGTCGGCAATGTTTTCCATCATCTTGTCGCGCATCTTCAGCGCAAGCATCTCACGCAATCGTGAATTTATAAGCTTATATATATATTCCTTCTTTTGTTCATAATTATACTCTGTGACAAGGAATCCTATATATGCCCCATATTTGTCATTAAGTTGCTTGATTAAATATGCCCTCTCTCCTGTTTCATCATTAGCATTTTTAATAGCATATCTTAAATTATTAAGTTCAAATCTTTCTTTTTCTATGGATGATTCAAATTCCGACTGTGCCTTTGCTGCCTGATCTACTGTTTTCTTAAACATAGTAACAGCCGAAGTCAGCGCAGTAAAGCCCAAAACAGCCCATCCGATCGGATTCTTGCTCATGGCAAATGTAAGGGCCTGCCATGCCGTCTTGAATACATTCAGTGATACGGTTCCGGCCTTCATCATCTTACCGAAAAGCAGGATGTTTGCACTGGCTTTCTGCACCGCCGAAGAAGTGGCTATCATTACTCCCATCAGCACCTGAAGCGCAACTGCCATCAGACGTATGGAAGTTTCCCCGCGTTCAAACCGGTTCGGAATGCTCGCTATATAGCGAAGTACATCCGTGAGCCATTCCACAAATCCGCTGTTGATAAACGATTCCTTGATGGCGTTACCCATACGCTGCATGATGGCCATGGCGTTTTCGTTCTTGATGTTGTATTCATCCGTCACGCTGGTAGCTTCCTTAAACGCACGTGAAGAAGTAAACACCTGTGCCTTCAGTTCGTCTACGCCGGAAGAAAGGGTAACGAGCACCTGCTTGATACGCTCGCCATCGCTACCGAGGTCTTTCATAATCGGAGCCAGCACATCCAGTCCGCCCATAGCATTCATTTTCTCGAATACAGCGATTACGGCCTGAATGGTTTTACCCTGCTCAATCAGGTTTTTCAAGTAATCATCGCTCAGTCCCACAGCCTGCGCCACCTCGGTGGTGTTGCTGGTCAGTGTAGAAATAAAGGTGTTCAAAGCCGTACCACCCATTTCGGCGTGCTGACCAAGCGCGTCGAGGGTACCGGCCAGCGCAATCAGGTCGGACATGGAAAGTCCTGCCGCTTCTCCGATAGCTCCGATACGGTTTACTACATCGACAATCGGGCCGGCGGAAGCACGGCTGGTCTGGGATATTTCGTTGATAGCAGAACCGGTAGCGAGCAAGGCTTTTTCCACTCCGAGCTTCTGTGTCTCACCCAGAATGGCATTTACCTTCATCAGCTGACGGACCGCTTCGGCACCGCCCAGATCCTCACCCAATGCTACGAGCAACTGATTACCTGCCTTCACGAATCCCAATACATCTTCTTTGGCAGAGATACCCAGCTTACCGGCTTCGTATGCCAGGTCGTGAAGTTCCTGCTGTGCGGTACGGGTGTCGATACTGTCAATTTCACGGCTCAGCTCGGCTACTGACTCAGTGGAAAGCCCGGTGGTCTTCTCGATGTCGGCCAGACTGTCGCTCAGCTGCAAGTTAGCCTGATACAACTGCTTGATACGTCCTACCACCTCATTAAATCCGGCATATACCAGCACATAACTTGTCAAACGCTTGATGGTAGCTACAATCTGGTTATCGTGTTCCTGCCAGCTTCTTTTCACTTCATTAATCTGCTCGTTTACCCGGCGCAGATTCATTGAAGTTTCCATGTATTCGCGCGTGTCACGCTCAGCAGCAGAAAGTTCCTCCTGAAGCTGTGACGCGGCCTTTTGCAAATCTTCCAGTGGAGCGGCTTTCAGGTTAAGAATTATATCATCTAGTTCTTTCGCACTCAGTAAAGCTCCCTTCTGCTTCTTATCAATGACATCAAGCGCAACCTGGATTTTTTTCAAGCCTTTTGTATCGCTCACTTCAAGCGACTTCTTATACTCTTCAAGCGATTTTTTCAGCTTTTCAAGGTCTTCGTATGTACCGTCAAACGTACCCATACCAACGTCTTCCGCCTTGAGTAGTGCTTCGTCCATCGTAGAAAATTGGGCAGATGATTGTTTCAGCTTCTCATTGAGAGAATTAATGGCCGACTCCACATCCTTGATACCCTTCGTGTCGCTGGTCTTGAGTTGTTGCTTGTACTGTTCAAGCAACTTGATAGCTTCCTTTGTCTGGGATATTGTCCCGTCGAATGTACCTGTCTGGACTTGTCCTAGTGTGGTTTGCGCACGCTGGGAGACACGACGGGTTTCTTCCGCTTCCACCTGAGCAAGCTGGTCACGGTATTTTCTAATTTCCTGTGTGTTAAGTTCTGTGGATTTAATAAGGTCTTGCAACCGTTCCTTTGCCTTTCCCAGAGATTTGTCGCTCACATTGCCAATATCTCCGATGATGTCAGAAAACTCTACGATGTTCCCTTTACGACGCTGGATTTCATCGGCAATCTGCTTGATATATTCACGAACTGTCTGTAGCGTTTCAACATTTTTAGGATTTATACCAAGAAGCATCTGGTTTAATCCCTTACGAGCCTCTCCTAGATTTCTCAAGGTCTGACCTGATATGTCATTTAGGTACTTGTTGACCGTGTTGACATTTCTCTGATTTTCCCTGATTAGTTTAGTCAGTCTCTCAAGCTGTTTTACTTTTTCATTATAAATTTTCTTGTTGTCATCGTATAGCGTGGTATTAGTAGTCGCATTCATCTGTTCTTGCGCATTTTCCACCTCTTTACGCAACTTTTTCCATTCATCACGCATCTTGTCAACCTGCTTCTGCGCCTGTTCCGCCCCTCCGATAAGCACGTCGATTCTAGCCAGTCTGGTACCTAAACTATTTGCCATGTCTTTGTGTTTGTTTTCCTCAAAGTTAGGCAGCCGGAAGGTGGAAATGAAGGACAAAAAAACGGTGTCCTTCAATTCAACGGACACCGTTTTAAAACTATTCGCCAGCAACCTCTCAAGTGGTTTGCCGCAAACCTCTTGAGAGGTTTGCGGCATTTAGTTTGACAGGCCCTACAAGGTGATCTGAAAGGGCCGGAATGTATGTTTCATTTTTATTATGTCACGTTTAATTTTAGTCAACAATATGGCTTTTTGTTACTAAAATAAGCACTATTTTGAATTAGTTTATAAATAATTTTCGGGTTGAAATGCGAATCTTTACCTTTGCGTCAAACCAAAACATTATTTATGAAAACAAAAAATACATTAATTTTATCATTAATGCTTTTCGCTATGTCATTAATGACTTCATGTGGATCTACAAAGGTCTACATGGCTCGTTACGATGTGGGTTTAACATCTGTTGAAGCACCATCTAACGCTAAAGATCCATATGGTAATGTAAAAATTACCAAAATAGAAGAGAAAACCACAGGTAATAAAAATGAAGTTTTATTAATTAATAAGTATGAATACTCCGACAAATATATCGGAATAACATGGACATATAATACCACGCAATTTGAGTTTGAACTAAAAAATATATCAGGACATACCTTAAGAATAAACTGGGATGACGTTACTTTTATGGATTATTCAGGGAATATAAGCCGAGTAATGCACAAAGGAGTAAAATATATAGAGAGAGAAAACCCACAAGGAAGCATCAGCATACCAAATGAAGGAAGACTTCAAGACATCATTTTACCAAATTCAAATGTATATTTCAGTAAAGGTATAAGCGGATATATACCAGCACAATGGAAACAGAAAGCCATTATTCCTTGCTATTTTAATAACAAGAACGATATGGAAAAAGAAATCGCAAATAAGACATGGATTGGAAGGACGGTTCGTATTCTTTTCCCTATAGAAATTGAAGGAATAAAAAATGACTACACATTTGAATTTACAGTTAACGGTACATACTGATAATAAAAAAACAATGCAGCCGGGGAAGAAACGACAAAACCCGGCTGCATTTTCATTCATATAGGGTGGAAAGACAAACTACATCATATTTTTCTCATAATTATATCGCCCACCACATTTGCCAGCACATTAGAGCCAAATCCTCTTATCCCGTCAAGTTGAGCTACCATACGTATAAGGAGGTCCAGCTTTTCTTCTATGCGGCTGTTACATGGCTGCCGGCTCTCCGTACATGCGCTTCTTGAAGTAACGGCGCACCTGAAAGTTCTTGTCCTTGTCTTTCAGGTAGGACACAGCTTTCTTGTAGCATGAAAGGGCCATCTTTTCGTTCGGCACTTCGGCAGGTGTCTTGTATCCCATGTCTTCAGCGATGCTGTATGCCATGTCGCTGTAAATCATGTTGGCTGTGACACAAAGTGCATACGAGTTGTACGAAGGTTTTTCTTCGGGAACTCCTCCGAGTTGTTTCACGGCAGACACGAAAGTGTCATGCCCCCAGTGGAATCCTTTCAACCCATCTTCGTTGACCATGGTCTTACCGATATTCACGGCCTCTGTTTCCGACAAAAAATTATCCCAGCACATTGCTTCGAGGTGGCTCAGCCAGCTCATAGCCATTTCCGGATGCATCTTTGCCATTTCCTTGAAATAATAGGTAGCAGCTTCGCCGAATATTTTCATATTCTTCACGTCCTTGCTGTCCTTCATCTTATCATACAGCTCCTCGTAACGGGAGATCATTTGTTCTCTATCCATATCTCGATATTTTTAAATTAGTTTCTTCAAAACTTCCCGCCCTCGCGGACGGGAAGCCACTCAAACATTTTTCCTTTTCCTTCGCTTTTTTACGGGTTCATCGGCAGATGCCAGACTGAAAGCGCTAAACGCGGCTGCCTGAACTTCGTTAAGCGGGAAAGGTAGCAGTAATCGTGACCGGGACTGCAATCAGTGCGCCGCAAGCAGAGCAACCGCAACCGTTCTCATTGTAAGAGAATACCTGCGGAACTAAAGCTGTAGCTACCACACTGGTAGGGGCTGTATTTGCCGCACCGATGAAGGTTACTGTAAACTGTTCGGTCCACTGAATAGTCTTTGCTGCACATCCGTTTTTCGGAGTGTAGGTCAGAGTTACAGCTGCGTTGATAAGCGCAATGTTCTGCGTGTTGTTGTTTGTGACGCTTGCTACACTGAATACGACGGTAGCAGTAGGTTGAACGCCGTTGTTCACGCAATAAGCCTGACGCAGTTTCTTAGTGATGTTTACCGTCAGTGGCTGAGCGGTAGCTGTCGGAACTCCAGACAAAGTAATTGACTGAATCATAGTTGTGTTGTGTTTGTGTTATATATCTTTTACAGGACACCAGGCCGCCTGTATTCGGCACTTATTTCTCTTCTTTTTCTCGTGTTTCATTCTTTGGTGCAGGCTGCGGTTGTGGGTGCGACGGCTGTGCGGGCTGCTGCGGAACCTTCACCACATATTCCTCGGGTTTCTGATACGGAAGGTTGCAGTCCAGGTATTTCTTCAGTTCCACCAGGTCATTGCGGTCGAAGGTGAAAAATCCGTCGATTATGGATAGCTTTCCCTGCTGGATGGCAGAGTCAACATATCCGTGAGCCAGTTCCGGGATCATGTCGTCCGGAATGCGGGACACAAATTTCTCGAGGAACGGGCGGATCAGTTTTGTGCCGCCTACGGCTGCCAGCGAATTGATTTCATTGGAAATCTGCCATCCGGGGCCTGCGAGTCCGATTGACTTGAATAACTTCTCCACCGGAAGCATACCGGCAGAAATACCGTTGAGCGTATTGCCCATCATAACCGGAATGACCGGCTCACCCCATTTCAGGATGACAGCGGTCAGAATCTGTGCGTTTGTCATTGTGCTGCGTGTTTGAGTTTTTTCTACAGTGCTTGAAAATCAAAAGGAAAGGGGAAGACCGGACGGTCCTCCCCCGGGGTCAGTTTGGGGTTACTGGGCAGACGGACATCCGCAGCATCCATCCTGACATACGTTGCTTGACGGAATGTATGTCTTGGTGATAGCCTGCAAAGCGGCGATGCTGTTCTGCATACACTGCAGAGTAGCGGTGTTGGTACCGTTGTAAACGGCCTGCTGCATGTTGACAGCTGTCTGAGCGTCCTTGTTGGAGCGAACTTCCACTGAAAGTTCCTTGATCTGACCCTGCAAGTCCTTATAGGCTTCCACGATCTTCTGGTCAGTGTACTTGTCAGCCTTCAGCAAAGCGATTTCTGAATCCTTTGCATTCAGTTGTTCCACCATGTTCAACTCATAACGGCTTACGGGCATGTTGTCTGAACATACGCCTTCTGCGTTCCATCCCCAGCCATTGCGACCCAGGATGTTACCACCGTTGATACCCAAAAATGATGCGATACCTGCTGCTGCCATCCATTCAGTCAAGTTCGTTACTCTTGACCCGTCTGCGGAAGACTGCTGCATATTACTATGCAGATTTGACTATATCTTCATCCCTTTCGGGAGCCTCCCATTTCCACTCACTTGAGTGTACTCTACTTGCTTTCGCTTTCGATAGTCGATGAACCTTCAGTTTGATGCTGATTATACCATTCCCATCTGTAACCTCGTGCCGACTTTATCTTTACACCATTTGAATTTACATATCCCTTACAGCATTTGGATATGTCGACAGAAGCCTTGATATTTCCGCAGACGCTTAATGCAGCTTCGTTAAGAGACTGATATACTGCTATTATACGGCCTGTGTTTTTATCTATCTGGGCAACAGGTTTTCCGAATTTTTCACGAAATATGTTTTTCACTTCTTCTGTGTGGTGACGGCCGTAGAAAGGATTCTTTTCTCCGGTGCGCTGTCTGGATAGAACCGCCAGCCTTTCTATAAGTTCGCGGGAAGGTTTCCATCCGTAATTAGGATTTTCCTCTCCGAACTTCTTTCTGGTGTTCATTTTCATTTTCTTTATGCTTTCAGGAGTATGTCCTTTACCCAAAAGCGGATGACCTTTTTCCCTTATCCACTCTTTTGTGTTTCTGGAAATAATCATTCTTGACTCTTCCGGCATAAAGAATCCCACATTGCCTGCACCACCTTCATTCATGTTGTAACCATTCCGGAATGAATCAAAGTATGCGATAAAATACCTCTCCTTCTCATTGAGAACACGCTCCATTTCTTTTTCGTCCTGGAATGTGCCTCTGAAAAGAACTTCATACGAAAAGTTTTCCGGTCCGTACTTCAATCTAGCCATATCCATACGATGACCTCCATAAGACTGTGACAATCTTCCGAACTCCATTCTTCTTCTGTGCTCGTTGGATGTCTGTCCTATATAAACCTTTCCGCCTGGAGACGTGTATTTGTAAACAATTCCTTCCATTCAAACCGATATGTATCTCATGCAAATATCGGAATTATAATCAACATTTCAAAGAGCTTGGCTGCTGATTGTCCTTAGCATTACCTATTAGGAGTTCCCAGCAATTAAAGAGGTTTTAAGTGAGCACAATTTTTAAGGTTTACCCACCGTGTTAAAATTACCTTGTCCCTGGCCGGTTACATTGTAACTCTGACCATCCATACCTTTGATTGTCATACTGTTTTGTGTTTGTGTTGTCGTGACAGGAACTATTTCCTGACACGACAAAGGTACACAAGGCCAGTCAGAGGGGGAAAGGTTTGTTTCCGAGCCATTTCCGCATATTTTCGCATTGTATTCGCAACATTTTCTGCGTAGAGAGGCGGGGACGTCAAAGTTCGTGAGGATATGTGTCACGGTACGCTCCCTGACACCTATTTTGGCAGCTATATAAGAAGGTGAGAAACCGGTCTCCGAGAGGAAATGCACAAGAAGATAGCGTGCGTCGACCGTCTCCATGTCTTTGCGCCGCGAGAGAATCTGCGGGCACGAGATTTCTGTTTCCTCCGACACCTTGCGGAGGATATCATTAAATATGTCACTTTTACTCATCGTTTCTTTTATTTGGGTGGGACTTGCGCCCCGTGTTTTTCGTATCTTCCTTTGTAAACAGCCTGCTGCCGTTACCATTGCAGCAGGTTGTAGTTGAGAGTCACCGCCACGACTGCGCCCATCTTTCCGTCCGGTCCGACGCCGTAACCGACACTCAGTCCGATGCCCCACCGCTTCCTTTTCGGAGCAGGAGGCGTCACAACGCCGGTCTGAGTCTGCCGGTAGAACTCGGCCGAAACCAGCCGGGGACGGTAGCCGGAAACCACGATCCGGTAGTCGTCGGTGCGGTATTCCTTTTCGGTGATGGGGATCAGTACGTCGGCGCTGTCCGCCGCGATGGAGTCCTTCCGGACAGGGAACCGTCCTGTCTCCAGCGTATCGGGCCGGGCGACGGCAGCCGAATCTTCCGCACCGGAAGCCGGTACGGAAGGTTTCTGCGGCCGCAATACGGGCAGTCGTGCGGTATCGGTACCCGCCGGACGTTCGGACACGGGCGGAGCAACAGCCGTGTCGCGCAGTGTATCCACCCTGACGGGCAGCCACACCGTGTCTGCGGTTCCCGAACCTGGGTCAGCGCATCCCCGGAAGAAAAGCGAGAAGAGGAGCGCCACCGTCAGAACGCCTGCCAGTATCCACGGAAGCTGCTTCATACGCCCAGGTATTTGCAGATACCGTCCACATGGATGGCGGTAATCTTCTGTTTGCCTTCTTCAGACAGCAGGAAGTCCACGTCTTCCCGGTTGTCCTGAAACAGGTTCTCCGTGAGCACGGCCGGGCATGCGGTGTGCTTGAGGATATAGAAATTACTTTCCTTGTCGCTGTCGCCGTCGGCAGTGTCCTTGCGGATCTTCATACCCTTGAGCACCTGCGAAGCCTGCTCATACAGGCACTCGGCCAGGGTGTCCGCCCTGGTCTGACCTACACTGGTCCATGCTTCCCAGCCGCGCCCGGTCATCCACTGCGAACCGTTTCTGGCCGCATTCAGGTGGATGGAAACCAGGATGCTGTCCTTCACTCGGCTGGCGCGTGCGCAACGCTCCTGCAGGGAGATGTCTTTCTCTTCGGGAACGAGCAGCTGTGCGTCCAGACCTTTGGCCTTGAGCGCACTGACCACTCTTGCGGCTATTTCGCGGGCGTAGGCATACTCCCTCACCCGTCCGTCGGGAGACCGATTTCCGGCGGTATCCGATCCGTGCCCGTTGTCAATCCAGATTTTCATTTCGGGAAAAGTTTAGTGTCAGTTTAGTTTTTGTGTTGTGCTTGTTTCTTTGTGTTGTGGCTGTTCTTATGCAGAAGCCAGGACTCCGGCTTTTTCCAGCTCGTCAATAAGCTTGTTCAATACCGTGTGTGCATCAGCCTGTCCGGTTGCGTCAGTCACGTGAGCGCCCTGTTTCACCAGACCTGCCTTACCTGACGTAGCATTGGTGTAAGTCGTATCGGTCCAGTTTACCGTTACATAGGCTTTCCCGCTTCCGTCTACCTTTACAGCATAGTTCTTGCTGTTTTCGGAATAGCCGGTCTGGATACCTCCCAGCGCAGAATCAGTGGCTTTCGGAAGCACATAGCTTTCACCACCGCCACCACCGCCGGCTGCTGCGGAATCCTTGATGACCAATGCCTTGACTTTTTTCACCTCTACATCGCTCAGCAGACGCACCTTCATGCCGGCAGGTACGTTGATTTCGATGACGGTATTGGTGAAATTCACCGTCTCCATCGTGACAGGTTCCATGGTGTCAATAAACTGGGAGATTGTAAGTCTTCCGGATTTCACACCCTGAATCTGCACCATTGTACGTCCTTCGGAAGTATATTCGGCCATATAGCCTTCTGCTCCCTTCTTAAAACTGATTTCGTCCATTGTTTGTGTTGTGTTTATGGTTTGTAACTTTATTTATACGGATTCTCCCGGTACTCCGGAAGAATGAACTGTATGTTCACCGCCGCTTCATGCAGCACCTTGTGTACCTGCTCCTCACTCACCTCCATTTCGTCGGTAAATTCGGTGAAGATGTTTCCTACCCAGTCGGACGCACTGTTGAGTCTCTTGATGGCTACGGCCTTGCATCCGTTTGTGACGAAAAGCGATTTCGCCATCTTGTCCTTCACCTGCGTGTCGATGTCGGTGAAGCAGAGATACAGGTTCTCCGCCAGTCCCTGACTGAACACTGCCATCTCGCTCATGGGCAGACGCTGTACGTTGTCCTTCATGCCCGAAACCCCCTTGCGCTTTACCTCGAAATAGATGGAAAGAAAGGCTGCATTCCCCAACGGGTGTGGCTGCACGATGTAAACCCTGTCGGCTTTTGTCTCGTAGAGCACTTTCCACAACTCGCCGAACACCTTTGCCGTGTTCTCGCTCCGTTTGAATCCCAACCGTTCGGTTTCCTGCTTATATCGCTCCAGCTTGAGATCATTCATCTTGTCGCGAAACTTCCGGTTCCTTTTGTCAATCCAGTTGAGAACAAAGGTTATGATAGAAAGTACACCTGCAAGAATGGCCGTTACCATTTCTGCATCCATTCCGTCTGTTCCTTTCTGCTATTCCTTCTTAGAAACCGTCTGATCTTTTTTAAAAAGTTCCCCGATGGCTTTCACCAGATTATAGAACCCGCATCCGGACAATCCGGCAGCCACTCCGTAGATCAGCGCACCCCACCACGCATAAACCGACAGCAGCGGAGACACCTGAAGCGCCCATGCCACCATGCAGACTACAATACCTACGGCACACGACATACCGATCTTTGCCAGCCGGTTGCTGGCCACGGCAGGGATCAGCTTCGCGATCTGCGTCACGATGGCCGAAATAAGTGCCACGATACCGGTAAACGTACCCATGTCGATTGCGAAATCACCTCCGGCGGTTTCAGTTCCGGAAACTTCCTGTGCGAAGAGTGCACAGGGCATCAGCATTGCAAAGAGTAAAATCATCTTTTTCATTTTGTCGTCTTTTTTTCGTTAAACATCTGTTTCATCTTGCAATACAAAGTTAGGAATTGGGCATTTCAGAATGAAGGACAAAAAAATAGCCCGGTCTCACGACCAGGCTAACGATATAATAATTATATCCTATTTTTTCTTTACAAACACCCGATAATAATACCTACCGCATCAGCTATAAGGTCTTTCTTGTCGAATGTGCCTTTCTTCATCAGCTTATCCCAAACTACTTCCTTTCCCACTCCGGCCAATGCGGCAACTAATACCGCTACCCACAGAGGAAGGATCAGGTTAAGGACAACTACCATCACATTGCTCGCAATGACGTGCTTTAGTCCGTCATGTCCGAAATAATTGAATACTTTGCTTATCATGCTTCTACTTTTTGAACAAATCCACCACTTACAAGGTCTGCAAGGTTATGAGTTACCTTGTTGCCTGTATTTCTGATACACTTATATACTACTCCGCTTTGGGTGTAATACTTGCCTTCTTCCAGTATCATTCCCTGCCACATCGTGTTTAACTCTTCGTTGTAAGGTATCGGGTCTTCCAATGTTCCTTCGTGATCTTCCACTACTTCAACCCATAAAGACGACTGGTTCCCCGGAGACCAGTTAGATTGCGTGGTGTGATCCTGCACTACTTCGTAAAGTTTCCCGTTGTACTTATACTTTTCTCCCTGTTTTACCTGAACGCTGTCTGCCGACCATTCGGGATAAAACTCTTTAACCGACAATGCTTCCTTGTTGGTAAGATTGAGTGTGCCGATAATCTCATTAACCATAGCGACATCTTTTTTCAACCGTTCCAAATCTGAATGCTTCGGCATCACTCCACTTTCAGCAGTCCAAATCTCATCTTCCTGCACTTCTTCGTCTGTTCGTTTCCATATCTGCACGAAGCATACATCGTACTCCCTGTAAACACAAAACTCCGCATCGGACGGCTGTTCCACTTCGCAAACAGGTTTATATCCTTGTGCGATAATTTCCTCTTCGGTAAGCTTTCCGCCCACCTGCACTCCTTTTTCCACTTCAAGCGTCTGAAGTGTTCCTTCTGTAATTTTTCCGTACTTCATATTATTAATGTTTTTAAATATTGCTATCAATTGTCCGTTATGCTCGCATATATGCAGGCTTGCGGAGCTGTAGGGGGAACCTCCTTTTCGGATAGTACCTTGTCGGCGGTCTGAATATGGAAGCATAGTCGTTCAGGTTTAGATATGATGTCTTGTTTGGTTTATACTTGTCTTTCAGCACACAGACGAACCTGCCGTTCTTGTTGCGGAAATACAGCCATTCGGAGAATGTTTCCAGAGCTTTCTTTGCTATGCGCTTTTTGATGTTGAAGGATGCTGTTCCTTTCATCAGACCGAAATAGCTGTTTATGCTTTGCATGACGTGTACGGCGTTATCGTACGACGGCATCCGGCTGTATTCTTCTATCGCTGTATGGAGGGCATGTACTGTACGGTTGGATATGTAAATACGGTTCAGCTTTACTACCTTTCCGCAGAACTTTACTCCGTGTGAGGCCGGCTGTATGTAGAATTTATCGGGATGGACTTTGAGTTTCAACCGCTCGGTTACTTTGATGAATACTTTCCGGGCATGGATTATTTCGGATGCGGTTTCTGCCACCACGCATATATCATCTACAAACCGTGTGTATCTAACTCCGGTTTTTATCATTTCCGCATCGGCTTCGGCCATGACGAGGTTTGCCAACAATTGGGAATAGAAGTTTCCAATCGGGAGTCCTTTTTCGGGCGGGAGTCCGAAAAGGCTTTTGTTGGGTGGTACTTTATCCCACATTTTTATATCGGAACGTCGCTCGCAGTCTGTGGCCGGATTATGCTGTATCAGGGTGTGAAGCAGGGGGAGTTTTTCCTCCTTATCGGGCTTGTCGTAGTACATATCGGCGTATTTCCGCAAGATGCGGTATGCTGTTTCCTTGTCTATCGACATAAAGAAGCCTGATATGTCCATTGTGGCTACGAAGGCTTTCTTTGTGTAGCCGTCGGTTACATCACGGATATTCCGCTGTATCTGCTCGATGGCTGTAGATGCGGAATGTCCGATACGGTTGCCGTGGCTTACATCACCATTGGCTTCATGGACTTTCTCGCATATCTCTCCAAGCATCGGGGCAACGTAGTGGTGCACGATGCGGTCGGTGTAGTTTGCTGCGAAAACTTCTCTATACACAGGGTAGTCGAGGACAAAGCAGATGCTTGTCTGTGGCTGGTATCCGTTGTCTATCCTGTTTATCAATTCATAAATACGCGACAGGTTGAAATGGAACGATGCTGCTTCGAGCGATGCGTGCTTGTTTTTGTAACAGTCGCTTTCGGCAGCTATCCAGGCGGACACTTTTTCTGATAAATCGGAGGCGGGCACCACACTATAGGTGTTGTTCGTGTTGTTGTTGTTCAAGTTGCCATTGCCCATGTTCACATACCAGGCATTGTTGCCATTGTTGCGGACACAGCTCCAGACGTTGCCGCCCAGGACTTCTGCCCTGTTAATCGAAATAGCTTGCTCACTGCAAGCACAGGGACCTTTATCATTAAACAGTTCTGCCGACATAGTTCAAGACTTTTCGGTTCTGACATTCTTTATCCTCGCAAGCGAAGATAAAATGTTATCGCACAAAACGTCTATTACAGACGCTTTCTCTTTGCTGCATCCTCCAAGAGCCACTATCAAGTATATCCCAAACTGCAATTCGTATGTCAGTTCTGTAGCTCTTTTATAATAGTCCATTCCGCGGACCTGACGCATAGCGTAACTGAAAAGCAATGCGCCTTGCTTCAGCATTGGGTCTATATATGTTCTGCTTATGACCTTATAAGCTTTGCTGTTGATTTCTATGAGACAATTATTCAGGCGTATAACGTCCTGAATAATTGGTGCATCCAAATGTTTCCTCCCGGATCTGTTCATTTCTATTGTCGCGTATTAAATGTTAATATATTTTAATGCAAAAGTTGATGAGCCGTGCTCCGCACGGCTGAGATAAATCAAAAAGCGGAGGCGGGCACCACACTAAAGGTGTTGTACGTGCTGCCGTTGCCCAAGGTGCCACTGCCCATGCTCACATACCAGGCATTGTAGCCATTGGTGCGGACACAGCTCCAGACGTAGCCGCCCAGGACTGCAGGAACTCCCCATTTCTCATAACTGTTAAGATAGTTTATTAATCCTGAAATTATGCTTCTGTTTGTCCAGTATGGATATAATTCTTTCTCTCCGGCCATATATTTATTTTCGAGAGATTTGATGTAATACACAGCATGAGAGTCCGCCATATTCCAGTCATAATTTGTACTGGAATTGGCGGGTCTGCTTATGTATGGGGTAATGATATACCAATAACCGTCAACGGTAATTGCTTCTGCTCCTTTTGCTCCCGGAGAAAGAAGAGGTCGTTCGGCAGAATTTACTCCGGTGTCGTTCATGTTTACACCGTTTGTTTTCTGCTGTTCGTACAGCCATTCAGCATATTCAGGTTTGAAATAGTATGCGTTGTTTACCGAATGCCTGTTATTTGTATTGTACATTGCTTTCAAGCCTGTATTCTGGCCGTTTACGAAGAAAAACATATCTTCGCCTGCCTGAGCCTGTGTACCTGACGAGTTCAGGATTTCCAGATCGGTTATTGTGCCTTCTGCTTCAGAAGATGTTATGCCGCTACAGATAGCAAACCTGTGGCGAAGCCATTCATTCTGTACATACATGGCTTCAAGACGTTCGGCGTAATTATCCGCTATCATAGCATTTACATTGCCGCAATTCTTTTCCATTATCCAGCGTTGCCTGGTATTGCCGCTGTAAAGTTCAAGCTTATCGTCTTCAGTTACGGTTACGCTCCAGTCGGCTGCAAAGTGACTTCCTACGGTATGTGTGCCAAGGTTTTCATCTACTGTCCCATGATAGTCAGTACCTTCGCGTACGCCGGTCATCTGGTCGTATTCATAAACTGAGTGTTGCATAGCGTTTGATGCTTTGTTTGTGGTACCGGATGTGGTGTAATATTCTCCCTTCCACGGCCAATAAAGAATGGCTCTGATACCGTTACATTCCAAAGAAAAACCTACAGGAGGAGCAATGAGTTCATTGTCAAAGCCATTTGCCATGCTTCGGTCGTTCCATTCTTTTACTGTGTAATGTTTCAGGTCTGCATCTACAATCTTGATATGGTCGTTTGTGGCTATCGCTGCAGTCTTTCCTTCACTCGTGGTGATAATGGTCGAACGTACCGGCAGTATCAGCATTTGCGATTCAAGGGCGTATTCATCCACTGTCGGAATGGCTGCTATTTTAGCCGGGTATTCGGAAAGGATTTCTCCGACATTTTCCACTCCTTTTGCCTCAATAGCTGCCTTAATCGCAGCTTTACTGGCTAATATCTTGTTTAGTTTGTCTGCTGTTGTTCCCATTATATAACTTCTCCGTTTATATTGTCAAGGATTGAGTTGATATCTCCTACCTGGTCGATTGTCGCATACTTTTTATCTGCTTGTAAACCCGTGATAAAGCCGCTTACATCGGGAATATCACTGGGTTTGGCCAACTGGTTTGTCTGTATATATTTTTGCGTACCATTATCGGAAACATAAATTCGCTCCGTGCCTTTTATATCTTCCAGTTTAGTCTGTACCTGACTTAATTTTGTTCCTGTAATTGCCATAATATTATCCTATTTTATATATCTCCAATACTTTTCATATCCAGGCATGGATTTCTACAGCGCTGACTCCAGCCTAAAGTACGTGCCGTCCTCCATCAGAAATAGACTGCCATCCTCCATAAGAAGCGCGTCCGAAATCTGAGGGATATCTTCTCCTCCAGAATCTTCACACAAATTACATGTGCAAATATCTTCAGGTATTCTTATTTCAGCAATGCGTATGGCTCCTATATCAGTTTGCGCCAAATGGATCCCTTTCATTGACCAGCCTCCCTTATAGTCGCCCTGACAGGCTTGTTTGTCACTGAAATCTTTATATTTTTGGGATATACTGCATGACAGAAATCAGCATCAATCACTTCTCCCCAACTTGACTGCTGGTAGCATTTTTTGTACCTGCCCTCGTTACTTCCACGCTGGTATAAGATAAAAGAACCAACCTCTTCCATTTCAATATGCAGATTATAATCTGCATTTACCTGAACTTCCGCCGAAAACATATTTTCATCGGGATTGAACACTAATTGTTTTTCTTCCATATCTTTTTTTTATTGTAAAGATAAAGATTAACGGAGCATATTTGAAGGACAAAAAATAGCCCGGTCTCACGACCAGGCTAACCAATGAAATGGATATTATAAGCAAAGTGAAGTATTGATCATCCCTTGGGAAAAAAGAAGGAGACGATTTCTCGTCTCCTCCCCACATTCTATCACTCATTGAGCATTACCTCATTATAGAATGTCGTTTAATTCTCACTCTTCGGAATAGATCGCGTTCTCGGTTTACACGTGCGAAATGTTTTCGATGCAAAGGTATAGAAAAGATTATTTGCAGCAAACATTTCTGCGGATATTTGTTTGAATTATGTTAGTTTTAACTTATTTTTAACCTATTATTGTCCATTTTCGCCATCCGGCGACAAAAAAGGCGGGTTTTTAAGCCCGCCCATGATCTGATCATTCGTCTTTGAGGTAGTCCAACGTATTTTATTTATATCTAATCGAAAATATAATAAAAAACCTGCCATTTTAAGGCAGGTTAATTAAATAGAGATAAAAAGTATCTGTTAATCAAGCATGATTTTCAGGAGATCCAGTTTAGACATAGGCCACTTGTTTTCCTTTGCCAGTTGGATTGCTCCTTCATCGGAAATCTTTTCAAGAGTTACTTCTACTTCCTTTTCAAGTTCCGGTTCACAGGCTGCATCTACCTTCTTCTGGTATGGCGCAAAGAAATTGTTAAGTTCTTCCTTTTCACTCTCCGGAAGTTCATTCCATTTGCGGGTCTTTTCCTGCATTTCGTCAAAGTTCTTAGGCTTGAACTTTTCCTGTGCATCCTTCAGAAGTGCATCATAGGCTTCCACATGCTTGCGCATTTCCTTCCGGTTCTTAATAATACTGACTGCATCTTTGTCGTTTACACTTGTGATCACTGCATCATCCAGCATTTTGTATGCTATAACTACGGTTTTAAGTTTCATAGAGATATAATTTTTAGTTTGCTACTTCTACATAAATTCCTACAAGTCCGGACAAGTCCTGATATACGGCCTGTCCGGTATTTCTGGTACATTTGTACGTGATACCATTCTGGGAATAATACTTTCCTTCAAATAACTCCATGTTGTTATTGTACGGAATAGGATCTTCTTTTGTCCCGGCATTGGTTTCGTTGATTTCTTCGTACAGTGCTGCCGTATCAACGCTAGGCGGTTGGTTTTCCAGTACATTTTCAATAGTCTGTTTCACTTTATAAAGCCTGTCTTGATAAAGCACCTTGTAATCTTTTTCAAGTTTCTGATTGATGAAATTTTCCCAGGCTGGGTACAGGTTCTTAAACTGCAAAGCCTGTTCGTCTGTAATATTCATGGCGTTGATCCGTGAAGCAAACAGACCGATCATCTGATTAACCTGTTCTTCCGGATATTCTATTTTACCTCTTGCAGCTTTCTTTGCCTTGAAGATACGTTCCGCATCTTCTTTGGTGATTTCAGTCCATTCATCGTTACTTTCATCCAAAGGGATATATACCTGTTTGGCTACTACCCGATCTTCATCTTTTGTTGCGGAAGATTGCGTAAGAAACTTCCCATACATCGGGGATATCCACTTCCCTTCTTGTTCTGTTCTTATTTCCATAATTAAAAATCTGTTTTTCTTATTGTAACTTCAAGTCTTGATAATTCTATATAACTGGAATTCCACCATATAACGACAGCTTTAGTTACACTTTCGTCTATGTCGTTTGTGGTAAAATCGAAACTGGGGACTATCGGATAATATCTTATCTGTCCAGCGGCTACTGTCAATTCTCCAGCAGGGCCAGTTTCGTACCACGGCTGCTCATACTTATAATTGACATTGCCCGACTTGTATCTGTACACTGCAATCTTACTACCAGCTTCCAGCGTACCTCCTGAAAATCCAACGGCTGTAATACCAAACGTAATGTTATACAGGCGCAATCTCTTAATGTTAGAATTGCTTTGCAGAACCTCACCACGAGGCGTAATAAAGTCGTATGGTTTGGTAGAAAATACTTTAACTTTATACAAGGTTGTTGTATCTTCCGTTGCCTTCATGTTTCTGTACCTTCCTTTTACATCTTTTGCCATAAGGTGCATACATACGGTATCTTTAGGGGACATTCCGATAAACTCCAGATCTTCCGCGCTTATCTCCAGCATTGTCTGATGTTTGGGCTGAAACTCCACCAGTTTGTAATATCCAGTTTTGCCTTGCACCCAAATTCGGAACACCAAAGTAACACCACCTGTCACATCGTATATGTCGTTAAGAGTAAGTTCAGTTTCTCTCTTTTCCGGCATATATATCGGTACTCTCAAACTTTGTCCTATTACAACATATTCCGGCACTACCAAAGTGATCATGTCGCTTGTAGCCTTTGCATCATACCCAGCAAAGTCCCCTAACCGGTAAGGCGCATTTTGACCACCCGGAACTGGTATATAAGACCATGAAACGTCATTGGGAGAATTGTTTTCCAAATTATCAATAATGGGTATGTTTATATTACATGTTCCATTCTTTCCGATCCACCATTTATCTTTGATAGTAACCAGTTGACCGTCCCAGGAATCAACGACAAATGCTCCGGGGTTATCTCTCGTAAAGTTTACAGCACCAATATCAGAAGGCTTATATTTTGCAAACATATTAATGTTTGCTCCGCTTTGAAATGCTGTCTCGGCAGCATTACTTACTGCGCCCCCATTGGCATTAAGTGTATCTCTCACATCATCCCATTTTAGCTTCTGAGAGGGAAGAATATCATATACAGCCATATCACTTCCCTCCAGTTATGTTGATAAATCCTGTTACTAACACAAGTCCGTGTGCGCTAATATCATCATCGGTTATTAAATCACCTTCAATGATAACGCATTCAGACAGATCGTAATCTGATTCTTTTGCTAAGAATACAAAATTACCCCCCCCGTAAAATATTTTTACATCCGAGGTTTCCTCTTATTAATAAACTTGCTTTTTTCATATTTTTTAATTTATCATTATTCTAATTGAACTAATAGTATTTTCTGACTTAGTGTTTTTATTTACAACTACGGCATTGATATATATCAAATTATTTTTCCCAGCCTCTCTAAATTTATCGAAAAGCCCTTCTGACGTTCCGAAGATAACTTCTTTTGTTTGAGATGGAGATATGACCAAACTTGATGTGCTTGCTCCGTCAAACCCATTCCAAACAGAACACTCAATGTCATACTCTTTATATTCTCCGTTTACTTCTCCTGTTGCCGTTATTTTAATCGTATGAGATCTTACGGCAGAATCGGTATTGTTAAATGTAATAGCTGCCGTACTAAGGTTCTTTATTGATGATTTGAATAATACCGGGCTAGAAGAACCACCGTTTGAATCATAAGGAGTTTCCAGATAATCACTTACATTTGACCAAACCTTTTTTGTAGACAATGCAAATTGTGATATACTACCTGTAATTACAGCCTTTGCGATATTCTTAATTTTGATAAGATACGCGTTTTTTTCATCGTATGGCATTGGTACTTCATATCCATTAATACTTTTGTCTGTTAATGAAAGCAAGAAATATTGAACATTATAATCAGACTTGAGACCTCTAAACTCCACAAAAGGGAAAGTTCCTGTGATAGGAAAGTATTGTGAATCTTTAGCTAAAGCATCATCTTCTTCTATTGGGTTCTTATTATATCTTTCAACTAATATATGCAAGTTACCCATGTCTAATGGAAGTTTTACATCATTAATTGTAAGACTTGTATCGGACTGCCTTACTACCTGTATAGGCAACATCATATCCCCGTCATTATTGAAATCCCATTCAAACACTTTATCTTGAGGAACATTAGTCCTTATATAAGGCTCTGCCTTTGGATAATACCCCCTAAAATCTCCCAATCTGTAAGGGCCTTTAGTAAGGTAATTATAAGTATATGCGTCACCTCTTTTGTAAATATCTATAATATCACCGTCAGTAGGAGAATATCGAACGGTAAGTCCGCATTTTAGATCGTCACCTCTCCACCATTCTTCTTCCATTGATGTAAAATACTTATAATATACAACAGGCTTATATTTAGCCCATCTTTGGATATTCGCCCCACTCTGAAATGCTGTAATAGCATTATTGTTTACATTTCCTCCATTTGCGTTCAACGTATCACGGATATCATCATAAGTTACGTTCTCGGTTGGAATTACATCTCTTACCATAATTATTCCTCCTTACTATTAAATTTGCATGTAGCGTCTTTATACACTACAAGATTCCCTTCTACGTCAAGAGATCCCTTTACAGTAACATGACCTTTGACAAGTAAATCTCCTTCAATAACTCCTTTTTCGGGGATCAATACTTGTCTTTCTACGACCTTTTCAATTACCTTTTCTGTCGGGATGTCGAGCTTAAATGCTCGAATCATCCACAATACTAGCTTCTTCATAACCTAATTTTTTAAGTTCACGTTTAAGTATCTTTATTTCTCTTTCAAGTTTCTTGATTTTCTTATCGGTTCTTGTTTCATAAGTTAGCAAGTGTCTGGCCGTGTGAACGGCAAACGTATATGCTACTGTTGCGTAGTCCATAGATAGGAAGTTATCATTATCATTAACAGCCCACGGAAGTATCTTCTGTGCGTATTGTGCAGATCCTCCCAAGTTAAGCCTATCGCATTTCATTCCTTCTTTATTCCAATGATATACAAATGAAGGTGCTTTAGCTATATCTGATAGAGATAGATTGACTTGCTGAGTGATTGACTTGTATCTAATATCTGATCCGTAATAAGTACCTCCGCCTTCAGCAAGAATATTCCCGTTTGTGTATAAAACTCCATTAGATCTTAATTCCATTGTAAACCACTGAGATGTTGATCCGGGAACAAAGAATGAAGCGACATCTCCGCTAGTTCCATTCCAACTCATCCTAACAAACTTGTAGTTCGTACCATAGGACAAGTCTAGACTTCCGGCCGTCATTGTTCCGTTACATTTTATAGAACTACCACAATTTATATTTCCGTTTACTTGAATTTCTTGTGGAACAAACAATCCACCATAAGTTCTTATCCATGTATTATCATCTACATACCAGCCGTTACCATAGGAGTTAAAGACAAATCGGTTTCCGCTCCATGTAAGCAACCCGCTGTTACCGCCTAATAATTTATTTTCTGATGATCCCGATCCTCTTGCTGTTAATTCAAAAAAATCGTTGTAATCTCCTTCGCTATAATCAGTTCTTAATAAATTGCCAAATTGTGTTACTATTGATCCTCTATAAGGTAGTTGAATACCATTTGAAGCTATTATTCTACCAGTAACATCAGTTGTTCCATCAAAGTTATTTCCCCATAGCCTCCTAACATTTTGCAATTTTGCTGCCGAATCCGCGCTATGTGCCGCACCTGCTGTTCCTGTAATATTAATCGCCCATGTTCCGCTTGCCCCTCCACCTGTTTTAGTCGGTGCGTCTGTAATTCCGTACCCAGCCAATGTTGTCGGTTTGCCGCTGGTAATATTGCTCCATGAATGGTTATGACTGCTTGCGGCCGCACCGATCCCGGCCGGAGTTATATTGATAGTCTTGGCTCCTGTTGCGTTATAGGTAAACTGGTTCGTTCCCTCAGTTGTTCCTCCGTTCAGTTTTACAATTAAATTCTGCTTACCCGTTACTTCCGAAATAGTCGGCCAGCGGGTCACGTATGCAGACGGAGCAGCCTTCAATAAGGCATCCCAATTAGCGTGCAGATCAGAAATAGTTGCTATGCTAACAGCGGTTAACCAGTTAGGCTTTTGCGCTTTGAGAACTGCATCCCAACTAGAGTGAAGATCTGTTATATTAGCTATATTAGTGGCATAAACCGAAGGCTTGCCAGTAATGTTACCCCATGCAACGCTACCAGCTTCGCCACCTCCTACTGCGACAAGTTTGCCGTTTTCTTTTTTAATAGTGGTACCATCTACTACCACCCCATCCATGACTGTAGACACGGAAACCGGATCTATTGCATAGGTAGTAATACCCCCTGTTACGGCTAGATTTCCCTCTAGGGTAATTACTCCGTCTGCAGTCTTATGCAAGCGAATACCGCCTATATAAAAATCTCCTGTTTTAGTAACTCCGTCTATATTTGCATTTCCACCTAAATATAAATCTTTCCATCTTATAGAAGATGATCCTATATTTAATAAATTATTTGATTCGCTTAACGGCCTAAATTCTGTTGCTGTAATACAAGCTGCCGTTCCTTTATTACCTCCTACAATAAACGCTATCGGATATTTACCTCCGCTATTTATGTAAATCTCACCACTTCCTGTTATATTCCCAACATTATCTAAATTCCCGCTTACATTTCCAGTTCCGTCAAAGCTACGTCCCCACAATGTGCGTGCTGTTTGTAACTTTGTAGCTGACGCTACATTATCTGTAAGAAATGCAACTGTTGACCACGATTGCCATGTTTCTGTATGTACATCTGACCTGCTTCTATAATATATTCTGTTTGTATTCTTCCAAGCTAAAAGTAATTCACCGCATCCGCCTCCTTTTACACTTAATAAGTTACCAAACGATACTGGATAACCATTATTATACACTTGGTACAATCTAACTCCTGCGGCTGGCATTGTAGTTCCGGATATTGCAGTTTTATTACCTTGAGAAGTAAGACCTAGAACATTTGCATTTAGAGTTACATTTACAGATCCGTCTAAACTTACAGATCCGGATAAATACGAACCTAGCGTTATAGTTCTAGCAGTAGCCCATTTACTTGCCGTAGCTGCATTTCCTGTTATTCCTATACCCCATGTGCCACTGGCTCCGCTACCCGTTTTAGTAGGGTACTTGCTGTCGCTTTCACTTTTTGTATATGCACCGATCCCGGCCGGAGTTATATTGATAGTCTTGGCTCCTGTTGCGTTATAGGTAAACTGGTTCGTTCCCTCTGTTGTTCCTCCGTTCAGTTTTACAATTAAATTCTGCTTACCTGTAACCTCCGAAATTGTCGGCCAGCGAGTCACGTATGCAGACGGAGCAGCCTTCAATAAGGCATCCCAATTGGCGTGCAAATCCGAAATTGTAGCAATGCTAACAGAAGTAAGATAGTTCTTACTAGTTACCCAGCTTTCAGTAGCGTACCCGGTTAAAGCAGTAGTAAGGTGCGACTTATTGATCTGTTCCGTGGTAGATCCGGCTAAAGCTGTCCACATAGCAGACTTATCGAAGGATGATCCGCTACCCTCTCTTGCTTTCAAAACTCTTGATCCGTCAACTTCTTGCCAGTATATAGTATCATTGTCGATCGGGAGACCATCATAAATTGTATCAAAGCTTTGCCCATTGCTAGCGTACATAGTCAAAGCCCCAGTTAATGCCAGATTTCCTTCCAGCATTAACGCACCATCCTCCAACTTCCTCAGCTTAATTCCAGCAATAGTAACCCAGTCCGATGCTGCCAGCGAAGGTGCTGTAATAGCTCCGGATGCCTTAATAGCGGCTGTATTCAGCACAGAGGAAAATGTCTTTTCCCCAGTTATTGTTTGCTTTGTAGCCAACGTAACAAACGTGCTGTCTACATATTTTTTATCAGCTTTTGTTTCAAGTATCTCAGCTAGGTTGTCGGTTTCTTCCATTCCGGACAGAAACGCTTCTAGTTCCTTCCATTTGTTTATGATCGTGTCAGTATCAGAGCCTTCCAAAAAGTCATTCAGCTTATTAGATACAGCTGACAACTCTGATTTAGTGGCATAGTTTTCTATAACCCAATTCTGGGTTGCATATCCATCCAAAGCCGTGGTTAGATGCGACTTGTTGATCTGGTTGTCCGAAGATCCGGAAAGTGCAGACCACATGGCATTTTCATCGAAGGAACTTCCTGCACCAGCTATAGCTTTTAGTACATTGTTTTCCTTTTTGATAGTAATACCATCAACCGCAACAGCGTCCATAATTGTTGATACAGTTCTACCAGCCGAAGCATAGAAAGTCATTGCTCCGGTAACAGCTACATCTGCATCAATGTAAACAACACCGTTTTCTTCGTAGATCTTTTTCTTTGATTCTCCGACTGATAGACCGGCAGTAAAGTGCTTTAATGCCGTTATCTCCTGCTCGGTATCAATAGTAACATATTTTGAAGCGATCTCTTCTTTCGTATAGAAAGGCTTTTCACCAGTAATATCAGACCATGAATAGGATGGTTTTGTATCTTCAATCCATGAAGGCTTACCAGTAATGTTTACCCATTTGACTGATCCTGCTTCACCGCCACCTGTACCTCCAATCACCTCTACTCTCTGTGTCGCAGGGTTAAACCATATTGTCTGGTTATCAAAAGGAATCCCTTCAAATATAGAAGGTACAACAGGATCTAAAGTTGCATACTGAGTAAAAGCGCCCTGGGATAGAACAGGATATTTGGTTATTATATATTCATTTCCCTGTGAGTCTGCTCTTAGCTGCCAGAAATTCCCCTCACGGGTTTCATCCGTCTGATACTTTCCATAATCAAATGTTATCTTTCTTTGCTTGGTCGCACCTTCCAGCGCATCAGTTCCTGTTATTTCCCCAACCTTTACATAATAATAAACCTGACTAGGATTCTCTCCGTTGATGGTTCCGTCTATAGCATAATCATTGACGGAAAAAACGAGATAAGCCTGATCGCCATCCCGATTAAGGCGAGCATAGATAAAATGACGGCCTGTCTTATTCAGCTTTGTATTGACCCCGTACAAAAACCACTTGCGGCTTTCTCCGTTTGGCAAATATTGGATACCTCCTCCCTGTTGAGGAGATACAATAATAGAGCACCCCAACACAACTGATATCTGTATCAGATTGGGATTACCCAGGGCATTTTCTATCATTGACACCCCCTGGTAGGATATTCTATATAAAGCACTTTTGTATTCGGTTATCATTTTGCTTTGTATCTCTGATTCATTTCCTTAATTTCCTTTGCTTCCTTCGCCATTGCGTTCATAATACCCAGAATGCGGACCGCCTCGCTGTCGTACACGGCATCGTAGTCATCGAAGCCCTGGTATTTCATCACGTTGTTCACCATTTCCACCTCGATCTTGATCGGGTTCTGACGCCCGGGCTTTTTCCCGTTGGGAGTGAACAGCTCGGGATACATCCTGGCGTATGACTCCTGCACACTCTGGAAATACTGCACCATGACGGGGAACATGCGGCTTTCCACCGGCCGGAACCAGCGGGCGTTTTTCCGGATCTGTCCGGAGTAGAATGCCCACACGCGGCGGCTGTACTTGCGCAGGTAGCGCCCTTCGCGGATTTCTCCGGTCTCGCGCACCGACTCGTTGAACAGGGCCGCCAGAAACTGACAGCGGATGTCCCTCATGCGCCGCTTCTGCATCCTCACGGCTGCGCGGCTCGAATTGCGGCGCAACAGTGTCTGAAGCACCTTCTCCGTGTCCCAGTACATGATCAGCAGGTTCTGGGCCGACTGGTACTGGCCGAAGGAGACATTCAGCATGACGTCGCCCGGAGCCTTGAGCCGGAGTGTCCCCATCCGCAGGCGGATGATCCCGTAGGGAGTGACGGTGCGCCCGAACGGTTCGTCCAGGTATCCGAGCCTCTGACTGATCCACTGGTCCACCTGCCACGCCCGCAAGGGAATGCGCTCAAACAGGTGGCGCAGCCCCTTGCGGCGGAACAGGAACACCGTATCGCCTTTTTCATCCGTCAGCGTGCGGCGGATCACCTTCAGATCGAGAAACAGCATGAAACATTTCAGCTTGTACACGCGGTCGGCCTGCTGCTCGTCGCCCGCAGCTGCTTGCGCCATCCTTTTCAGGTAAAGGCGGTTCACTTCTTCCAGTTCTTCCGACGAAAGCCGGTTCCAGCTGTCGGGCAGTCCGGGAAGGTTGATCTGATAGTTTGTCGTGCTTGTCATTTTGTCGTTTCTTTACCCAAAGTTAGGAATAGGGCTTCTCAGAATGAAGGACAAAAAAAATAAGGTGCGGATTAATGCCTGTTGAGAGCCTGCGGACGGAAAACAAAGAGGGCGTTATCCGGATTGTCGTAGTCGAACAGCGGCGGTTTCGTCTCCGATTGCGGTGTCTCCGTGACCGGCGGAACGTAGAGCGGAGATCTCTTGATGAAGTCGCCGAACTGATCCTGGTTGCTGGCGATAAACTTCCGCGCCTGCGTCATGGCATAGGTGGCATCATTCTCGCTGTACTTGCGCTGTTTCTCCGGCCGGCGGGATTCCACATACAGGGCCAGCGTCATGCGGAGCTTGTCCACCGCCTTCTGCCACACGGCATTTACGGCATCCTTACTCTCGCCCGTAAACAGATCCGACTCCAGCGAGCGGGTACACCATTTCACCAGCGCTTCGGTCAGATCCTCCCCTATCTCTGGAGCGATGTAGGCATTCTGGCAGTAACGCACATCGGGGAGCAGGGCGATGAACTTCTCGCGGCTTTCACCGATGTCCAGATAGCGGTTCATCTCGATGGCCGTAGTGAAAAGCAGGTCGCCCTGCAGGTAGAAGTAACGGCTTTCCCGCCACAGCGCGGCAAATACCGGATCTTCGCTGCACGCATCCTCTTCCAGAAAGATCAGCAGGCGGTCCAATCCCCGGCGTCCCTTGAAATACGCATCGCGTTCAAACCGGCTCACGGCCTTCTCGTCGGCCTTGTCGTAGCCGTCGGTGTACACCTGGTTCAGTCCTCCCCCGTCGTTCAGACTCACCGTGAGGATGCCGGTGCTGTTGGCCAGTGCAATGTAGACCACCGGCGACTGGCACAGCCGGATCAGCCGGATTTCGGGCGTAAGCTTTTCCTTGTCCACGTAGGCTGCCGTCACTCCGCCATAGCCCTCTACGGCCTGTTCATAGTCCGCACACACCTTGTCGTAAAGCTTGCGGCCGAGAATCGGCACAAGGATGTTCTCTTCCGTCTCTTCCATTAGCGTCAGGAGCGACTGGTCGCCGCTGTACACGCTGGTGGGCACGTAAGCCCTGATTTCTTCGGTTGTATTTACTAACATAGCTGTTTTGTTTTTCCCCAAAGTTAGGTATCATATCTGTTAATTTGAAGGACAGAAAAAGTTCATTAAATTTATTTTTGTTTCATTTTTGTTGGTTCCGTGTGTTGTTTATGAATTATTTTTGTTATTTTTGTCGTGTCAAACCACTGTAATAAAACGATGAAAAAGACTTATGTGCTTATGCTTTCGCAATCTTTCCCGGCCAAGCACCCCCGGTCGGGAAACGCGACCGGGTTCCGTGAAAAGTTTCTTTCCGGAGAAAAACGGCACACCATCCGCGCTAACTTTCCGCTTTGGGCGAAACGAATCCGGGAGGTGCAGCAAGGTGAAGCGGTTATCTCCGTCCGTCAGTGGGAAGGCCGTCCTTATTTCAGCAGGCAAATAACAATAGGCTGTCTGACTGCGGAATCCGGAACAGGCATTCAGAAACTTACCTTCCATCTGGATCGCGACGGATGTGCCTCTTTCAATTTCTTTGACATCGACGGTAAATATCCGGAACTGACAGAACTTGCGGCCAACGATGGCCTGTCGGTAGACGACTGGGAAAAGTGGTTCCGCGGTTATGACTTCAGTCAGCCGATGGCAGTTATTCAGTTCGGTAAATTCAGGTATTAATGATGAAAGGATATCTTAAAATAGCCGTAATAATAACAATCTGTTCATGGCTTTTATGGACCCTCTGCCATTTATTCGGAATTGATTATGACATTGCCCTCATTGAACTTATGCTTATTTATTTAGTGATTGATAGAGTAAAAGAGAAAATCAGAAACGATAAACAATAATAATACATGGATAATATAACCAAACAGCAAGCTGTTGAAATCATGAAAAAGGCTTTCGATCTGAAAGATTTCAACAACAGAGAAGACGGAAAATCCTTTTATCGCGAAGAAGGCGAAAGCGTTTCCTTCCTTTTTGATACAAGGCAGTATGACAGGCCGACAGTTATAGAAAAGCTGAAAGAATGCTTGCAGGATATGAATTTAGAACAGGGACAATTCCGTATAGACAGTATGACTCTTCTTAATATAAAAGTGACAATCATGCCAAAAACTGAGTTTAAAATAGGAGAGACATTCCAGTGCGGGCTGGTGAAGCTGAGAGTTGAGCATGGTATTGACAACAAGGTAGCATGCGAAGGATGTTACTTCGACACAGAAGAGCCCTGTCTAGCTGATGTAAGATTCGTAGGACCTTGTGATCCTATGTCACGTAAAGACAAACAGAATGTAATCTTTGTAAAAGTGGAGGAATAATATATGGATTTCAAATCACAAATAGCAACCACACGCGACCAGTCAGAAATACTTCTTTCGCTGGGCCTGAAACCGGAAACGGCCGACATGGTGTATCACCACACCAATAGCCGGGTAAAATCATTGGAATGGGAACTTCAAACAAAATCTCCCACATTGAGAGGGAAGTATTGGACACCGGAAAGAATCGCAAAACTTGAAAGCCCTTTCCATAAGTACCCGGACGGTACCCTGATGACCGGAGAGGAAATTTTCGACGCTCTCTGGGGAAAAGATGTTCCTGCATGGAGTCTGACACGTATTCAGAAGATAATGCCTAAAGATATAGTTTTAGGGAACAACCGTTGGGGATTGTTTATATCCACAGATGATATTGCCTATTTCTCATTCAATGAAGACAAGACGATAAATTATCTTACTGGATTTGATACGGGTGATGATGGAAGCATATTTAACGCAGCCATCGGAATGTTTGAATGGCTTATAGAAAACAATCACCTGAACCAAGAATACTTAAAAGAAAAACCATGAAAAGAGAAGATATAGAAAAGAAATACAATGAGCTTGTAAAGTCTATCGAAAGAAAGAAAATGTACGATGGGCGTGGAAAGGTGGACAGATATACCTGCGATATATGCGGAAATATCATATACACCACGTATAGAGACAAGGGAGTTACCCCATTCACAACGAAATGCAAAAGATGTGGTAGAACAATGTGTCATGACAAAACTTATGATAAAAAAACTGTTCCCAGTTATGTGAATGTAATGGATTGGTATCGCCCGACATTAGAGCAGACATTAAAAATGCCTGACAGAGTGATTGAACATATTCTTAACGGAGGACTTATTTTGGAGGATTGATTATGGCAAAACAAACAGTACATAGATATTCATTGAAAACTCCTTCAGGCGGATGGCTTGGAGAAGTTATTCTAACCGACGACAAAGGATTTTTTGCACTTTCCGATTGGGGAAACTTTAATTTCCGGTGGTCGGCCACATCGACAGAAATCCGCGAGTTTATTTTAGGAATCGAGGAAGGTTACTTCGCACGTAAGATGTTTGAAGGAGTCGCATTCCAGTGTCACACAAGGGCGATGGAATCCTGCTGCAAAAAGTTTGCAGCCAATATCCTTCCTGCGCTAAAAGATGCTATCAAAGAAGAAATATCAAATGAAAAATGACGTATGGAACCAATAATAAAATTCAGAGGGAAGCACCTGCACCGTCATGAGTGGATTTATGGAGGAATCGGGAAAGATTGGAATAACAATGTATTTATACTCCCAAACGAAAACTGGTCTAAAGGTGGAATCGTAGAAAAAGATACCATCGGTCAGTTCATCGGGAGAAAAGACAAGAACAAAACGGAAATCTACGACGGAGATATAATAACTGTCAATGGAGAATTTCCAAAGCTGGTGAAATTTATCCCAGAGAGAGCAGCCTTTTGTATCGCCAATATTTGTGATCTAAATAATCAGTACCAATTGGATATTTGGATGCAACCTCCTATATCGTGGTGGGAGAAAATGGATATAGATGTAATAGGTAATATTCACGATAACCCCGAACTTCTAAATATAAATTGATTATGAAAACAATAGAAATATACGAAACAAATGATGGTAGCCGATTCGACAAAAAAGAAGAAGCTATTAAATATGAAGAACTGTGCGATAAATGCAATTCGATAAATCTAAAACTCGGAATATTAGGACGTGACTTAGAATCAAATGAGTATATACAGCATGATCCGGAAGTCATAAAAAACACATTTAGAGAGTTTATGGGTATTGTAGCAGGTTCAATACCTGATTATTCCAACATGGCTATTGAATGTGGTAACGGGGAAAGGCACATGAGCCATATATATCGAGTCATCTCTGATTATAACATTATATGCCTTAGCAATTTAATGTTTAGATTTTACTGTATCGACTTTAAAAATGGAAAAGAGTTTCAGCAACCTTACTTCACTTCACATCAAGAAAAAGTGACAGTCAGAGTGAAATTAGACAACTGCGAAAACTTCTCCCCCACCTGCGCAACATGCAACAGCTATGGCGACGGGAAATGTACCAATTTCGGGAAGGAAGTAAAAACGGAAAATTCCTGCAAATACTATCAGTCGGACGTGATTGAATATACCTGCCAGCAGTGCGGTCGTAAATACGAAATCACTGATTCCGATGCTGGAAATCGTGAGAAATTTTGCTGCAAAGCATGTGAAAACGGATATTAATCAAAACTAAAAAAACATGAGTAAAACCAAATTATATTATCTGTTTTTGGCAGCCATGTATGTGGTGTTGTCGTAACCTGTAACAATATGATTGAAATTATCAAAGAAGGGAAATACGATAAGAAAATAGCGACCTGCCAGTTCTGCGGGTGCGAGTTTACTTTCGATAAAAGGGACGTGCAATCCAGGAGTGATGGGGAGTTCCCATTTACAAGAATAGAAAAAACATTGCTATATGTTTTGTGCCCATGCTGCAATGCAGAGATAAGAGAATGGAGTGATTACCAAGAAACCGAAAAACAGAAATAAATCCCCAAAACAACTTTGCTATGGAATTTAAACATCAGAAAGACCTCGGTCCGGACGCCATTCAGAAATGGTGTGAGGAACTGGACCGGAAACCAAAAAGAGAATTAACACCGGAAGAAGGAAAAACTTTGTTTATGTGCATGATAAACGAACCCCATTACAGAACAGACAAAAATTTTGAATCCTTGCTAGGTAAATGGAACGGAGTCGCCATCCTTCACGACCGGATAAAAGACAACCACACCTACACTATTGAGAACGCAGTCCTGCTTTTCCTCGGATCTGTGATTGACCGACCGGGAATAGCCGTCCAATACGCAAACTTCATGCAGTACAAATGCTGGCAGTACCATATCAAGCATGTAGATATGAAATCCTTCACCAGACGTATTTTACCGGCAGGACTTCTCACCGAAGATGCCTTATATGAAATGTGGAACAAACAAAAGTATATCAGTGAAAAAGAAAGAGGACTTCTCAACATGCTGGATAATGCTTATTTCATGCAGTCAATCAGAGAAATAAAAGAAAAATAGCCCTATGACCGCAAACGATTACTCAATAGAAAAATATGTATCTGAATACCTGAAACCGCTGGAAGAGAAAGGAATTATCACAGACTTGCGGGTTATTCCATGCAGATGTCGTATCATGTTCAGACTGAATGAGCCGTCACGAGAAAACTCAATGAAAGTCATTATCGAAACAGAGACGGATGAAGATCATATCACATTTTTTAAGTCCGATGTGTCAGCAGAGGAAACATTCAGATCACCAGAACGGAGGTTTATTTATCAAAGACTGATGGCTGCAAATAAATCCCTTAATGATGAACTAAACAGAAAATCAGTAAACACCGATTTATACATTACGAAATACCTGAAACCACTGGAAGAGAAAGGACTGATAAAGGACCTCGCAACGTGTAAGAATCATAGCGTCTGGTTTACGATGGTGAAAGACATTAAAGGCGTGAGCATTACCGTCAATTTGATTCCAGGAACGACAGTAGATACTGTTGTATTTTTCTCTCTCCCTCTTGACATAGGTCGTTACGGAGTAGTAACAACATTTATCCCCAATCCGATAAATGATGACCACTACATGGAAAACCTTGAAAAACGTATTCAGGAATCAATGAATAAACTGAAAGAAATATTTGATAACCCACTACCGGAATAAAAATAAGTAGTATGGACAATAAAGTTAAACCCAGAATAAACGCAGTAATTACCGACTGCCTGAAGTGTCCGCACTCAAAAAGGTACGACTCTTCTCAAGGCTCAACCGGTTCAGTGCTTGTATGCAAAGAAAAAGAACAAATAATCATTAGTGATGATTATATTTATCACACAGATAAGATAAATATGAGTAACTTTATCCCGGACTGGTGTCCGCTTGATTGCTACACCGGAGAGAATGAAATTTACGGGCTTAAAGAAAAAAACCTACGTGATTCACAATGTGAAGTACCTATGGTGAGATATAAATAACTAGAACCTATGGCAGAAAAAAAGAAAATCAGCACAATTGTTTCGCATTGCGAACAATGCGTTTTCCATCGCAAATACAACTTGGAAGGCGCTAGTTTTGGATATATTATTCTATGTTCACCCACGAATAGGGTGGTAAAGCGGAATAACGTAAACAAAATTATTGATGCACCAATAGAAATACCAGACTGGTGTCCGCTGGAAGACTATCAGGGAGATAATAAGACCTATGATATTTTAGATACCGAATAAAACGAATAAACCATGAAAAAAGAATTTACAGAAGACCAGCTTGTATATATACGAGACATTTTCGCTCATGAATGTGACAGATATATTGATTCAGGCAAAAGAGATGATGCTCAGGAAGCACTGGATATTGTAAACGTAGTACAGTCAAAATACGACTGTGACGAATACGCCGACCTGGAATCCTTTATGCTGGATGAAAGCGGGACTTATGGCTACATAGAAAAACGTGAATTGGAAAAAAGTGAAGAAAAAGCTGTCAGACTGATGATTCAGTTTGCCAAATCTTCGGAACAGGACCCATCGGAAGAGCTGAAAGAAGCGGTAAATGAGCATTTGTATTTAAACGATGCAAATCGAGGAAAAACAAAGCTGGATGTAATAATGAATAGAAAAGTAAATATAAACAGACTCATTGTTCTTTGCATAAATTCATGCGAGGAAAGCGAATTGATAAGACTTGATGACATAGCAGACTTGCTGGCCGAAAACATATAAAATCACAGAGCCATGACCGAACTGAATACTGAAAACGTGGACCGAATTTTCGCCGACTGCATGTTTCGCAGCCACGAAGAATACGAAGAATGTAAAGGGAAAAACCTCTATCTGTTTGTGAACTCCATTCAGAACCCTACAGTAAAAGTCGGATTCCATCCGGAACGCATCGAGGTGCACCGGCACGAGATCCGCGAAATGCTTTCACAACTTCCCGACGGATTCTTTCCCGGCACAGGCGATGGAGCCTCTTTCCTTCAGGCATGTTCTACCAAAGACGGGCAGCTATGGACCGGATTTCATACAGAGACGGAAAAGCTTTGTCTGCTGGGAATAGCTGCAAAAGAAATGATGATCCTTACTCCTGATCCGGCGATATGGATTTCACTTCCGGGAGGTATGCCCTACTTCCGTGTAGAAAACAAAAAACAAACTAATTAATTAATTTGATATGAAAAAGAACAATCTAAAACCCGGAGACAGACTGATTATGTCCGGCTATTTGTTTACAGCTTTATCTGTAATAATTATTTATTTCACTACTGACGACATTCGCCTGCTTATACTGGCTACATTTGCCTCTCTTTCAGCATTGGCCGGAATGATCATCAATAGCCTGAGCCTGCTGATGAAAGTGCTTGTTGAAGTAGAGAAAGAAAAGCACAACACGCTGATAAACAATACAATGAAATTCATTTCAGGTACATTCAATAACGAAAAGAAAGAAGAAGAAAGGAAAGACGACGAAAAAATTCATTAATAAACTCTGAGAAATTTATTAATAAACACTTTTCACGTCTATTAATAAACTCCAAAAAATTTATTCGATGCCACTGAAAAATTTATTAATAGATTTTTTGGCAGAAAAGAACGATTTTCTCCCGTCTCATTCACTGGAATAGAAGAAACGCATATAGTTTATGTAAATATTTTTCACATTAAATCTGCCATATATTTACGAAAAAACCCGGCAAGAAAGCGACCTTTCTGCCGGGATTTCCAATAAACCAAAAACCTAAAGAAGAAGAAAAATGTATGTTATAGCGTGGATTCTGTCTCTTCTGTGCCGGTTGCGCTCCGGTCGAGCGTGGTAAATGTCTGCTGACGGATCACAATCTCTCCGTGCTTGTCCCACTTGTTGAATGTATAGATGTTCTTCAGGAACCGCAGATAAATGCGCTGACGGGTAGAAAGCTGGTTCTGCTTGAGCAACTGCAATTCGCGCATGTAAGTACCTCCGGTGCTTCCGCTTTTCCCCGGTGTGCTTCCAATTAAACTAGGATGAACCCCTATGGCAAAGAAGATTATACTGGATATCTCCTCTAATTCATCTTTTAATTCGGCCGCATTTGTCAGCTGTGGCACATCCACAATCTCCACCGCATGCTGCATCGTCTTTCCGTCAGGACCTACGAAAGAGTCCAGACAGATCGTCTTTCCGTTATTCTCGCGGCGTTGCAGAAACTCGTTTACCTTCTTGTAGATGCTGTCTCTTACCTCCTGCTTTTTCTCCGTCGTATCAGCTCCCAGTTCGTCGAACATCGCACGCAGGTACTCGTTGTTGATGAAGATCATCTTTCCCCACATGGTCGCATTCTGGCGGGCCATGGCCTTGTCGGTAATCAGGGTCGTAGCATAATCGTAGGTCATCGACGGAAAGATACTCCACCAGGCCGGCTGCGGGTAATAGGGTTTCAGCATCGAAGGGTAATAGCTGGGACAGCAGAACCAGGTAGTACGGTTTCTGGGTGATCTCTTCTTACTCTTTTCCACCTGACGGCGCAGTTCCGTCAGCATGTTTTCCGGCATCAGTGTCGGATAGGCCACCACATCTTTTGCATTCAACTTGGGCGTGGCATCCTTGCGCCATTTCTCAGCATAATACACGTAGTTGATCCGCATCCGGTCGTCCATCTCCTCCATGCGGCAGCACACCGCCGGAATGTTTCCTAACTTGACGATCTTCGGGTCCCACTCTTCGTCCTTCCGTCCGATGCTGAGACCGATGGTCGGGAAATAAATATCCATGTGCGCGTCGTCGGTCATGCACTTCAGGTAGTGAAGTTCCAGATTGTTGTTCTCACAGAACTTGTCCCATTCCTTGTCAGTCTCTTCCCAGGTGCGGTAATCCTCCCGGAGCTGTTTCAGCTCGTATTCCGGTGTTCCAACCTGTGCGGTATCTTTCTGCTCCTCTCCGGACACGGCCTGCGACCAGGTGATTGTGCCTCCCCCACCCTGCTCTTCGCCGCTTTCTGCTTTCTGCTGGTCAATCTGTGCCTGAATCTCCATGATGCGGTTGCGGATCAGCAGACCGGCGTCCTTGAAGGGAATCAGCTCAGTCTTTACCGTACCGTTGACATAGCGCGACCAGCGGTACATAAGCTGCGGCCCGAGCCCTACGGTCAGGTCAATAATATATTTGATGGCGGTCGCCGTGTACGGCAGACTGCCTACCAGCTTGTAGATAGTGTTCGGAAGCATGTTCTCCGGTCCCCAGGGAATGTAACCCAGACCGGGTGTTCCGGCATTGCTGACCGGCACCGGATTCGACTGTTTGCTGTCGAAGATATTGAACGTGCCCTGAATGGGCAATCCGCCGATGGCTCCTCCCCCTTTCAGCATTTCAGAAGAAGATACGGAAGGGATTTCCGATACACGGGCCATGCCGATGTACTCGAAGCCGCGGCCCATGAGCGAAGTGACCTTGCCGCGGAACTGCTTGATCTCCTGAACGGTTTTCTGCCGGTTTGTTTTTTTTGTGTTTGTCGTCATATCACTTAACCAATATCTTTGTGTCGTTAATCTGCAGGATCAGTACGTCGTACACAATGCGGAAATCTCCGTTCAGTAGCACCAGCTTCCGGAAACCTTTCTCGCGGTTGTACGACACGGCCCGCTGCACGTTGTAACATTCGCTGATCGTCCCGTCCTTGCACACGAAACGTATGTCGAACGGCTTGTTTTTCCCGTCCGGAGTGCGGGCGTTCATCAGCTTGTACGCCTCAGTCCAGAGCAGTCGTTTGGTAGGTTTCTTCATTTTCCTCTTGTTTTGACACAAAGATAAATAAGGCAGAACTGGGAATGAAGGACAAAAAAAATACGCATCTCCCTTCACAGGGAAATGCGATCATGAAACTTTTCAAAAGAAAAAATACATCTGTGTGAGCTCACCGGCCTTCACAGGCAAATGAGCTCCGATTCAATATTACAATTAATAATATATCACATCACAAAGATACGAATAATTGTTCATCATACAAAAAAACCGCACCTCCCTTCACAGGAAAGTGCGGTTATAAAAATAAAATACGATCATTTGAATCTGTATTCAAAGTATTGCAAAGATAAGTATGTCCTTTGACATTCCAACAAAAAAGCAGGAAGTGATGACTCTTCCTGCCTTTTGCCGTCAGAGCCACCGCTCTTAATCATTGAAATTCAATGCGAAGATACAAAAAAAGTCGCAAACAGAAAATTTCTGCCTGCGACTTTTATGTTATTCATCCTCTGTCTTCCCGTTTATCCTGTCAAGCGCTTTGCTGATGATGTCCAGTCCCTCTCTGGTGGCTTTCCCGTTCGGGAAAAACTCTTCCTTGAACCTTTCAACCGCCACATACACAAAATCCTGTATGTCGATCTCGTATTCCAGCTTGATCCGACTGATCTCTTTGTGCATCTTCTTGTCGAAGCGGAGTGCGATAAGCTTGTCACGTTTCACTGCCGTCCCTGCCGTTTTGGCCCGGCGGCTGCGCTTCGCTTTCTCGTCCGATGGTTCCGGCGCGCTGGCTTCTTCCCCAGACGCTGACTCTGCCTCTTCCGCCCTGCCCTCTTCGGGTTCTTTCGGCTCAGGAACAGGCGCAGTTTCCGTCTGTTCCGGTGGGACTCCGGTATCCGTATTTACCAGATTCTTGTCCTCTTCTTCCGGCGCATTTCCCGAAATGGGAAAGGACACTGACCGGATATTCTGCTTCGCGTCGTCAACAAACTGACCTATATTGAACAAAGCTTTCTTATTCTTTTTGTTGATCATATACTACCCTCCTCTCTAAATCACCGGTTTCTCTTCCGGATCGGTTTCTGTTGCTTCCTCTTCATCTTCCTGAACACCGTTTGCCGATATCCATGCGTCCAGCGCTATGCTTTGCCAGTTGGACGGACGGGTGCATCCGGTTATTTCCTCGGCCAGCGACATGTAGTCCTCTGCCCCATTCGACTCAGGTGCGTGCTCAAAAATTCCTTTGTACTGAAGCGGAGTCTCGTCAAACTTCACATTCTTTCGGATCTTTGTTTTGAAAACCTTGTCGCCATATCTGCTGTCGAAGAACTCACTTACTGCACGTGAAATTCGGGTCTGTTTGTCATACTTGATGATCAGGAAACCCAGGATCTCAAGTCTGGGATTTACATTTTCCTTGATCTCGCTGATCCCGAAAAGAAGATCCTGCATACCCTGAAGGGAGAACCCGGAACATTCTGCCGGTATCAGCACATAATCAGATGCAGACATGTTGTTGTTGTTCATCAGACCTTCTTTCGGACTGCAATCAATCAGCACATAGTCGAACATGTATGTACCGTCCTGCTGTGGCTGCAGGTAAGGTTTCAGTTTCTTGTTGTAAAGGAACATTTCCCGGTTTACTTTTCCGTTCAGGTATGACTCAATATCGCGGAGCCCTTTGGAAGAAGGTACATATAACAGGCCGGGGTACTGCTCGTAAATCGGCATTGGCATATCGTCCGTGCGCAACCATTCATTGAGCGTCGCGTCACCTTCACTCTGATTAAATCCAAGCATTCCGCTGAGATTACACTGCGCATCCGTATCAATCAGCAGCACACGTTTTCCAAGCGCCCAAAGCGCTACACCCAGATTGTAAGTAGTGGTAGTCTTTGCTACTCCACCCTTGAAATTAAGAATAGAAATTACTTTTGTCATCATTAATAGGATTTGAATTTCAACACCACAAAAGTAATGATAATCTTTGAAATATCAAAGCTATATAGATAAATAAATATATAGCTATACAAATATTCAGTTATTCCGATAGCCATATATTCAGCTATACATATAACCAGCTATACAACTATACAAATAGCGAAATATATACATAACTGGCTATGCAACAATATAGTTATACAGATATAAGCCTTCCAAAAACCACTGAGATATATGGCTATACAGATAGGCAGTTATCCGACTATCTGTATATATAAATATTTAGCTATACAGTTGTGTGGCTATACATATATTTAATTATATAGCTATTTATATATCTACCTATCAGGTTATCCTTATTTCTGAATATCCAGCTATTCAGATATACATATAGCTGGATATATAGATAGTTATATATACAGATATACATGTAGCTGAATATATGACTAGCTAAATATATAAATAGCTGAATAGCGGAATATATAAATAGCCGGATAGCGGACTAGCCGTATATCTGTATATATACCTGTCTGTATAACCGGACATGTGAAATAAATAACCGGATATGTGTAAAGCCATATATCCGGTTATATACAAAGCTATATATCCATATATTTAAATAGCCATATAGCTGGTTATGTAAATATATGGATATATGTATTTCTGGTTTAGGAATTTCACATCTCGATTTCCTTAGCCGGCATCCAGTCGTCAGGATCAGCAAAGCTTATCCCGGTGTTGCCGCTAAACAGCCGGCATGAAGCATTGGTACACCGGTTGCGGAGTAGGGGGACGGATGGCGCTTCGGCCGAATAAAGCACGTCACCGTCCGCAGACAGGGCCTCGATGCGGACCAGCGACTGAAACTCTTCGTCCGGGGTAGGGGTGAAGCTGTACATCGAGAAGGAAAGTCCGGTGCGGCCTGCATATTCACTTCCGGTCTTCCAGGAAAGGGAATAGGCTGATCCAGAAGATCCGGCTGCGTTTCCCGTCTGAAGATCCAGCTTCCGGTAGTGGCTGTCAACCGTCAGACGGATGGAGTCAACGCCTTGCGGCATTGCGTCGCGCAGAGTCACTTTCACCATGGTGACGACCCGCTCCATAGGAACCGTCTGCTGGTCCTGCAAGTTTTCGTCCGCTTCCAGCGGAAAATCCGTCCAGAAAGTTTCCGTCACCTTTGACGGATAAAAAGTCCGGTCTTCCGACTGCTGAAGGCTGGTGCTGCTGTGGGCGAGGAAATAAAGATGGTGCGATCCGTACTTGAGCGTCATGCTGATGGGAGAGGGGAGTGTCAGTGTGTCCGACTGGAGGCAGTCGCCGTCCAGATAGTCCCAGTAGGAGAGGGTAGTGGCCAGATCGGACAGCGACTCGCCGCGCGACGACTGCCAGGAAGCAATGTCTCCCTGTGAAATTTCCATGAACGAAGGCACAAAAGATACCCTGCACGTCTGATCACTCATTTCGGGATCGTCCGGTTCGCCAACAATGTTTTCCCGACTGCAGGCTGCCAGAAGTAGAGCGGCCGCCATGCAAATGCTTTTTGACAAATCCATACTGCTAAGTTTAAAAATTCTGTCAATAGAACGCGGAAAGTGAATTTTGTCTCCCTTTTCAGGAAATATTTTTAGAGGAGTTCGGAATCTTTGCACCTTCTGACTAAATTTTATATATTTGCATCAGATTCAACAACGCCATTTTTCTTTTTTTATTTATTACAGAAATAGAAAGTTCGGAAGTTTCACCCCTAAAGTTCGGAGGTTTCACCCCGGAAGTTCAGTCGATTCACCCCTAAAGTTAGGAGGTTTCACCCCTTTTCCTATATATCATATTATAAATCAGTAAGTTATATCTGTAATATATATCTATTATATAATATGTATTATAGATACGATAGTATATTTTTATATATATAAACAGAATAATATCGGACTATTAATGATATAAGATATTACGATATATAGATATACGTTTTATTATAGTGTTGAATATCAACTTATTAAACATACAAAGGTACGAAACTACCGAACTTTAGGTGCTAAAACACTGAACTTTCGGGACGAAATCTCCGAACTTTAGGTACCAAACTACCGAACTTAAAGGAGGAAACAACCGAACTTTTTATATGTGTGGTGCAAATTTACCGAACTATATGCATTGAATGAAATCTGTAATTATTTCCGTAATGGGAAATTTTATCGTTTTATATTTCCGTTTTAGGAAATTGTTAGTATATTTGCGTCAAAATATAGAAAATATGAGATTATTAATAAATGAACGTATAAAAGAAGCCGGAATAACAAAGGCGGAACTTGCCGAGAAATTGGGTATGTCGGCTTCGAGTTTGGCGAAACGACTGAACCGTCAGGCTAAGATAGACATCCAGTTCCTTGAAAGCCTTGCAAAAGCTTTGAACATATCTGTTGTATCTCTTATGGATGATGATGCGTCTGAATGTGTCGCAACCTACAATGCGGACGGATATACTTACGAAGTGAGGCGCACGACAAATAGAGAATGAAAATTATGCACCTTAAAACTTATGAAACATGGCTAAGAAAGTAAACCCTGAATCAGACAATGCTCTTGTAAAGGAACTCCGTGATGTGGAGTTTATCAAACAACCATATCTTTATGCTATGATTGGAGCGGACTTTACTTTGGTTCAGAGAAGTATTATGATTGAAATAATGAACTCTCTCCAAACACGATTCAATGCTTTCCTGAAGCATCAGAAGTGTGCGGATGAAACCGGGCAGCTTTCTCTTTTTACAGAAGAAGAAAGGCATAAGGAAATGATGACGTTTAAAATCAGTGCCGCGTCATTAGGTGTAAAACCTAACCAGTACGGAGAATTGCAGGAAGCGTGCGATAATCTGTATAAAATTCATTTTTCATATCTGGAATATGATAAAAGTACCGGTACGTTTATGAGGACATACGCCAATCTGTTTTCAACAATTTCTATGCCTGTTATGCTTAATTCGGAATACAAATACAAGTATGAGCACAAGGATGAAAACGATCCGGATAAAGGGAAAAGACGACGCTCAAACTATATTGTAGCCCGTATGGATATTAAGGTGTTGGAGTATTTGTGTAATCTTAATAACGGACAGGGGTATATAGACCATATATATCGCATAGCACGTATAAGCAAGTGCAAGCGTACTCCCGGTATTTATATCTATCTGGCAAGGTGGGCAAAAGACTTCAGTAAAAAAGCTGTTGACTATGTGGAACTTAAAAAGTTTCTCGGAATAATTACTCAGGTCGTTGAAAAGTCAGAGGGAGGGAAAGCTGAAAAGAGAGAGGTTGACAAGTATCCTAAGTTTAGTAAATTCTGTAAAGAAGTAATGGACCCGATAAAGAAAGACCTAGACCGCCTTGCAAACGACAATCAGGTAGAGTTCTCGTTTGAATACGAGCCTGTATATAAAACTGCTGTAAAACGTGGAGATCCGAAAGAAATTCTGTTTAAAATAAAGCTCAGCGGACTGGGAGAGGAACTGCGCAAACAACGCAAGTTATTGCAGGCTCCTGCGGACATCTGGACTCTGCTACGTGGAGAGTTTAAGTTTACTGACTCGGATATTAAGGCTTTGTCTGATATGCTTACACCCGATATGACAGATGCCTTTCGTCTTGAAATTATGGCCTTAATTGAGAGAATGAAGAAATTGAAGGTAAACAATAAGAAAGCATATGCAATAACGTCTTTGCGTAACTATATAATGCAGAACAAGCCTGAAAATACTGTTGCTGAATCTGCTGAGTCATTGTCGGAAGGCTCGACTGAAAATACGCAGTATATAATTGTGGTTCCTGACCCTAGTAATGAAGACATGGAGAAATGGGAAAACTTTATGGCCGGGATAAAAGATAGGGTAGGGAATATCGCTTTCCACACATGGTTTTCCTGCATGAAGCTGTCTTTTATATCAGAAAACAATCTTACTGTATTAGTTCCGACTCACTATGTATATGAGTTTCTTGAAGCTAATTATATAGATGCTATCAGGGCTTGCGTAAAAGAAGTTTTTGGAGAGCATACTGAATTAAATTACAAAATAGGATAAACTTTAAAACCTCTGATTATGAAATTCAGATTATTGAAAACAGATATTCCGGTGTACAGTAGTTCTATATCAAACGAAATAGTACGCTACCTGCAGAGTGAAGACCTTGACGGAACCCTTTATCAGGATTTGATACACGACAATGTAGAGAAGATTGTAATGGACACCGATAAAAAGCTTTCTTATTCTGCAAAAGCTACTCCTTTTTCATTCTTGGTAGTCCAGCCCGGCAAGAAATATAGAACCGGCTTTCAGGGGACATTCAAACCTGTTGAGTCTGACCTCGAATATGCCGGATATGACCTGGAAATGGTAGCCGTATGGTATGCTATAGGAGTTCAGGCAGATAGGATAGGGCAGGGCGTGTACGAATACTATTTAGGGAAAGCCCGATGGCACATAGTATCATCGGAAGAAGAATCCGACCGTCACGTAACCATTCAGGTGGGAGAGGAGAGTCACACCTTCTATTTTAAAAGGCTCTGGGAGAACGAGGAAAGAAAAGATATAGCTGAAATTGCTAAGCCTGAAAGACATGGGAAGCAAAGTAGATGAAAGGAATACTACTGGTCTGTCTCAAGATGTTTGATTCAATCAAGCAACACATTATTGAATTTAGTGGAAAATGATTTACGATGGATTAACGGATAAATCCCGGAACGGAAGCGCCGTCCCGGGATTTCTTTTCATTCCACATAGTCCTGCGGATCTATACAGAGATTTACCTGCTGTACATCGGTCAGTTCGACGAATACTGCATACCAGTTGTTCAGGAAAGGTCCGTAGGTTGAATAGTGAAGCTCCTCCGTTTCCAGATTGATATTCCGGAAAATCTTTCGTTTCTCCTGCTGCTCGCGGAGCCAGGCCAGGAACTTCTGCATGTGCATCTTTGCTTCCTGAATGGCTTCGTATGACTGCTGCTTGTCCGTCGGCTTCATATTGCCCGTTTTAACGAGAAAATAAACCACGTGAACAGGTTTATCCAGACCGCCTCTGATCGTCCCGTCCTGGGCAAATTCGTAGCCCACACAAGGAGATTTCACGTCGGGCAGCTTGCTCATGAACGAAGGAATAGCTACAATGTTGTCGAAAAGGAAAAACCGTTTGTTCTTTCCGGTTTCTCCGGGCGTATGAAGCATGGGCTTGTACTTCGTGGCCCATTCTTCGATGATTTCTTTTAATTCTGTCATAATTAAAATTTTGTGGGTTTTCTTATTTCTTTATCAAATGCCATTATAAATCCGATAAAAGCAAAAGCCAGTAACGAAAGCCATATTCCCAATTTCCCTAATTCAGCATAAAGTAGCATGACTATCATAGCTGCTGTGATAATTCCTCCAAGAAGATTAATCAGCTCCGATTCTTTTTGGAACATGAGGAAGACACCCAGAAGAAGGATAGCCAGTTCTATTCTTATCTGCTGGAGAAAATACATCCCTACCAGCAAGAACGTGTTCGACAATATTCTAATTATCGTTTTCATTTCATCCGGAATTTATAATCACTTCGTTTAAACTCGTCCTGGAAAGAAACCAGTACGCCGTTTTCGATGAAGTCCTGATAATAGGAAGACACGAGCACTTCCAGTCGCCGGAGCTGGTGACGCACCTCCATGGCGATGACGGGTCGTGACTGGCGGTCGCCTTCTTCTTTCCATATCTGATAAAGCTGGTTGAAACGGGCATCCTTGCTGCGTTCCACACCTTCGATGGGCTGTCCGGCACCGACACCCATATCCACGAAATACAGATAATAGTTGAAGAAGAAGGAAATCTTCTTTGTGTCACCTCCGGCACCGTTGAACACCTTGGCATACATGCGCCGGTAAGCCTGTCCGGTGCTACGCTTGGCGGCCGGCGTATTGCGGTACCCGATGTACGGACCGGGGAATCCCCCCGGCCATACATGCTGTGTCTCGAAGTTGGTCTGAAGCTGCCGGATCATATTATTTGCCCAGCGCGTCAGGTCCAAGAACTCCTCTTTTACCGCCTGACTGATAGTTTTCTGTTCTGACATGGCTTATACATAGTTTAATGGATTTTCAAAAATATCTTTTATCATTTTCTGTTTGCATCCTTTGAACCATTTGAAAGGTTCTTTGCAGTAACTGATACCGATGGTCCCGGTTGTAGCATAGAACGAAATTAGAAGCGGGAGCACTGAGTCACGGTAATTTGACGAAAGGTTCGCCGGGTTGTTTGACTCTTTATAGAATCCACATTCCAGTGCAATTTCATCCACCTTATCTTTCAATACTTTGGCGTAACCGTTTTTATTTGATTGCTTTTTCATACATTTATACTTTTATGTTTTTATGTAAAAGTAGTTTTCTAAATTACTCCCTTTTCTTTTAGTCTTTTGTTCACTTCTTCATACACAGAGTAAAACATATATTTTTTCCCTCCGCACCTGGTACCCCTTCTTAAAGAAGCAAATAACGCTGACAGTCCAACTCCGTTCTTCCTCGCACATTCAGCTACCGAATAATACACTTCTCCTGTTTCTAATGCAATTACTTTTTTGCAGATTCCAGGAGGTGATTTGCGGTGTGGGCCAAAATTACTATCAGGGTCGTTTATAAGCCTTAAACAGTTTTCTCTCGAAAGCTGTCTTCGTCTTTCCTGACGTTCTTTTGACCATTTATGGAAACCATTGTTTAATTTATGTCCCTTACGGAAATGGCCTGTTCCTATTTCATGGTTAGGATCAGGAGTAAACTTTAGTTCATCCATTCTCTGCTCCTCATATATTTTCCTGAAGTCTTCTTCATAATACCATCTGAATCCTTTACATGCAGTTCCTTTCCGACAACTGAAACTAATGGAATGCCGACTTACACCGGATTTTATTGCTGCGTCTCTGATAAAGTCAAAATATCCGGCAACTGTACCGTCTGGATTTACCGCAACTACCGGGTGATTGCTTCCTATTTTATATTGACGCGGATGCTTACGATTTTCCATATATACAATTAAACATAATTCCGTTTATGCGTAAATTTCCACCTGATAAAATTTGTGTGAATATTTGAAATCAAAAAATAGATAATTGCGCATCTTCACATGACTTGTCGACGAACATTTTCTCATAGTCATATTCCTCGAACTCGGGCTGCACTTCAGATTCGGCCTGATACGGATATACGTCCATGATGGCGGTTTCAGCGATGGATGCAATAACGTAATCGGCCATCGTGCCTTTCATGCCTTCGTCCAGTTTCTTCACCGCATCGCGAAGATCGGCAGCCTGTACCAGAATGTTGGTAGCTGTCTTCTTCTCCGCACCGCTTTTCTCGTCGATGGTGATAAAGTACAGCTTGCATTTGTACCAGATGCCGGCTCCTTCCTCGTCGGTCGGGAATATCTCGCTATAGTTGGCCCGTTTGATGTCGGTCACTGTGAACTCTCCTGTAATAAACGGCGTGACTTCTTCAATGAGACGTGCTTCGGCTTCGGTGAAACTCAGGGCATCTACCAGATAGGGCTCTGTCACTTTCTTGTTCATCCCGTTTTCCGCTACCTTTTCGTAGCGGATTTTCCCTTCAAACCATGTGTGCATCATAATTTGTCCTCCATTATTTTTTCGCGTTGGGCAATCATGGCATCGGCTATATTGTATGATAATTTAGCTATCATCTTCTCGTCAAATGCTGTATATGTCTTATGATTCAGACCAAAGAATTGTCTGATCCGGTTTTTTAATGTCAGATTGTTTGAAACTGTTTTCTCCATGAGCACCTTCATCGCTTCCATAGCGATGTGGTCTCTGCTGATATTACTTCCTGCCATAGTTATTTTATTTAGATTGTTGTTTTCTGATCCAAAGAATTGTCATCACGCAGTAGTTGGCCAGGTCCAGATAAGTATCTTCCAGCCTTTCGTCCTTCACCTGCCCTTCACCGCCATTATGGATAAGGGATTGTATTCTCCGTATCTTATCACCGATGCGGATCTTAGCTACCAGGAGTCCGTCTTCGTCCATCGACTTTTCAAAGGCGTTTCCATAGTCGGCGTTCTTTTTGCGGTAGGTGTCAAGCTGTTCTTGGCTTATTTCATCCATAGACAGCGTAACTTTCGCATAGCCTTGATATGCAGCACGGGCGATGCTTGTAATATGTAGCAAGCCTTCTATTCGGTCTGAATCGGGAATATCCTTCATGAAACATGCCTTGAACAAATTGGATATTCTGAAAGGATAAAGATTGTAGTCTCCACCTGCCATTTTATCGTATGGTTTAAGTTCATTCAGAACCGTTCCAAACTTCGCAACCATTTCTTCCTCGGTTTCTTGCGCGGGTTTCTCCGGTTGTTTCTCTCCTTCTTCGTTATCAGAAGGTATATTTACCAGTTCAGGCAGTTCTTCCAGAAAATCTTCCGGAACGTCGACTATGTTCCGACCCCACTGACCTACCTCATACCAGAATACAGGCTTCCCGCTCTTGTGTAGCTGACGGGTATTATGCACTTTGTAGATTGCAACCTGAGCGTCTGAAATACGTTTCAAATCATATTCTTCCAGATGATAAATGAGGGAATCATTCACCAATTTAAGCGCGTCGTAGTCTTTCAGCTTTACTACCTGACCGACACTGAATTTTGATACTTTAATTTCTCCGTCCATATATTTTGCTATTTTAGTTTCTGATGGGTGTTCTTTGCTTATGATTTTTCTGAAATCAAGCTGTGGAATCTCTAAATGTTTCCTGATATTCAGACGGTCTAAGTCTAATATGTTGAAAATTCCAGCGTACATCTTTTTTTCATCTTCGCTTGCAGGAGACTTTGTTAATTCCAATAAAGAATTTTCAAGTTCCGTAAAATTTCCTTTAAGTGGTTTTATCACTTCCTGGCCAATCCATAATTTAGATGGCTTATTCCTTTTTTTCTTCTTTCCCATCTTCTTTTGATTTATCGTTGTTATCGTTATATACTTTCTCCATTTCTCGGAAAAGACGTTTGTAAACCTCCGGAAGAGTGCCTTTCTCTTTTGTCTCACGTAGGGAAGCAAATAGCACATACCTGGGATCTGCACCCAGCATCTTACCCACGTCCATTACAAGCGGACCGACGGCTTTCTCCGCATGGGGATAGGATGCCAGGTCGCCCATGGCCTCCAGTTCCAGCAGCCGGTCTGTTCCTACACCTGCCATGGACGCAAACTTTTCGCGGGTATATCCGTGCATCTCATACATGGCACGCACGCCCTGACCGAGGTTGAGTTCGTAGCGGCATCCGTCTTTTAGCGCGAGCTGACTCACTTTGACCGTTTTCAGCATACGGAGTGTACGCGCCATTACGTCGGCATCCGCACGCGCTATGTATTCTGCCATAGCCTTCTTTGTGCCAAACACGTTGTACAGATAGCGTAGGGTAAGCATACTCAGTGTGCCGTGATTGCGGTAGACTTCCTGACGAAGCTTTCTGAGAGTAATGGATTCGTTTGTTTCAGGTACTGTGCGGATATGGTCTTCCAGACAGAGGTGACGGAACTTGTCAATCACGCTTTCGCCTTCTGCCTTTGCATCGGGCAACATTTCCATGACATCGTACACCTCATAGTCGTCCGATTCAGGAAGAGGGAGCGAAGCGATTTCATTCAGCAGCATGCGCACGTTGTTCTTAGTGCCCATGCGTGCCATCAGTGTGCGGTAGTCCTGAAAGCAGAGCTCTTCTCCGGCCATCTTCATGCGCAGACTGGCGATGACGTATTCTATAAATTCTACCTGTAGCGAAACGATTCCGCTCTCCACCAGTTTCAGCAGGTCGTCTTTCACCAGCTCCATCTGGAACTGGGCGGTCAAGGTGCGCACATCCGTTCCCTCCTTATCGGGTATTTCAATGTTTCCCACCATCTCACGCAGCATATCTTTCACCGCAGCCATCATCTTTTCATTGTGCTGGCTTTTCTGACGGTTCACCTTCCCTACTCCGTTGAGCAGTCCGTCCACCTTCCGGCACATGCAGTCGTAGAACTCGATTCCGGTGGTACACATCATGGCCACCATCTCCATGTTCGATACAAGGTCGCTCTGGCGCACGTTGCACTTGTCGAGCGCATTCTTTGTAGCAAAATAAATGAGGTTGATTTTTTCTCCGTAGGTTTTCCAGAAAATGTTCTGAAGCTTCTGTGTCAGTGTGCCGCCCCCCCTCATGAAACTTCCGGACAGCCCGGGGTGGATGGTTTCTGTAAAGGTACGAACCTGCATGGCATCGTGCGCATTGCATCGCTTCATAAGGTCACTAGACAGATTTACCAGTTCGTTGGCCCTGCGCTTCATGTTGTGACGCATCAGTCCGCGTTCCTTCAGGCAGGAAACCACTTCGTAGATGTATTTCTGAGTGATATTGGTCATCATGATTTCCACCATGAGCAGGTGAGCGTTCAGAATGTCTGCACTGGCCATGCGCTGCTGTGCAGTGTAGCGGTCAAACTGGTTTCGTTTGACGGGAATCATGGATTTCGGACGGCTGATAGAAGCCGCAAGCCCTGTTTCAGAGCTTTTCCCCTTCATGGGTGAAATGGTGGAGGGAGCCTGCAAGAAAGGATTGTTTCCCAGACTTCCTGCCGGGTTTGTAAATTCGTTCATATCTCTGAGTGATTAATCTGTTCGTATTAGAAAGGAAGATCATCCTGTTCGTCCTTCAGGTTAAGCGTTCCCTGCGCAGGCTGCTGTGGGGCCGCTTGTGCCGGCTGAGCGGGTGAAGGAGCAGAAGCCGGAGCGGGCTGGCTGCCGAAATCGTCGGGCGAAGTAGGAAGCGGAGCAGACGATGATTCTGCCTTCCGTCCGAGCAGACGGAAATCACGAGCCCATATCTCGGACACATAGCGTTTTTCTCCGGTTCCTTCTGCCTCGTAGCTTCGTGTGCGGAACTCTCCTTCCACATACACCTGCGAACCTTTTCGGGCCAGCTGGCTGATGATTTCGGCCAGATTGTCCCAGGCCACAATGGGAATCCATTCCGTATATTCCTTTGTCTCTCCATTTTCCTTGTTTTTCACTTTCCGGCTGCAGGCGATGGAGAAACTTGCTACCTTGTGTCCGCTTTCCAGCACTTTATAATCGGGGTCTTTCCCCAGATTACCGATGAATGTACATTTGTTAATCATATCGTTTCTTTTAATCTTTAAACTCTAATTTCTGTTGCATCACTTCGTCTGCATAAAATTCTTTGAAAGACTTCTTGCTTATCCACCATTTAAAGGCCATATCAGGATCTTGCAAAAGCGGTTTGTCCTTCCATTTGTTTTCGATCAGCCATTCAATTGTTTTTCTCCAGTTTTTCCCTACATGCGGGAAATCTTTCATTTCTCGCACATTCTGTTTGTAGTTCGACATGGGACACATGATACATCCTATCCGTTTATACCCCTTGTCATACAACTCGCAATAGGGAATGTGCATTCGTTTCAAGTAGTCCCATACATCCTTTTCAGTCCAGTAAAGGATAGGAGAAACCAGAATTTTGTCTTTCCCACCTACACATGTCACCATTTTTTCCTGATGCTCGCTCCACTGGTCAAATGTTCCGGAGAATTTACGGTCTCCCGTTTCAATTTCATTTCTTTTCTTCCGGTTCGTGCTCTCCGATTTGCGTATTCCAATCAGGGTAACTTTCCCTGCACCTGACATTTCCTTAAACTCTTCGCAGCACCATCTCACAAGCTGGGTCGGAAGACATCCTTTCTTCTTTGCCATTTCGTAGATGCTCATGCGTGGTTTTATCAGTTCCACATCGGGATAGTTCTTTTTTACGAAACGTATAACTTCAGGTGGGTCCACGCTCGTAAGGTTCATGTGGGCCTTGAATTTTACTCCTGCCTGTACAGCAAGGTGATAGAGGGCCTGAGAGTCTTTCCCTCCCGAGAATGCCAGATAAAAGCCGTTCTCCGGGTCCATTCTCAGTGCCATCTCTTCACTCTTGCGCAGCAGATTAATGGAGTATTCTATTTTTTCGTCTAATGTCATTTCTTTTAAATATTTAGTCCCACGCCGGGGAGTCGAACCCCCTGATAAGCGAATTGTCAAACCTTTAAACTTTTGTATGGAAAATATGCGCCGTCGCACGTTGCGTGGGAGCCATTCTATATATAGGCTATTTCACTTTCATTACATCACCAAAATTTTCACTGAACGAATCGTCTTCCCCCGGATTTCCCTGAAACCATATCTGAATTCCCAGGAACTTCGCCACGCGGAACTCTATGCGTGCTTCGCGGCTGTCCTTCCAGTTCGTCTGCAGATAGATATTTCCGCAACGCGACAATAGAAGGATATCCCAGATCATGTGCATCCAGTATGGACGCGAAGGTTTCAGGCCGAGAATAATGGGATTTACCGGAGTGAGTCCTATCTCCGCTATTTCGCGGTCCGCCTGCTCAAAGTTCTTGTATGCCTGCAGGTAGGAAAGCCCTCCGATCTTTCCGGAGTTATAGCATTTATTCTTCTTCTCTTTCATTTGTTCTGATTTAAAATTCCCGGAATCGCTCCCGGGAATTACTTTAGTAACCAAATTTTACAACCTAAAATGAGTAGATCTCATTGGCAAAAATAACAAAAATAATTCATAACGTATCAAAAAAGTAAGTTTTATTCGACAAAAACTTTACCCTGACTAACAAAAACGATACGTTGAATTAATGGGAGGTCGTCTCCGTTCCGGTCTTTGATGACAAGAACGACGCTTCGTTCTACATTCTTGCGGGCATTACGGAGGATAATAGACTGATTTTTCCCGGATTCAATCCACTCTCTCACAACGGCTGCCGTGTAGTTCTGGTCAAAACAAATGTGATATGTCCGGTTGGCGAGTGTGATCATTTCGGTATTATTTCCAGTATAACAAAGAATATCGGCGGACGCGCCGCGGCTGCATCATTTCCAGCTTTCTCAGCCGGTCGTCGTCAATCACCACATTCGGCACGTCGCACGAGTCGCAGGCCGGTTTCAGCACGCGGGCCATACCGAGCGCAACTGCCATCATCAGCAAATGTTCCGCTGAATCCAGAGTAGCCCCTTCATACCGGCTCCCGTGTCCGCGAGCCAGAATCCAGGGCGCTCCTTCCGGACGCTGGCTGTACCGCATGACTCGCGGAAGCCCCTTCACGGCCGAAAGTATCTGCATATACTTTTCTTTCAGACGATCGGCGCTGAATGTATGCGCCTCTCCCCGCAGGCCGGGAACGGTAACGGTCTTTCCGCACCGTTCGTTCGCCCGATAGGTGGTGTACTGATAGATCTGATTGACGGTATCTGTGGTGACGTTCATGGCTTAAATAAGTCTCCTTGTACAAGTATTCCTTTAGATGTCTTTATTTCTCCTTTACACTCTTCAAGAAATCTTTTTTCCTGTGCCTCAAAATACTCTTTATCTATTTCTGTAGCATAAAAATCAAATCCCATTTTGTAAGCTGCGATTCGACTGCTTCCACTACCAAGGTGAGTATCTAGGATTTTGTCACCCGCTTTTGCAAATGTTCGTAGCAGATAAGCATACAATTCTATCGGCTTTTGAGTAGGATGAAATTTTGCTTTGTCCGCTTTACCTCCCTTATTTGATATGCTTATATGCTTTGCTGGTTTATTAAACGATGTCCAGGCAAATTCACATTGTGAAAAGTTTTCCCAAACTTGTTTTTTGTCCCAACATACAAAACATCTTGTTGGAGGAAGAGGGAAGTAATTACCTCCCCAAATAATTTGATTTTTGCTTACGCGAAACAATTCATCAAAGTATTCCTTTGTAGGACGGATATCCCATTGCTGGATATTTCCCCTGTTTAGACACCTGTTTTTAAGTTTACCTCTTCTATGGGTACTTTTTTGTCTAATCCGTATGGAGGGTCCACGATGGCCAATTCAAAGAATTTGTCGGGTATAGTCCGCATGTATTCCATGCAGTCCATATTATATGTTTCGCTTATTGGTGTATTACTCATTTTTTATAACCTCCTTTTCCGCAAATATTCTTTCCTGAGATATGTCGAAGTATTTTTTTTCTTTCTCATATCCAATAAAGTTACGTCCTGTTTTCATACAAGCCACACCGGTAGTTCCACTGCCCATACAGTTGTCCATAACGGTATCACCTTCGTCAGTATAAGTGCGGATAAGATATTCCAGAAGAGCGACTGGCTTTTGGGTGGGGTGATAGAAACTATCGTGCTCTTTTGGAATATCTATTACTGAGAGAGGATATTTCTCGTTGGTAAATACAGTATCTACTACTTTGAAATTCCCGTAACATTTGTTATTTGATTGAACCCCTCTTACATTTCTTCCGTGATTCTTTTCCCCTATTGTCATTTGAGGATGATATACAGGCAACTTTTGATAGAATACTGCAATATCTTCGTGATTTCGTAATGGCATACGGTTGGCATTCAGGAAACCGGATGAACGTGTCCCTTTCTTCCATATCAGATTATATCTCCACATTTTTGGATTGCTAATCATCAGACGTGCGGTAAACATTCCCTGACAGAATAAGATAATAGCACCGTTTGGCTTTATCAGTCTGCGATAATGCTGCCAAAGTTCATCAAGCGGAAGTTCTGTATCCCACTTCGCATGTGGATTTTGTTTATTCAGGACTCCATACGGAAGGTCACAGATAATGCAGTCCAAGGAATGATCCTCCAGAGAAGTCATTCCTTCCATACAGTCCATATTGAATATACGTGCTTCAGACATACTGCTATCTGATTACGAGATTGTTTTCAATCACCAGATGAACATAGTTGATCTGTGCAAGACAGTCGGCCATCGGAGTGTGCCGGTCTGCTACCTTGGGCGGAAGGAGTCCTGCCTCAGTAAGCGCATCCATGTACGGCCGGACGTCGCGTACCTTCCGGAAGTTCCAGGGTAACACTTCTGCGTCAGACCCGTTGACGTGCTGGTTATACCAGGAATACATGGAGCGAAGCATAGCCACGTCGAAATCCAGCTGAAGGCACCATAACGTGAAGTCTCCGTTTTCGTCTGTTTCGGTCATGAAGTCCATCAGTTCTTCCATGAAATCCACCAGTAGTGTCTCCGCTCCTTCCACGAAGTTACGGCGGGCTGCATCCGACTGCATCATCCACCATTTCAGTGTAGATGCTTCGATTCTGAACCCATAGCGTATGGAGTCTGCCAGATCTATTTTCCACACCTTGCGCCGTCCGGTTTCTCCGGTTTGCGGATTAAACTCAATGGCGGCCACCGAACGGACCACGCTTCCAGGTGTCCTGCCCAGCGTTTCCGTATCTATCATTATATGCTTGAATTTCTTCTCTTCCATAGTCATTTATTTTATAGATGAATCAGTCCGTCTTTACCTACATGGCGCTTCTCTTCTTCCGTAGCTTTTTCTTTCGGGAATTTTCCATGCCATTTCCCGGGCACATATCTGACGTGATTTCCTGTTTCGTCAAACTCTATTTTACAGCACTCCGAACAAAGCGGTTTCCATTTGTAAGGAACCAGGCTCTCGTCCCACTCTGCATCTGGATCAAGCTTTGTGATAATGTTCCAGTATTGAGAAGTGGCGGTGTTTTCCACACAACCGCATTTTGCACAAATAAAAATCCCCATGTTATTCTAATCCTATCAGGTTTCTAATCATTTTACGAATCTCTTTCATGCACACTATGGTTATTCCTATACTGAATAGAATGGCCCATCCAAATAGCACGATTATCATGCACGCCAGGAAAAGATTAATCGGATTCATTCTTTCTTTTGTATATAGGTTTTTCACGAAGGATATCCAGCGCCATGTCAGCCTTGCGCACCATGGACAGGGTTTCCGACGCATAAAGATCGCCGGCGGCCATGCGTGCGAGCAGGATGTCCCGATATTCCGATCGGGATATCACTTCCTTTATTTCCGGCTGTTCCCGTACTGATCGCTCCGTCCAATAGCTCATGTTGTACTATAATTTCTTTTTCTTCGATTCAAACTCCTGCTGAAGGATGGTTTCGTATTCCTGGCCGAGTGAATATCTGCTGCACAGATAAACCCGTCCGCGATAGATAAACCATTGGGGCGTGCGACTCTGGTTGATCGGGATGCCGAATGCTACGCGGAAGTCATCCGACGTAACGTCGGGCAGGCGGATGATCTTTTGGGCTATCTCCTTCCCTTTCTCGTTGTTCATGTTGGGGATATACTCTCCCTTTCCGATATATTCGTAGGCAAACAGGTTGGGACAGCCCTTAAACTTCAGGCTTCCGATTCCCACTCCCGGATACAGACACCCCGGGCGGTCAGTCCGCGCTTCTGCTCCCAGTTCGGCCGCCAGTTTGTCAGCAGCTTCGGCAGCTTTCTTTCCTTTCTCCAGAAACTCGCTGATGCAGCGTCCGCGGTGCGTGTCTGTCAGCGAAACTTTGTAGTAATATCTTTTTTCTTCCATTATCAGAACAGATCTTTAACCAGGCAAACAATACCATAAATACAAAGGCTCACAAAAATCATCAGGAATATCAGGACGACACATCCCTGCATGGCCATGCGTTTAAACTCGTCCATAATCTGCTCCTTTCTCCAGCGTCATGCCGGGAATATAGTAAAGTCCGCACGAGTTCAGTTTCTCAAGCGCGGCCCGGATGCTTTTGTCCGATCGGTTGACGAAAGCTGCCATATATCCTTTGCGCCCGTTATAGTTCACCGGGAAAAACACCGGCATCACCTTATTCCATGGGATCGGGGAAAAGGGAATATTCCGCACCAGGCAGTCTTCGGAAATAACTTCCTCGGCATTGAGCGGAAGTTTCTCAAGTATCATGTGCGGATCGCCTTCTTCGGCGAAAGTTTCTAAAAGGGGATTTTGCAGTTTGATAAATAGAGCCTTGTTAAGCTCCCTGCGACGTTGATTTGTGTAGTACATGTTGCCTGCTAATTATGTTTTAAAATTGTTAGTTAGTGTGGCAAATGTAACAAAAAATAATCAAAAGAGTGAAGAAAAAGTAGTTTTTGTGTAGGGTGACCGACAAAAACTGCACGCTTGCAGCTGTCGGAATCACTTTTATGAAATCTTTTTTCCGTTGACGTATTTCAGGATCTGTCCGTCAACCACGTACCAGTTTTCCAGGCTGGTTCCCAGCGTGGCAAACTGGGGATAAAGTTCGGGAGCTTTGGTGTACAGCCGTCTGGCATGCTGGCGGCAGAACTCGTCTGTTACGAATGGCGGACGGATGGCGTCTGCCTGTTTGCTGAGGACTGTTGCAGCCTTTATGTCTCCGGCCTAGTATGCTGCCAGACAGTCCCGGTAAAGCATGAGCCACTGCTTATGTATGCGGTACATGCGTGTAGCCGGATGGTTGTGCCATCCGCGGCCTTCTTCGTCGATGGCGCGGATAATCTGTGCGGCTTCTATGATCTGTTTGTTAAGCCGCCGCTTGTCGAGCTGCCTGGCGGTTTGCAGGCAGCTCGGTGATGGTAGGAATATTTGCATGATCACTGGTTTTTATCTTCTGTTTTCCTCTTCAATGTTGGCAATCATTTCCTCGTAAACTTGCGGAGTTGTTGCCGGGTCCTCGGTGTCGGTCGTTCCTATCTGACGTATCACCACCTCGCAGCCGAGGAAGTGAGCCATGCGAAGGAAATTCACGATGTGAGTATCTTTCCCGTATGCAATTTTCCGAAGGGCTTCGTAAGATACACCTGTGTCCTTGTCGGCCGTCATGAAATTTACTCCGCAAATCTTAGCACGGTTGAAAAGGAATAATCCGATTTCGCGTGCTGATTTCATTGCGCTGTCCGGATAACGCGGAGGATTTTTCGGCAGAGCGAGCGCACGGTGAATGTTATAACGACGGTAGCGTACTACCAGATAACCTGCACAAAGCAGGATACAGATAATTGTGAAAATAGTTGATCCTTCCATGATTTTATTGTATTTCGGTTAAACTTTCTGTTGCTTCTTCCAGACTGTCGATTGCAGCCTCCATGTATTCAATGATTTCCTGCATTTCTTCTCCACGCTCAGACTCCTGGATGGATTCCGGCATGTTGTCGAATGCCTGTTGCTCCTCGTCTAAAAGGTCTTGCAGCTTTGCTTTGGTCTCCGAGATGCTTTCCCGAAGATTTTCAATTTCTTTTCGTCTTTTCTTATTCATGTGATTAAAGTCTAAAAATAAAGAAGGCCGGCAGAGATCACTCTCCGTCGGCCTGTTCTAACTTAAAATTCCGCTTCACAGCGGCAGGAAATTATGATTAAGATTTTCTTATATATTCTCCGATATAGTATTCAAGAGATCCTTTTTCGTTAATTGAATATCCTCTAAAATCCCCATGACTGTAGTCTTGAGACAGCAATTCTATCTGAAAATGATGGTCATAGTATCCATTGTTGTATGGTATTTCAGATTGGTCATAAACCATCTTATTTTCTATATTTTTGATTATTTCCTCATACTCTTTTATCGCCAAGGAATAATATTCCGTGGGTTCTGTTATTTTCTTCCAATGTGTCCCATCTTCTAATGGATAACTTGTGTATAACACTGTGTAATACATTCTCATAATACATTTCAGTTTTTCCCGTGTGCCTCACGTTTTAGATTAAACATTGCTGGCTGGCGGAGTATCACTCTCCGTCGGCCTTTGCTCTAACTTAAAATTCCGCTTCACAGCGGCAGGGAATTATGATTATTATCATTTCAGAAAACATAATCCGCAACGGTATTCTTTCTTATCTTCCGGAACTTCATATTCTAGCAGGTATTCCGCAAAGAAATCTTTCGCTTCCTCTTCAGTTCCGTTTACATCTTCACAAGCGCTGTCGTCTAAAATTATTTTCCCATCACATACAAGACGGTAGTATCCGCTTATGGACTGTTCGCATTCAAAATTCTTTCCTGTTGCTTTTACTACATCCTCAAAACTAGTATTCATGACTCTATACAGTTTTTTCCGTGTGCCTCACGTTTTATATTAAACATTTGTAGTCCGGCAGGGTATCACTCCCTACCAGACCAGAACTAACTAAAAACTAACCTATGGAATTATTTGATAGTGTCACATACGACAATTACTTCGCCGGTTTCCGATTGCATGGCTACCTTATCGTCGTACATACCTAAATCATATTTCTTAAACTCCTCTCCTACCATGATATCAAGAGTAAGAGAATCGCATGATATGTCTTTCACTTCTTCGTGAATTTCCTTTGCTTTGCATAATGCCTGGTAGTGATACTCTTCAAGTGTATCACTGTCTATTTCTCCATAAAAAGAGAATGGTTTAAATGTATTTCCCATAATTCTAAAAGTTTGACGTTGTAAATATAGTTATTTTTCTCAAGTAGCCGAAGGAAAATCACTTTCCCTGCGGCTGGATTACTAACTTAAAAACTTCCGCTTCACAGCGGTAGATGGAATTATATTTCCAAATTATCTAATGCTTCTTTTTCTTCTTTTGACAGAAGACAAACGAAGTCATCGTTACTATAATAACCTTGATCTTCGTCCGGTTCGTCAAAACATCTTTTAGATGAATACATAACACTGCGTAACGCATTATACTCGTCTTTTGTGAGACCTAATATGCTTACTGTTCCGCTCTTATTGAATTTTGTTTTGCTCATAATTCCAAAATTTTATAGTTACACGTCGGTTCCGGATCAGGATGCAAACCTGAATCCGGAAGTAGGTTAGATACGCATCATGTCAAGACATTCATGGGAAGTTATTTTACCTTTCGCAAAGCAGTAATGAAGCAATGTGTATGAAACTTTAAATTTACCTTTTATGCCTCTTACTTTAAATTCTTTTCCTTCAAGTATGTCCGCTAATTTAATGTTTTTGTACATGTCATAAAAAAGGTTTTTAAGTGAATCTTCGGCTCTCATACCAAAAATCTGCCATTTTTTTGAAGGATGAATATTTTCAGGAATATCCTGTACTTTTATTTCTGCTCCGAACATGCTGAAGTCTAGTAAACAGTCCTGAAGATCGTATATATCATCAATATTACCGTAACAAAAGAATGCGTAACTTCTAAATTTAGATACAAGCTTTTGGTCAATGATTTTTTTTGCAATTTCTACAGCTTTACCTTTAATGTTTGTTGCATTATTAGCTACTTTCTCGATTAAATTCTTTTCTACTTTCATAATTCCAAAATTTTAGCTAGACAATAGCTCCCGGTATACCGACAATGTATACCGGAAATAACAATGCAGTTATTCTTTATTTATATATTTACCCCATGCACGTGGCATTGTGATAAGAACGTGTCTAAGTTCAGAATCGCTTCCGTATGTTGCTTCTTTTAAAATGCTTTCTGCTTCTTCTGGAAAGTTTTTTCTTATCTGTAGTTTGAACCATGAAGTACTTTTTTCTTTGATCATCTTCACATAATAAGGAATCACTTCGCGATGATTGGAAAGGAATGCCAGAATTTTTTGCGTTTGAGGGACCGGATATTTTTCAGGTTTTTTACGTGACATGCGGCGTGCGTTGGCCAGCAGCTCTTTCATATATCCCATTGGAACTGTACACTTGAAGTTGCCATCCTTTATGGTTTTTATTTCTACCGTTTCACCACACATTCTGTATTCTTCGCTACGGAGTACCTGACCGTCATTGATAATACCTGCAATCTGTTTTTCTAAAGATACTGTTCTCATAATTCCATTTTTTAAAAGTTAGACGATAGTACCGGGCTAAGATCGCAGACTTAGACCGGTTAGTAGCTAATTTGATTTACGAGGTTTTATTTCCCTAAATTTACCTTCATAATCAGCATTTACATCTCCTGATTGCGAAAGAGTGATATTTCTACATCTCCGATACATTTTATATTCTCCCCACCAATATGCGTTATATTTTTTACGCATATACTTGAGCAGATTTATAACTTCGTCAGGCTTTTCTCGTGAGTACTCAAACCATTCTGCAATTCCTGAACCTTCTTTATTAAAAACAATTACCAATAGTCCTGATTTTTGATTTCTCATAATTCTTTATTTTAAGTTAGACGATAGTACCGGAGGAAGAATCAATCTCCCGTCCGGCCAAAGAAACTATATACAACTCAAAACTTCTCTTTTGCAGATAGGAAGGAAATTATCTATTAAATATCTAGCGCATTCTTTCCTTTCATTTAGATAGATACTGCACGATTTATTAATATAATCACTCCATATATCTTCCAATGTCACTGGTAAGATCTGCAATGCGTAATTATGTAAATCAATATCAACTATTCTTTTATTTATTAAATCAATAGCTAAATTAATAGCACTTGTTTTACGAGCTACGTCTATGTCGTTTCTATGATTGTTATACCATTTTGTTCTGCACAATCTTACATAATTGTCGTATTTATGAGTCGTTTCTTCCAGCTTTTCTTTTTTAGCTTTCAGTTTACTGATTGTTTTTTCTATATTCATAACTCCTTTTATTTTAGTTAGACAACGTACCTGGAAGGAGTATCACTCTTCCTTCCGGTATAAATCAAAAGTTATCAGAAATCTTCTTTTCTACTCTCTTTTTGAATTTTTCTATCATTTCTTCAATCTCATACCGTAGCTCTTCATTTTCCAGATAGGAGCAATATGTTCTGCTATTATCAATGCTTTGTAAAATGTTTGTTACGGCATATTGATTTTTCTCTGATAAACTAAGTTTTTTTATTCCCATAATTCCAATGATTTTAAGTTAGACAATAGTTCCCGGTGCAGGATATAAACCTGCCTCCGGGTTTAATCAGGCAGCTTTTTTACTACGAGATTTCTTTTCTGATTTTTTAGGGAGTGCCCATCCTTTGATTTTCGCTACACGCTGGTTGAAGTCCATCCAAAGTTTTTCATCACGGAACTCAAAGTGCATGGTTCCTTTTTTGAATCCTTTGATGCGGAAGTAACCCCATTCAACCCACTCTCCCCAGGGGATATCATTTTCTCTAATAAATGTATAGAGACTATCTTTAAATTTTGTCGCTGAGATATAATTTAAAGCTGTGATTAGGTCTGATATCTGGTTAAAGTCACTACTCCATGATGTCTTTACATAGCTACTTGGCCAACGTGCATCGTAATGACATATACGAGGTACAATAAACTTTTTGTTTACCATATAGTTGGCATTTGTTTTCCATTTTTCACCGGCAGTAGAGTTTTCTGCGCTAAATGAACATATTGTTTCAAAAGCTTCTACCAAAGATTGATTCATACGATTGTCCTGCGTTTTGACAATCATGTCGAGCATAGTATAAATGTTTTTCATCGTAAATGGAACATTCACTTGCTGCTCAACAAATCTGTTTATGGTTTCACGCACTTTTGAGGTAACGAAACGCTGCATCTGCAATTCTCTGAATATAAATTCCCAGGAGTCTTTTTGTAATTGCTTTTTAAACATATCGCGTGTTACTTCAGTATTGAAACTTTTCCCATTATATCTAGCTCCAAACTTGATATTGCAACCACCTATAAGAGAAGAGAGTTCGTTTATCTCTTTTGAAGCAGCCATAACTGAATCGAACTTGCTTACTGCCATAATGTAACGGTTTACTACATCCCGTATCACGTTATATGGCATCAGCCCTTCGCTACCGTTGTATTCCTCCTCTTCTTCTTCGGAAAACAGATAACCGTCAAACTCATGGTTTCCCTCGCCCGGCTTGTAAAGCTTCACCAAAGTTACCCATACGTCTGTCGGCCTGGCAGCGTTTTTAAAGCACTGCTCCAAGTCTTCTGTACCACCATTGAACTCAATTATTTCTTTCAAGCGTTTACGCTCCATAGAATAAGTGTTTTCAATTGTTTGACTGTTGCATATAGCTATGATTTCACATCCTGCCGGTGCAATCTCAAAAGCATGGAGTATATGCTGAGCGGCATTACTGAACGGTGGGTTCATAACGATCATGTCAATGTGACTTATTTCTTCGGCTGTAAGCTTCAGGAAATCGTCACATATAAGGTCGCATTTTTGTGAAACTATCCGTTGCAGATCATAATTAATTTCACATGCCAGTACCTCACGGGCCCCGGCTTCTTTTAACCAGTCAACTATGTTTCCTGTTCCTGCCGATGGCTCCAATACTACTTTTCCGGATACGTTTACACCCATCATCATGCGGTCGATTACTTCTTTCGGTGTAGGATAAAACTCTTCTTCAAAAATACTTTTCATAATTCCATTGTTTTAAAAGTTAGACAATAGCTGCCGGTGGAAGTGTTTCTCTCCCAACCGGCTTGATTTGAATCATCCCGCCCCCTATATAAACCGTTTAATCTTTTTCATTCGTTTCTTAGCCTCATTCTGAATACTTTGGCTGCATCCAATAGGTGTAAACTGATAGCTCAACCGTTCAAGACAAATACTTAAAACTGTTTTGGGGAATAAATAATTATCTGGAATATTTTTCAAATCAGTCGTAATTCATCAGAGTTCAATAGGACGTCTTTTTTCTCTCTAATATATTTCTCTATAAAACCATCCGATAATAAGCTTTCAAACTTTTCGTTAAACTCTTCTTTAGTCATAATTCCAAAAATTTATAGTTAGACAATAAGTAAGGCAGTCGGAATCACTTCCGGCTGCCTTCTACATTACAGAGAGAAAGCTGCTCTCAGCTCTGGTTCGCGTTTCTTTGAGAAAACCCAACCGGCACCACATTTCAGTTTACCGTTGAAACGGCCGCCAAGCTCTTTCAGTTTGGCAACATACTCACGGGTGTTTCCTACGATTGCCACCGCTTTTTCGCTGTAGTCCACAAGCTCCAGGTCGCCTTCATTTCCTACGGTTTTGAGGGTCTCCCCGGCTGCCTTTTCAGCAGGCTTTACTTCCGGAGTATAGTCTTTTTCACTCCATACACCTCGTGCTATCTCTACGGCTGTAAGGTCGTTGTAATTGCTAAACAAGGTGTAGTGATTCATTTTGAAATGATTTTGAAGTGCACTTTGTTGCTCAGGGTTTATAATACGGCGCTCATAGTATCCGTAGGAGTTTTTGGCGTCAAGCTCCGGAACAATGCTTATTATTTCTGCTACCAGCTCTTCCTCCTTCGATTTTGACATTTCCCGGTCTGCTCGGATAGAATTGCAGTTACCCATATATTTATAGGCAAATTCTGTAAACTCCTCGCGTGATATTCCGGTAGAATCGTCGTAACCGTCGAATGTGTCGTGATAGGTAGAAAACAGCTCCAGATTTGTTTTTTCGCCAAAAGCTTCTTCGGTAGGACCGTCTTCCCATGAAAGCTCCCAGTCCGATCCCCATCCGGTATTCTTTTTCAATGAAAACTTAACACCGGGGAAAGCTGCTTTGCACATTGTCAGGATGTTGGCGCGTCGGATACTGTGCAGCTTTCTTTCTGCTGCCTTATATTCTTTGCTGTTCCATCCGTTTTGCTTGTGCTGTCTTTCAACTTCTTCCTGATATGGAGCTATATCGGTCATAAGGCTTTCCCACTTAGCACAACGTGCTTTGTAGTCTGCCAGACGTTGCTGGCGTGCCTCTTCCGCCTGACGTGCCATTTCTTCAGCTTCTTTTCTGTTTTCCTCCCGGATTTGTGCAACCTCTTCGGAAAACATTTCTCGCCACGCTATAGGTGTAAGCACATAACGCGCATAGCTGTATCCCTCGTCATCAACCAGGTAGTAGCGACCGTCTGGAGCAACTACTGCACCTACAAATGTATAGTGCATCTTTTTTACATCCAGATATTCTCCTTCTTCTTGGTGCCAACCTCCGGGACAATCCTCGAGCTGAGATATTTTGTTAGCAGTTTCAGGTGCTTTGAACTCCTCTTCGGTAACATGGTATACTTTTTCTACGTTTACCAGAAGAGAAATTTCGCGGCTGTCTTCATATAATTTGCCTTTCAGCTCGTCGTATATACCATTGCCTCCGTCGCACTTAAAACCGGAGTAAACAGCCCACATAAACGAGCCTTCCTGCGGTACAGGCTGGCCCATAGCTTTATGGTTGTCTGCTTCAATTTCGTGTGCGTGAAACTCGGACGCTTCGTATTTCATACGGTCTGCATTTATGATAGCACGTGCTTCTATTTCAGCGGCAACTACAGTTTCAAGTCCGAAATCTGCTATGTATGCCGGGCGCGATAGCGGTGCCATCACGCCACACCATCCGCAGATACCCTGACGACATTCGTTTGCTGAGTTGTATGTTTCAATCTCTTCACTTCTGAATACGTTTACCAACTGATTTACAATCTGCTCTCTTGTTACATTCTGTTTCATAATTCCAATAATTTAAGTTAGACAATAGCCCCCAACTTCATTTTAAATGAAGCTGGGAATAATCAGTATTGCGGAATGTTTCCCGCAATTTGTAGATGATCATCTTTATACATTTCGATTTTCCCAGCTACAAATCCCATTTCTTTATAAGCAATTCCTTTTATGTATAATTTGTAGTCTTCTCCTTTGATATTCTTACCAGTAAGGTTGTTGAAAAACATCATAAGGTTACACGGGCTGCTTAATATGGTTTTCCCATTTTGCTTTATTGAATACATAATTCCTTTGTTTTAGTTAGACATAAAAGAAGCCGGAAGCAGTTTCAGGCTGCTTTCGGCTGGATATTAATTGTAGACTCTGACTTTTTTTACATGCCATATACCGCGTAGGAAATGACTGTCAAATCTCGCATTCTGTATTGAGCGGTAAGGACCGCGTTTTGCACCTCCGTTACATAAGTCCACACATACCAGGTAGTATTCATAATGATATTTTCCCATAATTCCTTTGTTTTAAGTTAGACATAAAGCAGGCGGCCACCGGATAATCAGCAGCCGCCTGTATGAATCACTCAAGCTTGAATAGAAAAAGATTCTCTTTGCCTTCCATATCAAAGGTGTATTCCGGTTCTTTTTTTATATGCGAGAAAAAGTCATCCTTTTTTTGATACACATACAGATACATTCCTTCGATATTTACATCTTCTTCCGTTCCGAAATACTCTTTTGTATTTACATCCTGAACAAACCCAGAACAACAGTTATCAAGTCCTTCGCATGAAAAGTGATTCAGCAGATTAAAAGTTTCTTGTGTCATAATTCCGATAATTTAGTTAAACGATAGCATCCGGCACCGCTGCAATGCGGAACCGGAAATAGATCATGCGGCTTTGGCGGTTTCTATCAAGTTTCGGATTTCACTCAGTTTGTGTACATGACATCCGTCGTATGGCTCTTTGCAGTTATAAAGTCTGTTATACACATACAGAGTTACATATCTTTCATTTATTGGCAAGTCTATAAGCTCATTAATATCTACTTCTTCATAATATTGATTAGATGGAGCCAGAAACCATACACAATTACCTGATTCTTTTACTATCTTTCTCATAATTCCTATAGTTTTAGTTAGACAAGGCCGGCCGTTTCGGAATAAACCGGAACGGCCGTAAATCAGGAAGCTTTAATCTGGTTTATAGGGTTATTAGCCTTTCCATAAATAGCTTCGCCATTAGAGAATATACCCAAACATAGAAGTCTTTCAGAGTATTTTTCATATACAGATTCGAGTTCTTCAGTCAGTTCAGATACGGCTTTTTCTACATTTTTTACAAGGTTCTTAGCTTGCATCTTACAGAATCCGGGATTTTCACTATATTCATAGCTTGACTCAAGCTGTTCAAGAGCTTCGGTTTCATTATAGCATTCAAGGTCGTATTCTGTGCCGTCTATCTCTATATCCCAATCCAGATTTGCATCTGAAAAATAACCGGACCTGATGATAGCTCTTACAGTAACATCAACCCAAAATTTACCGATACTCGCTTTTTTAGTTTTCTCTGAAAACACGCATCCAGGATAGCTCCTTTCTCCGTCATATTTTCTCACAGAATCCCATCCAAGTTCTTCTAGTTCATACGATACATTATCTTTTGTATCCTGATAAGAAAAATCATCTTCGCATGATACCATAAAGATATTGCTAGCATTTGCATTGTAAAAATTAGGTGCACTCATAATTCCTATAGTTTTTAAGTTAGACAATGTTACCGCTATCCGGATAAGAGGATAGCGGTATCATTCACAGAGCAAGCTTTAACTGTACATATTGCGGTACATGTTTTTGCTCATAGGAAACAGGCTCCGGTTGTTTGTATTCCATATCTGCAATAGCTTTCATAAACTCTTTTCTGGATATTTCTTCTCCGTTGTGGCAATATTCTACATGCGAAGCATTATAATGACGCGTATAGTATCTTCCAGACCGGTACGTATAACCGTTATAAGTATATTCCTTGTATCTCCATAAGCTGCGCCACCATGTCAATCCCCATGAACGAGACCATGCTTCTGCAGCTTTTTCTGAGTTGTCATACGTTTTTCCGTAGCGTTGAGCCATGCTTTTAAATTCTTTTAGTGTCATAATTCCTATAGTTTTAAGTTAGTGAAGCTGGCCAGGAAGTGATAAAACCTCCCAGCCATAGTTCATGCTACATTAGCGTTTATTGAATCTTTTATCCGGATTTCTGTCATAGTATTGAGATCAAAGATGGCCAGCTGGTCATTTTCTATGCCTAACTGAATAGCTTTTTCACGGTCATTTACAACCAGCGTAGCGTCATAATAATATAAGCCTGACTGATCATCGTACCATCCGCCGATAGCATTTGCTTTCCCGGCTTTTATGGCTTCCAATACAGAAGCTATACCAGACTCACCAAACGAGTTTTGCGTGTCTCGTATGGCAACGGCATAGCCAGATGTAACCGGCTGCAAAGTTTCTGCATTGATAGTAAATCCGGCAGCATTCATAGCTGCAATTGCTGCAATAAGTTTAATACTTGCGTTCATAATTCCTGTAGTTTTAAGTTAGTAAATCAAGTTCATGTATCCCCGATTAAAGAGATACACGATACCAGTTAGTTTTTGTAGAAAAACTTTTCGCCTGGTTTTCTGCCTATCCTGTAACCCAGATAGGCCAGACTGATCATCATTAATATTTCCATATTCATACAGGATTAAAAGTTCGCAGGCTGCATACCGGCAAAGGTGTGCAGCCTGATAGCATCATTTACGCAGATAGTTTTTTAATAGTCTGCATATAGTCAGACTATCCGTATTAATGTGTAGAAACGCACCGCAAAACTTTAGTTGCACATGATCTTCACACATTTCCAGAAGTTCAGCTAATTTTTCTGAGTTCATACGTGTTTTATCTACAGTTACTCTATATTCTTTCATAATTCAAAAGTTTTTAGTTATACATAGAAGAAGTGCCATGCACCCGAAAGCGCATAGCACTACATAGGTAGGGGTTTTCCGTACCACCCCCGAAGCTGGTTATCGGTACACCCGTGCATACCCGCCTATATGTACCATGATACACTATTTGCATAGCGTTCACGGATACACTTTTCGCATAGACGACCTTTGCAAGTGCACCGCCATACAGACACACGTGTCCGCATGGTGCGTTTAGTGCATAGACCTGGATACACGTATCCTGTCCCGTCCCATACATACGCTAGAACAGTATGGATCTTTTCCGGTTAACTATTCCGGCATACACCCAAGTTTGAACAGGGCATAGCACACCCGTACATGAATCCATACGGACACGGCGCACCCTGACTTACCGTTCAACACGTTGCAGGGCACACCGCACCCATACGGGTACAGTTATGCCATAGAATTATGAATTATGATTTCGCGGCCCTGGATACCGTCGGCCTCTGGGACCGGATGACTGCAGGCGCACACGTGCGCCCCTATATGCAACAGTAGCACACGTGCCGCCGTATTACATAGGTAGGTATCTTTTTTGCCGGCCGTATGAAATAGAATATATTTTTGTGGGTGTCCGGGAGTCGGACCCGGACGAATACCATACACCCGCCGCGGCTTATGCCGCTTTGAAAAACTCTTCAGCAAGCTGCAAAAGAATGTTTTCGGGCACGTCTTTATATTTGTCCCGGAGTTCTTTTGCCTTTTCCGCTATCTGTGTAGCGCGTTTTTCCGCTATTTGTTTAGCACGTTTTTCCGCTTTATTTGCGGCTTTTTCCTTTGCTTTTTCCGCTTTGTTATCCTCTTTATTAAATAAATCCGCGTACATTTGCTCAATTCTTTCCGTTTCTTTCTTCAGCTTTAGAGATGACTCTAAAGAATAGAAAAAATCACGAATAGTGAAACGTATTGGGATATATTCATAGAAGGCGTTCCCTATTTTTACCTGTTTGTATTCGCAAAACTCAATATTATTTTTATCTGTAATTTTGCGAAGCTTGCAAAAGACGTTTCTTTCCGAATAGTCATACAGGCCGCAAAGGTCCGAAAGCTCAAGCTTTTTTGTTATCCCGTACATGTTTAGAAGTTCCATAATTGCCGGATCTTTCCGGTTTTTATTGATAGCGTTCAAAACCGCAAACGGGCTTAACATTTCGTTTGTCAACACGTTGATAGCTTCTTTCTTTACATTTGCTTTAGATACATTTGTCTTCATAAGTCCATAATTTTAAGTTAGTAATAGTAACGGGTATCGACTATGCACGACCCGGGAGAACATAGTTCACCCGTTAGGCTACCTTTCGGCTCCTTTCCCGCTATCAATATATTACTATCTCATACGGATATTATTGTTACAGACTAACCGCGCCGCGTGTACTTTGTTCCGGTTGCTTTCGTGTGTGGCTGGCAAACTATGCAAGCCGGGAAAGTATCAAACTATGACAGTGAACAGGATCACCAGCCGGAACGCGGATCACGTTTATACGGTATTTTTCAAAGAACGTTTTTTTCTTTCTGGATATTTTCGGGAACGGAAAGAAAAACGTATCTTTGTTTTGCGACAAACGAAGAAAGTTTTATCTTTCTTTTTCCCGGGCGGGTGTTCCTGTAATACCCGCTTTTTTTTATACCTTGAAAGAACGTTTGCCGGGCTTTGGGAAGCCCCGGCGGCTTCTTGTAATCTTTGTTTTTTGATTACACTACAAAGGTACATAACATTCTTTAATCCGCAAATAAGTACACAAAATTCTTTACTTATTTAACCGTTATTTACTATTCGAACTAAAACGAAAGGTTTATTTACATTTTCCTTGCTTCCTGGTGTCGTTCCTCCATGGTGAGGAACGACACCAGCGGACACCAGCGGACACCAGCGGACACCAGCGGACACCAGCGGACACCAGCGGACAC